TAGTTGACGGCGAGAATATTTTACACCAAAGTTTTCACAAATTTGAAAAACTTAAGTCTACTGATGGAAAACCAAGTGGAGCAATATTCGGATTTTTTAGATCATTACATGGGTTCTTACATAGGTGGGACCCAGATGAGGTTATTATAACTTTTGATAATGGACACTCTCCTTATAGAGATGCTTTGTTACCAGATTATAAGGGACATAGGAAAAATATTTCAGTAGATTATGAATCTCTTCAATCTCAAAAACGTATTATTATGGGTATGCTTAAGCTCCTAAGAATTAAATATGTTTTTGATAAGCATAATTCTACTAAATATGAAGGAGATGATTTCTTAGCATACCTAGTTTTAAATAAAAAACCCACTGAGAAGGTAATCATAATATCATCCGATAAGGACTTTAATCAACTTATCGGTAAAGACGTAAAGATAAACAATCCAAGAAAAGATGAGATGATTCATCAGGGTAATTGTAAGGAACTATTCGGATATTCTCCTGAAGAAACAGTAGATTACCTTTCAATGGTGGGGGATACTTCGGATGATATTAAAGGTATACCGGGTATTGGTCCTGTAAAAGCTAGGAAAATATTGGACGAATATGGTACTTTGGATAAATTTCTAGAGCATCATCATCAAACTTCTCATGTAGAGATTGCAGAAAGGAATAAGAAGCTTATAGATTTAAGATTATTTCAAAAAGAAGTACCATTATCCAAGTTACCTATGAAAAAGTTTGCTAATAAGGAGATAAAATACAAGAAATTCAAAGAAGTCTGTATCGAATACTCTTTAGCATCCTTTATGACAAATGAATTTATGAAACCATTTAAAGATTTGTTATCATGAAAAGAATTATGTTTGTAGGGCCAAGTGGAATAGGAAAAACCACTTTGGCAAAGTTCATAGAAACCAAATATGGTATACCCTTTATATCTGGTAGTATGTCAGATTTAATGCCAGATACAAAAGAGATGCATCATGCTGAGTTTTTACACCAAGAATGTGGAGAACTCATAAACAAGGATTATCAATTGTTGAATCTGAGAAATAAGCTTTTCAAGGATAAAGAAACTTTTGTAACAGACCGTAGTTATGTAGATTTAGCAGCTTATTTCATATATAAACAATCTACTAATATCCCCGAATGTGAAGTAGATGCTTTCTTAGATATATGCAAAGATCTTACAGTTCAACAATGTGATTTATTAATATACCTTCCCTTGAGTATGTACCATATGAAAGAATGGCCAATGGAAGACAATAAGAAGAGAATCATAAATAGATATTATCAGGCTCAGATGTCAGATATAATGGGTAACCTGTTAACTCAGTGGAGTACTTTAAGTGTAATAGGGAGTACTTTAAGTGTAATAGATAATATATTAGTAGTACCCCAATTAGATTTCTACGACAGAATACACATGATAATGTCAAGATTGGATTAATATGAAGAAACAAGTAATAGCAATAGTCTTCTCAGATTTACATCTTAATATATATGCTAAGTTCAATGAAGACAATAAAAGAACCCTGAATCATTTCAGGGTTTTGTCGATTATACAAGAGAAATGTAAAGAGTATGATTGCCCAGCACTATTCTGTGGAGATTTCTTTCATAAGCCAGAAACTATGGACCAAGATCTTATGGAATTGACCTATGAGAAATTTAAGGAATTAGAGTTAAGAGAAAACCAGGTAGAGATATTTTCTATATCAGGAAATCACGACTTGAAGAAAGTTAGCTTTATAGGTAATAAACCCTTTTCATGGGTTAAGTTTTTAGAACAATTTGGGATAGTGAACTTAGATTATGGTAAAAGATTGCTAGGTATGAATGCAGTAGTATACGGTATACCCTATATAGATCACAATGTAGGTTTATCTGAATATCTGAAAAATATAAAGCTTGATAAGGATGCTGATAATATCCTTATGCTTCATACTGATTATCCTGGAGCAAAAGATACGGATGGCAGAGAAATTGATTCAGTAGAAAATCTAAATCTGAATGTACTGAATAGGTTTGATTTAATTATTTGTGGTCATATACACAAACCACAAAGATTATCAAAGAAGGTTTATATGATTGGTGCTCCTTTACAACAAAGAAGAACCGATAAAGATTGTAAACTGGGATATTGGAAACTTTATTCGGATTTATCTATGGAATTTATAGAACTGAAAGGATTCCCAAAATTCGTAGATGTTGAATCCGAAGATGAAATTAAGGATGATGGCAATTATTATACCATTTTACCCAAGAAAACTAGTATTCAAGTAAATACAAACCATAAGATTACTAAGCAAGTTTCTAAGAAAACTCTAGCAAAAAGATACTTAAGGGAAAAAGGTATAAAGGATGATGCTAAGAAACAACTTTTAATTGACACTTTAAATAAAGCTGAATCATGTTAACATTCACAAGGTTAAATATACAGGGATTTTGTTCTATAGATTCCTTCAGTTTACAATTAAACCAAGATTGTACAGTTCTTATAAAAGCCCCAAATGGTTTTGGGAAATCAACTCTACTGAATGCCTTAGTATGGGCATTATATGGGAAAAACATAAAGGGAGTATCTGAAGTAAATACCTGGAAAGAATACCAACCCAAAGATTATAAAGGTACCATGGTAGAAGTATTTTTTCAGAAAAACCAGGATTCATATAAGGTAATCAGATGTCAAAAATTTAAAGATTACCTAGAGGATGGTGCTAAAGGAAATGATAGACTTATCATCATTAAAAATGCCGAGATTATTAATATCAAGGGTAAGAATGAATTACAGAATGCCATCAATAAAGAACTAGGATTATCCTATCTGTTATTCATGAACTCAATTATGTTCGGTCAGGGTATTAAGAGATTAATCCAAGAATCTAATTCGGATAAGAAAAAGCTTTTTGAGGAAGTATTCGATTTAGAATACCTAAATTTAGCAAAGGGTATAGCTAATCAAGATAAGGCAGTTATCTTAAATGAGATTAATCAATTAGAATCCGAATCCCTTTCACTAAAGAAAGAATTAGAGGCCAATAAAGAAGCTTACTTCGATTTGAGGTCAAGGGAGAAATCCTTTAAGAAAGATCTCAGAGAAAAATCTAGGAAACTAAAGGAAGAACGGAAAGACCTAACTGCGTTACTTATTGCAAAACAAAAACATATTTCAGATGAGGTGGATGTAGCAATAGAACAAAAGGTAAGAAATCAAACCAAAGCAGTACAAGAGATAAAGAATCGAATTAAGATAAACAAGGAAACTCTAAGTACTCCCTTAAATGAACTGGTGGATGAGTCCATAGAATTAATAAAGAATAAACAATATAAGAAAGCATTGAAAATGCTTACTCCCATCAGTAAAGCATTTAAAGAAAGGGAAGAACTTCAAAACTTATATGAAGAATCAATAGAGAGGTTAGATGAATTAGAATCTAACTGCAGTAAGTATAAGACTCTAGTTAAAGAATGTTCCGATATTGCTTCAGATTTGGCAGATATAGACCAGGAAATAAAAGACCTTAAGAATCAGAAACTAAAGGTAATGTCTACTAAATACAAAGAAAGACTAAAAAAGATTCGTAAGGATTTAAGAAAGGTAGATGAAGATTACCATAACAGAGAACTAGAGTTAGAGAATTATAATTGGTTGATAAATGACCCTCTTGGTAATAATGGGATCAAGGCATATCTATTTGATTCATCCCTACATTTATTAAATCGTACTCTAGCTAGTTATTCAGAAGTATTGGGTTTTAAAATTGAGTTTAATATCGACCTCAATTCAACTAGAAAGGATTTTGTTACCCTTATAGAAAGGGATAATCACATTATTGATTATGATGAACTATCAGGAGGTGAAAAACAAGTATGTAATCTATGTATGGCTTTCGCAATGCATGAAGCTTTGACTGCAAGTAAGGGTATTAATCTGGCATTCTTAGATGAAGTATTTGAATCTCTAAGTTCTGATAACATAGAATTGGTAATAAACCTAATAAAACACATATTCAACGGTAAATCATTATTTTTAATAACACATCACGACTCATTACCTTTATCAAATACTAAGATCCTGCAAGTAGAGAAAATCAAGGGCCTTAGTTATTATAAACCACTATGATCCATAAACAATACAATGAAATTATGGCAAATAGTAAGAAAAAGGGCTCAAGATTTGAACTCAAAGTCTCAAAATGGTTTACGGAATGGACTTCTTTCAAATTCGGCAGAACACCTTACTCTGGTGCAAATCATCAGAGTAGGGATTTGTCTTCGGATATTATGTGTCAGGATGAAAGACATGCCCATAGATGTAAAATCTCGGTAGAATGTAAAAACTACAAAGACATCAAATTCGAACATGTATTATTGGGTAATAAATCCTGTGATATATTAAAATTCTGGGAACAAGCAAGTAAAGATGCTAAAAGGGCAAAGAAAGTACCCATCTTATGTATGAGATACAATTCAATGCCTGCAAATGAGTTTTTCTTTGTAGTAGATTATAAACTCGGTAGTATTATAGCTCAGTACATTACTAAGTCCATGTATATTCAAGTTCCCGGTAATACTCTTATGGTATTCATGGCTAGTGAAATATTAAAAGTACCGTACAAGATGATTCACAAACAAGCTAAGTTAATCGTAAAAAATCAGTAATATGAAAAAACGTATCCCATACTCCTATGTAATCTTCTACCTAGAAAGAAAGTATTATCACCTTATCGAGAAAGAGTTAAAAGAAAAGGGATACGAAAATATCAAGGTTATTATCCCAACTCTAGATATACTTAAGAGAACAGTAAAGGGTAAGATGGTATTTGAATCTGTTCCTATACTTTTCAATTATGGTTTTATGAGAATGCCCACAGAGAATGCTTTCTCAAGGCCTTTTTTAAATAAACTAAAACGAAATATCTCAGGTATAAGAACCTTTCTTAAATCTACTGAAACAATGCACGAAAGAAAAAAGAAGGTACGCATAGATAATGCTGAAGACTTCGATGATTTTTCATTAGTTGCAACTTGTTCTAGAAAAGATGTAAGAAGGTTCATAAGATTAGCAAAAGCAAATAAGAAATATTCTGTTGATGATCTTATGAATGTAAAACCGGGTGATTACATCGTTTTAAAAGGGTATCCCTATGAAGGTATAGATGCTACAGTATTAGACGTAAATTACTCAAATAGAACAGTAAAAGTACTAATTTACCCAGAACATGGTAAAATGGAAGTAACTCTTGATTTTGATAGTGTTCTTTACAGTGTATATCAGGATTCAGACCCAGATAAATTACATTGTAATAACTTTGACTATGACCCAAATTCTATTACTTCTGAAAAGATAGAAGAGAACATTAATAAAAGGAGGCGTTAATATGAATGAATACCAAAAGAAAGCATGGGACTGTTTGACTCCAACCGAGCAGCAGTCCCTTTTTCTTCAGTTATCAGAGAGTAAATCCTCTTGGGAAGCTGGAGAGATATTAAAATTATCTCATTATAAGTACCTAGAAATAAAAGAAAGGTCTGAAAAGTTCTTCCGATTATTTTTGGATTTCTTCGAAATACATGAGTCAATATTTAGACCAGATTGCCCATGTGAAAGAAACTTCCAGGATTATATCGAGGCTTGCATAGAAAAAAGGATGAAAAGGAAAGAGGCTCTACTAAATACTGGAGATGCCTCCCAATTAGTTCCTAAGGTAAATACTCGTAATCTAGAAAGAAATATAAGAAGACTACAAGGTTCAGATAATGAATGGGATAAACATTCTCTAGGTTTGATATTAGAATTCGATAGATGGAATAACTTTAGGATATTACCCAGGCAAGTACAGCAACCCTCTGCTTTCAAAAGAAGAGCCAATAAGAAAGAAAAGATTTATATCAACTACTTATTAGAGAAAGTACCAGAATGGGTTCATACTAAACTAAGAGAAAGGTTTAAGTATAAGGTAAAGCCTAGTATAAAGAAATGGTGGGTATGTTTAATATCTGAAGATTTATATACTGATGGATATTTATTACTTCCTGTAAGACCCACAGATGAGGTAATGAGGGAATTCAGTAAATTCTACATGTATATATTCGAGGATAAGGATGATGCAGATACATTTGGATTCATGGTATCTAAATTCAATGCCAAGACTACTACTGTAAAACTAGGTCAGAAGTTTTGGCCAGAATATAGATTATGTATCGAAAAGGCTTTGAATTACAATCAGGTAAATAACATGGATTTCAATGTGAAGCAATTGGATATGGCCTATAACACTCACATAAAACGAAAACCAAAGAAGAAACCTCAACCAGGAGCTGCTAGAGTGAAAGAAGACTCCTTCTATTGATCCTCAGCTAATATTAAAATAATAAATAGAATATTTTTTTATATAATATATAAGTATTATATTTGCATCAGAAAATTAATTAGACAAAATTTTAATATAGACAATATGAAGAATACCAACTTAGACATCCGCTTTAACAAAGCAAATAATATCCTCAACCAATTCAGTGATAGCTGGGAGGATGATAAATTGAACCTATTACCTAATTTCCCAAAAATTAAGGATATGGTATCAAACCACATTACTCAAGAGAATTACTTATGGTTAATCACTTATGATTTACCTAATGATCTCTTCGATAAGATTGATAACATGGGATTAGTTCCCTATGAGTATGTAACTCATGAAGAATTAACTCAAACCTATTACAATCAAAGATTTTAAAACTATGGCAAAAAAGAAAAAAGATAAACCAGCTCCATCGAAGGAAAAACAAAATTTCCTAGGAGCTGCAGGTAGAAACATGAAGTACAAGGATCTCAAAAGAAAGGCAGTAATCCTTGGTATGCCTTTTCCTGATGCTTGTGCTGCAGGAGTATTTGATTTAATCAAGTATATCAGTAACTCTACTAACAAACCCGATAAATCCTTAATTGACCAGTATGATGAATGGGCAGATAAACAATTGGAAGCAATTGGTTATGATAAAACTGACCCAATCCGTAATTCAAGATTAAGATTAGGATTCTTAGGAGAAGAGGGAGAAGATGGTATTCGAAAATTAAAAAGAGTACCAGGTATAAAGAAACCCAAAGAAAAGAAACCTCCAAGAGAAAGAGATTCTTTTAATCTAATCAAGGGTACTAAGAAATCCTACTGTTATGAATTAACCGAAAAGGGATTTGACCAAGAGAGAGTAGTAAGGAGAATGAAAAAGAAATTCCCTGATGCTAATGAGAAATCCATTCAACTCTGGTACAGGGCTGCAAAAAGGAAATTAAATGGTAAAACTAGCAAGGGATAATCGGAAAATATACCCAGACTTAATATATGTATGGACTTGGAGGCCTGATGAATATTGGGGATGGACCAAATACCAATATGCAACAGAAAGTAAATACCGAACCGAGAAGTTGTTATATAAAAAACATATATGTGGTTTAGGATTCTTTTCAAGATACCATGCTAGAAGAACCATAACTCTTTTATTAGGAGTAGATGCCAATTTATACATTCATACTATCAAGGGTAAGAATCTTATAAAACAAGGCATAACTGATTTACCCAAGAAAGGTCATCAATCGATATTCTTTAAGGGTAAGCCAACTAAAATACGAAGATTTATCTTTCCTGCTGAAGCAAGAATGGATAAACATAGGAGAAGGCATTTTGTAGTAAGAATGAATAAAATTTATAAGAAACATGGAAGAAGGGCATTCAACAGGGCATACCAAATTGCATTATACGGGTATAGGGATGAATTCTCACCTGAATATCGAAAGCAAAAGAGATTACAGGTCCATTCTGCTATCCTACAGGAGATACAACAAGCTGAGTCAAGGGGAAAAGAACCAATTTAACCTTGATTGCTTGAATCATCCTCCTAGGATTTGGCAAATAGCCCTGTTCCTTACCAAGGTATATCATATTAAGTTTAATCGTATCTTATTCAAAAAGGCCTACGATTTCTTAGATGACTTTGGAGAAGCTTCTCTGAAATTTCAGAATCAGGTTATTATCCCAGATAAATATCTCATAAGAGAATTACAATGGGAACTATGGAAACCTCTATCTGATTATAAAATAAGGAATAAGTATGCTTACTTCATGACCAATAGGAAACTAGATTCAGAAATTTGGGTCTACCCAATAAGATTTTCTGATAACTATGAAACTTCGAAAAAAGGAAAATATCAATCATACACAGAAATGATGGGTAAATTGGGTTTTCCAGGTTTAACTAAAATATCATATAGCGATGAACACTAAATTAGAACAACATGGACCATATAATCCATTTGAGGGCAAATCTTTTAAGATTATGACCTATAATCAAGTGGACCAAGTTATAAACTCTGAAGTAGTTGAAATAACTTCACAGGAACAGTTTAATACCGTTCTAGAAAACATAAAACAATTTAATAATGCACATGAATCTTTGGGACCATTCCTAAAGAAGTATAAAAAGCTTATAACTGAGTGATTAACTATATTCATTAACAAACCATTAAAATTAAACAATTATGGCTAAGAAAAAAGAAACTAAGAAAGTTGAACTTAAAGAAGTATCTAGAGTAGAAATCAACGGTAACATCATCATTACTTACGAAGATGGTTCGGTAAAGATTATTCCGGCTCCAATTATGTTGACTGCTGACCAGGCATCTGAAATCTTCGGTTCAGAAGAAGATGACGAAGAAGAGGAGGAAGAATCGGAAGATGACGAAGATGAAGATGATTCTGAAGAGGATGAGGAAGATGAGGAAGACGAAGATGATTCTGAAGAGGATGAGGAAGACGAAGAAGAATCGGAAGATGATTCCGATGAAGATGAAGAAGACGAGGAGGAAGAAGAGGAAGAACTGACTGGAGAAGCTCTTGCTGAAATGGACTTCGAAGAATTGGAAGATGTTTGCGATGACAAAGACCTTGATACTGATCCAGACGACTTCGATGAAGAAGACATCGAGAAACTCCGTAAAGCAATTGCCAAGGAATTAGGTATTAAATTGCCCGCTAAAAAAGAAGCTAAGGGTAAAGGTAAAAAGGGTAAAAAATAACCCATTTACCTAGCATAAAGGGTAGGGATCATCTCCTACCCTAAAAATTAACTACTATTAGGTTATGTAGAAGTCACAACTTATTTATAACACAACTTTTAAAAACTTATTAAGATTATGGCAAAGAAAAAAGAAGACACCAAGAAAAAGGGTGCTAAGGAAAAAAATCCTGAAAAAGAAGCTAAACGCAAAGCTCGTATGGAAGCTATCAAAAACCGTCCTGCAGGTCAAAGACCGAACGGTAAACAAATCGATGTTATCAAGATTTCTGATAACTCAGAAGTTCAGAACTTCGGTTATGCAATCAAAACAAAGAAAGGTGCTCAGGGAGTATTGGTAACTTCAGTATTGGTAGTAGATGGTGCTCCAGTAAACACATCGGTTGCTTTTGTTCCCGGAGAATTGGCAATTAAGTCAAAGAAAGGACATGGTATTATCACTACTCCGAAGTCAAAGAAAGAAAAAGACACTGACGAGGAAGTAGATGAAGAAGAAACTTCTGAAGAAAACGAAGATTAAACTCCATAACGATTATACATTATATCAATTATCCAAAGCCCATTGCCTCACAAAGGTGATGGGCTTTTTTATTTTCATAACCTATGGTAACCAAAGAGGAGATAAGAAAGAATATACAAATCATTGCACTTAATAATCTGATAGAAGATTATACTTCATTTCTAGAAGTATGCAAAAATCCCTCAGAAAGGGAATTAACAGAAAACATAATATCAGAAGCTAAGGAAATGATTTCAGAATATCAATCCCAAATAAAAAGGCCACAATGGAAAAAAGATCCTTCTCATCCTTAATTTCACAGATTGCTGAAATATACAAGGATATCAAATACTATAAATACCAAGCCCATATATCCTTGCAGCAAAGTAAGATGGGTGAATATAGGAAACACCAAGCCCATATTATGTATCAGAAAAGAAAACTTTATTCTTTATCACAAAGAGTAAAAGATATTCTTAACAATCCAGTTCTAGAAGTGAAATATATATGGGGAAATGAAACTAAAACCAGTATTTTCTCAGGATTAACCCAAAGAGAGATATCTGATTATCTTCATACTTGTGCAATGGTAAAAGGAATTGAATTAAAAATCCTAGAAATCAAGGAAATCCCTACCTTTAATTCGGATTCATTTCTATAGGTAAATATAAACTCATAAATTAATAAGGATATGACAAAGAAAGTAAAACCTGCTAAAAAAGCAAAGAAACCGGCTGATAAGACTCCGGAAATCACAAAAGCTGCAAAGGCTTTGGAAAACTACCTGAAAGAAAATAACCTGGATCCTGCAAAGGATTGGTCAAAGGACAAAACTCACGGTAAGACAGTAAAAGAACTTATGGCAAAACTTAACAAGGAAAGAGATAAAGTTGCTGCCCAATATCCTGAGAAAGACACTGCTAATCAGAAAAAGCTGGTAAAAATGAAAAAGGCTTCTGAAGATGAAAAGAAAGCTAAGAAGGAAGCTAAAGCAAAAGAGAAAAAGGAAAAAGCTAGTTCAGGTAGAACAGCAACTAAATACGATTATCCTTTGGTAGACGGAAGAGAAATGACTTCCGAAGAAAAGAAGAAATATCGCATGGCTCAGAGAAAATTGGCTGCAGGTAAGACTCCAAAAGAATCTAAGCCGAAGGAAGAACCTAAGAAGGAATCCAAAAAGGATAAGCCTTCTAAGAAAGATAAAAAGGCCAAAGATTCTAAGAAGAAAAAGGCCAAAGACGAGGATTAATTTCCATTCTTATATTTGTTTTGTTAGTTATTAGTAGTTTTGGGCCTGGCAATAATTTTTGTCCAGGCCCTTTTTATCTCTAAAGTTATGAAAGAAGAAAAAGAAATATTCAAACCCAAACTGCGTATCACTACACTTTCAGAAAATGGTAACCCTTTATCTGATAGATTAGTAGATGCTTGCACTGAGATGTATGCCGGTCCAAAGGTACAACATAAAGGTCCCATAAGAATAGAAGTAACCCTTGTTAATCAACAAGATATTTCTCAATTCAAAGAATACTTGGATAAATTATCTGGTAACTTACCAATCAAAGAATCTGCAGGTAGAGGAAGACCCTCTAATACTCAATCTAAAGAATTGGAATCCCCAAGAGAAGATATCCTTGCTGATGTAGAAAAGATGGTAAATGAAGGCAAAAGCCAACAGGATATTATTAAGTATCTTAGAGATCTTGGATTTGTATTCATCCTTACAGAGGATTTCCTTTATCATTTCCCGGAATTTAAATTCGATAAGAAAGATGTGGGAGAACCCACCAACAATGGCCAATATCTCGATTCTTATTCATGGATGGCAAGATGTATAAAGAGAGCAAAAGATCCTAAGACAGATAAATTTGACCCTATGATTCTATTTGGGTTCAGTATTCTGCAAGGTCCCTCAAAGAAGATCGTTCCCTATCTGTATAAGGAAAGGAAGAAACCATTTAGGGCTCAGACTGGTAAAAATACTATCTCATTTTCTCAGGCAGAATTCACTAAGTTACCTAAGTATATGTTAGAGGCAGAACGAATTAAATTCTCTACAGAACAAAGGCAATTGCTTATGACTCCGGAGAAGAAACCTTCTAAGTTCTTCTTAAGATGGGCATCAGATGCCATATTCCCCGATTCAATCAAGGAAAAGATGGCTGAGATCTTGAAGAGATAATCCACTACCTACCTCAGCAATATTTGCATATTATATATAAAATTTATATATTTGTATAACGAAATAAATAATAAGAAAAAATGGATGCAGAAACCAAGACGGTTATTAAGAACATTGCCCAAATCCAAGTTGAGGCACTAACTCATATCTCTAAAAATTTAGAGGATACCGATCATTACCTTCTTAAAAAACTTCTTCAGATTGAAGAAGGAGAAATAAGAGGAGTATTAGATAATATGATAAAACTCTATTCAGATATGATAGAATATCCTCAACTTATAAAAACTCTTACAGAGTATCAATTATACGTCTGCTCTCATATCCTATGGAAAATGGAGGAAGAATGGATAACAGATAATTCTCAAGGAGTTTTGGGAGCATGGGCAATCATTCAAAAATATACCAACGTATTACATCCGGAGTTAACACTTTTAAAACTTTAAATTATGGACAGAGAAGAATATCTTGAATCAGTTACCATGAATACTGGTATTAAAATGAATCCAGTAGAATCTTCTAATATAGAAGGTATTGGGTATGACAACAAAAACAAACACTTATGGGTTGCTTTTAAGGGCAACAAAGTTTACCGGTATGATTTAGTTCCCAGAAAAACTTTCGAAGAACTAATGAATGCCGAATCTAAAGGGAGATATCTTAATTCTCATATCAAAGGACAATATGAAGCTACAGGATATGAACTCAAAAACTAAACATATTATTTTTCCGTTTTCCATTCTGGGAGTTACTCTTTTGGGATTCACTATTGCCAACACCAATAGTACCCGGAGGGTAACTCCTCCTTATGTAAAGGAGAGTAGAGAAGATTCTATTAGAAATGTAAAACGGTATGAGGAAAGCAAAAGAAGAGATTCTATATTCTTTGCTAAAGTAGATTCTATAAAGAAACTAAAGGATTCTCTTAGTAATCGGAGATTATACCAATATGCTTTCCTAGTAAGAGTTACTCCAGATAATATAATATTTACCGCAAGGAAATCTGGTTATCAACAAGTAACTTTAGATGCTCATTATACTAAACCCAGAGTATATTACCAAGTATTCACTTCCGATAAACCCTTATCACCGGAGGAAGCTTCTGCTTATGCCGAGAAATATGAACATGATCCCAGTAAGGTAACTATATTAACCGTAGAACAGTATAATCAGAGATATGGTAAATCATCATCTATTTCAGAATACGATATCTTTACTGAAGGTCTAGATTCCTACTATGATGATCCTGAAAACCTAGATGAGAACCCAGATGAAATCTTTGATTTCCTACTCGACTAGGGATCCTCAGCTATTGATAAAATAAAGTAGAATTATTTTTCTATTTAAAAAATAGTTCTTATATTTGCATAGAGAAATTAATTAAGTAACATTTTTAATATAGACAATATGAAAAAAGTAAATTTGAACAAGGTAACCGAGTTAATTAACAACCAAGTATCTAACTCATTGAAGGAAGTCAAGGCTTCTAAAACACAAAAGCCAAAAGAAACTAAAGAATCTAAGGCTAAGGAAGAACCCAAAGCAAAATTGGTAAAAACCACTACCAAGAAAGCTTCTACTAAAAAGGAAGAAGTTGTCAAGGAAGTTGCCAAACAACAGAAACCCAATATCATCGAACAAGTAATCTCCAATCGGGAAGTGAAATACATTTACCCAGATGATGTTACTGATACTCTTTCAAGAAAGAAATGGAGACAACAAACCCGTAATGAACTTCGTAAATTAGAAAGGGAAATGCTCCGAATCCAAGATCATAACTCTAAAGAATACAAGTCTGCCCAAAATAAATATATTACCTTCCAGAAAAAAGTATTGAAGGTAGATGAAGCAGTATAATTAATCCTTTGTTAACCCGGGACTGGGAATCACTTGAGGGCAATCAATATTCCCAGTCCCATATTTATTTTGGTTATGGACTATCGAATATTCTCCGATAAGGAGATGGAAAAACAGGAAAAGGACATGGTAGAACTTCACAAGAGATGTGTAAAGAATTACCTTGTTCAAAGATCTCTCAAACACGGAAAGATTAAAAAATTCTTTATCGTATACGATTATTATCTAGGCACTGAGAATATAAGAAATTACTTTTTCAGGCCTATAGATATGTTCGTAAGGTTTTTATTGTTGGGTAAACTTGAAGAAATAGAAGACTATGTCAAAGCTGATTCTAGAAAGAAGAAAAGAAAACATAAGAGAAATAAAAGTATGGTATCTTCAGAGTCAAAAACTATACGAAGAAAAAATGGTAGAGATAAATAAGACCAGCAAGGTTTTATTCTCTGGGCCAGTATCTTCTATGGTTGCTTGTTGGAGAAATGCTTTACTCTTGGTAAGAAGATCTTATAGGATATCGAAAGATTCTAGAATTTCTTTAAGAAACCTTCAACATAATACTAGGGATATTAATGCAGTAAATGACTTAGAATTAGGTCAAGGTGTTAAATTTATAATCATTGAATTATGTTTCGAGAAATAGTAAAAGATGTATATATCGGTAAATCACAACTGGGGATCTGGGTAAATGGGAAAAGGGTCCCCAAAGAAACTCTGGTAAAGGATATTGCCTTACCAACCCTACTGGGAAATAAATTGCCAGATTATGGTACCATAGGAAATTTTACCCAGTGGGAATTCGAAGTTAACCCAGGAGGCAATCACAAATTATTTATCACAGGTATACCCAAGAAAACTTATGACTTGGATTTATACCGATTAAAAGGGAGATTATGGTCATCCTATTACGAGGATGATAAAAGGGGATACTTATTTCAGGTATTACCCTATGATGTTAAACACCTAGAAACAGAGATATAATATAATGGAAACAAAAGATTACGTAAAGATATTTAGACTAGATCAAGAGAACTTCCAATTTAATAGAGGAGAGTTTATGAATAAAATGGGAGAAGATTTACTAGAAGTATGCCAAAAGCAACAAAAGATAAACCCAGCAACTGGTCACATATATTATTCAGATTTTAAAAAGGTAGTAAAACACTTCGAGGATAAATTTAATGAAATCAGTCGGCAAAGTATAAGACCTTTATCCCAGAATTTATGGAAGGCATTCTTTGCAACTCAGGTAGTGCCCCTAAGAAAACTCTGGTACCCAGAAACACAAAAAAGGATAGAGGAAATGAAAAATAACTCTAGTGAACAAGACAAAAAATCCTCGAGAGGTAAAAAAGGCGATTATGGCAAAGGAAATCGTTGACCTTCATGGCAATATTTTTAAGGTAATTAAAGGTTGGGAATTTTATAACAAGGTTCCCAACCTTGAAGGAAATTATACCTGGATATTTACTAGGGATAGGATTACCGATACTCAATTCATTTTGGCTTTAAATGAAGAACTCAATATAGCAGTTGGTTATTGGTATTCTAATATTTATCAACTATACGTAGCTCGTCCTCTTAAAAGGATTGGATACGATGAATCTAAGGATATAAGAAAAGAATATTTGTATAATGGCAAAAGACAACATAAAAAGATTTCCTAGACCTATGGGAACTACTGCAATGGCAGCAGAATACCAAAAGAGTCAGAATCTTGAAGATTTACAAAAGGTATACAACTACATTATCAATCACTGGTTGATGGGTAATGGTATGCTATGTGGGATTATGTATGATATTAATACCTTCTCAACAAAAACAGGTATAGATATCAATTACATACGAGTATTTATGAGAGATAGGTTATTACAATCTAAGCTCTGGGATAAAGAAAGACAGGAAGAAATGCTACAAGCTCTATTGGGAGAACAAGTAGCATGGGCTTTAGAGGATAGAATGGAAATCTCCCATCAGGTAAATATCCTAAGAGAATCTCAGGGAGGGCATTACACTCCATTCATATCGGCTGAATTGAATAAAGCTCTTAAGATGAAACTGGATTCTTCTACTTCATTACAGTCTATCATACGTACATTTATGGGTGGAGGAACTACCAATATCTTTAATCAATTTGGAGATACCCAGAATAATCAATTAAATCAGAACCAGGGTATATCAATAGAGGAAGCCAGAAAGATTATCCTAGAATCTCAAAAGATAATGGACAAGCCACAGGAAGCCAAATTATTGGCAGATCACTATGATTTATCTTCTTTACCCGAGGTAGTTGCTACTAAGCAAGAGGGAATTGATACTACCAAAGAGGGCCTTACTTTGAATACTGCAGAGATGAGGCAAATTACCGATGATTACAAGGGAGCTATGGAACTCTCTTCAAGAGAACACCATGAATTAAGAAGAGAGATAGAAGCTAACATAGATCCCGAGGATCCAGACCCAGAGATAGATATGTATTTAGATGAAAAGCAATATGAAGAAAAAGAGCCTACATCAATAGCTGAACAATTCCTCAACAGGTAATCGAGGTTTATTGCATAATTAAAATATTGTTCTTAAATTTGCATCAAAATAAATAATAACTTAAATTTGCATCAAAATAAATAATAAGATTATGGATAAAACCACATTAAAACAGCTTAAACCAGGTACACTATTCAGATTAAAAGATTCTGAATCCAGTCCAGTATGGGTAAGGGATCATTATGATAGGTCTTCTAAAACTTATGCTTGCCATAAATACGAAGACTACAATCATGAAGCTTTCTTCAAAGGAACCAGAACAGTATTCATTAATTTTACATATTAGACATTATGAACATTATGAACATCAAAAACCTATTCAACAGATTTCGTAAACGGGAACCAGAGTTAAGTTATTCCCTGAATCTAATCTACCTAGAAGATACTAAGGTAGTATTCAATCAGAATATACAATGTGCTAAAGACCTAGAGAATTACCTATCTGCCTATATGAGACTATTTGGCATGTATTCAGATAAGCCTTATGTACTAATCTATCAGGAATACAAAAGCAGATACTGGGTATATGACAAAGAACCTTACCTATTATACTACAAGGTACCCCTTATAGTTAACCTTAGTAGAAAGCTATCAGGTAAATCAGACATGGTAATAACCAAAGAAAAATACCAAGCTGCTAAGGATTTAGTTCCAGCCCATGAAGTATCTGATAGATTCAAGATACCAGAATATATTACGGGAGTCTTTACAGATATCTGGTATAAATGCCAAGGATATATGGATACAGACCATGTCAGTTTAGAGGAGATACTAGAGCTGATGCAGCACAATTGGTTAAAGGAATTTGAATTGCTGGTATTCAAGAGGAATTACGATACAGATATGTTATTCCTTAATCATTCTCTTACCTATATCTTGGACCAGACAGAAGAAGAGGGCCGAAGAATATGTATTCAAAACATTATCGAACGTAACATAAATCAAGAAAATCAAGATGAAAACGAAACAATTTAACGTAAGCCAGTCTAGAATATATCCAGATATCAGGGATAAATATCTGGATTATATGGGAGAACAATATAATATGTTCATTTCGGATGATACTCTAAAGAATGATCTCAGAGAAATCCTTCGAAAGGGTACTAATAAAACTATCCATTTCAATATCCTAGAAAAGAACTCAGATCTCTTGGTATTTGAAACCTCTGAATACAGTAAGCTATTAGAGTTCACTAACCATTATCTCTGGATATTCAGGCTAGTAAACGATAAATGGAATTTAATCCGATACAGAGTATAAATTCGAAAGGCAGACTAATCATCTGCCTTTCTTAGCGTTTACACACATCCTCAGCTTAGTATTCCAGAATTTGCATATATAATTTAAAGTAATTATATTTGTATCAGAAAAAGAAATCAATAACATTTTTAAAATTTAGACTTATGAAAAATAATGAAACCTTCCAAACCACACAACATCTAGACAAGTTAGTTACTAACCTAGGTCTTCAAATCCAAGAATTATTTTCCTTAGACTTAGAGGAAATCCTAGATTACAGCAACAATCTAATGAATCTATTAGTTAATGCCTACGTTGAAAACCAATGCTTAGCATTATCTGCAATGATATCTAAACAGGATGGATTTGCAATATACTCTTTCTTATTTCAAACTCCCGATACTTCTAATGGTGCTGCAGATGCTATGGTAAACTTTGCCATGAACTTCACTGATGGAGAAGCTAATATCAAATCTATCAACCGTATATCTTCAAACATAATGCAAATTACCTTTACAGTATGACACCCATAAGAAGACTTTTAAATATCATACAATTTGATCTAGCCGAGAAACTAAACTTGGCTAGATTAAGATGGTACCATCTTAATCATCAGGACCAATATCTTCAATCAGTAATCTATGGTAATCCTGATAATTGTACCTTGTTCAGACTAAGGGGAGTACTTACTAATTTGCTTAGAGCTAACTTCTTAAGTTACTACATATTAGCAGATACTCCTGAATCTCTATCTATTTCAATACAAGGTAATGCTATCATTACATTTGTGATAACTAAAGACAATTACATAACTTTTACAATAACGAAATTATGAGCACAACTCCATACCCAGGTCCAGATGAAGTAATTATACCATCTCGTATATATTTCGATGAAGGTAAGAGAATAGATGTTAAAGTATGGCCTAAGACCATTCAATTAACAGGTCCCACTAAGGATTTAAACAAGGTATTCAAAACCCTTGAAGAATATGATGATTGGTGGCATCAGTTTAAGAAAAAGAATCCAGATGCCTTCCGTAAAGATGCGAAATATGTAAAATCCATTAATGGCCTCTTCCTTATCCAGAAAAGGCTCTATCAGATACCCAATAGAAGCCTCAGCTAAGTAATCAGGGATATTGCATATTTAAAAATAAAGTATTAAATTTGCATCAGAGAAAAGAAATATATTATTCATTTAAAATTTAGGCAGTCATGAACTTGAACAACATTACAACAGCCCTTAAAACCGGTATCACAATTTACCAATACGAACAATGGCAAAATACTGGTTCAGTCAACCTAATGCAAAAGGAATCTCATATGCTTTCCAAGGTTTGGCTTAAGACAAATATCCATAACCCAGATTCTTTGGATAAACCATTTATCCAACTCTCTGCTACTTTTACTTCAGAATTCGATATCCAAGAATATAATGAATGGCTAAATGCTAACCAGTACAAGTTATATCCATTGCTATTGGATATTCTTAAGATATCACTAAAGGATAATTTCTACAATTACTCCAATGCTTCTAATATTCATTACGAAGGAGGGAAATTCCCAAGTATGCTTACCATTCAATTATTTAACTTAGAATTCTAATGTCATGAAACTAACAATAACAACCCTAGTAATCGTAGAAGGCTCTTATATCCAAGGAATTTTCCATTCCTTGGAAGAGCATCCAGGTAAAGCTTACCAAGAACTGGTAGACCAAGTAGAAAACGAATATGGTTATGATGCCGATAAAGACCATGTACCATTACATTTCAAAACTATCCAAGACATAGAGAATTACTTTGAACTTGTACACATAGAGACTCAAGAACTTACAGCAAACGGATTATAAAACTAATTTGTAACGAATTATGAGAACAGCATTATATTACATAGGAATAGGGCTTATTTTAGTCCTATTCCTTAATTCCTCAGGGCCTAACTTAGATACCTTCATACCAGGTAACCCATGGGAACATTATTGCAAATATGAATTGCACAAGCATCCATTCCATACTAATGAGAAGGAATATAACTATTTCCTTGATACTTTTACTAGCACGGATAAATATGAACAAATAATGGAGATATATGCTAACCCAAGGTAGATTTCTAATTTCATATCAAATATTCGATAATATACAGGTAAATAATATCGGACAAACGCATGTACGTGAAATACTAAAGGATACTCAAGCCTTTACCATCAATTATCGAACAGAACAAATAAGAGATTACCTCAGATATCCTGGGGAGGAACTGATACCAGAACATCTACATATGATTAATGCCCTGAAGGAAATCCAGAACTATTGGGATCTTACTTCAGAAAAAGTCATCATAACAGATATCATACCCATTCCTCAGCCAGGATAACCATGATTTGCATATATAATTTAAAGTGCTTATATTTGCAGAGTAAAATTTAATTATTAACTATTTAAAATTTTAGATTTATGAAAAATAATGAATTATTAAAAAAGTATGCCGGTATCTCAACCCGTATCCGCAGAATCTTTGCTTATCACTACGACCAAATCCAACGGGAAGTACAAACAGAGATTTCAACCCTTAACCCAGAATTACAGGGACAATTCATGGACTTAGTCGTTGAATACATGGAAGAATCCATTAACTGGCCCGATCCCGATGACCAAGAAACATTCGAAAAACAATTACTCGGATAATGCCATGAAAACAATTGCCTACATCATGAGTACCTATCACATAGGTACTCATGACTTAGATATCAGTGATGTACTCAAATCCTATATCATTGCCCGATACTATGGATGGGAACCAAAAGAGGAAGACCTAGAGGAAATCATTTCCAATACACCTTATCTCAATTTCAACGTAGATGATGCTATCTACGAAATCCTAACAATGCCAAGAGAAGAAATAACCATCTAAAACAAAGAACTTATGAAAACATTAGAAAATATCCAAGACCTTAAGAAATTACTTCTTAATCCCTATACCATTTATACTTATGACTATGCTGGTGGATTCATTATTAATGACACTATCGACTACATCGAGATTTACGAAATCGAGATAGAAGACGAACCCTTTGACGAGTTCCTTGGTAATATTATTACCTATGCTTCAGAGAATGACTTATTCGAAAACTTGAGAGAAAATCTTATTCGCATGGATTTAACCAAAGGTGCTGATGACCAATACTATGATTATTCTCCTTCTCAGGTAGAGGCTATCCTATTCGGAATCCTTCAATTAACTCCAGAACACCAAGATATAATCGTAATTGATCTCAAAAAACACCTAAAATCCTTTATTCAAGACAAAGACCAAGCGGAAGAGATGATAACCCAATATACCTGTTATTACAATGCCATCAAGAGATGGGAATCCAATCACAAGGAAACAGAAATCCTTCATCAACTTGAGATATCAAACCTACTCGAACAATTAAAAAATAACTAAAACAATGAAAACAACAAATCCTTCATCAAGAATCACAATCAGTCAGAATGGTAATCAAATACTAACCTGCAAAGTATACAAAGAGCCCAACTATATATTATCTATGTCCAATGAAGAAATATTAGAATTCATCTCTGGACTAGACTATATGGGTAACATACCAACGGTACCAGACCTAGAGAAACCAATAGAAATCCAAGTCTCAACCACCCGACAAATACCCTTAGAACAAAACAAAGAAGTCCAAACCAAAATCAAAGAGATAATATACAATAACCTCTATGATACTCTAATAGATGAACTAAAGGGTACCATCTCTAGATTCCAAGCCCAGTATAACATCCAAGAGATAAACCCATACCTACAGGATATACTTCAGAACCCAGAAGATCTAGTATCCCTCTCCCAACACCACAAAAGATAAATAAAAAGAATACCTAGAGCCCAGAAAACTCTAGGTATTTCTGTGTACACAAACCAAGTATATAATCAATTACCTCCCAAAACAAAATAAAACCAAGTATACAGATACTAGGTACACAACCCACCTAACCCACTCCCAACAAAGAAATATACAAATAATATATAACAAGGTATACAATAAACCTACCTATATCATATACACAATCTGAATATACAGATATCACTAACTAAGATACAAATCCCCTATATCACAATCAATATATAATAATACATATAACTAATACTAATATACCTTTCTTAGGCTCTTGGTTTATTCTTTTCTGTGTACCGACGGGGGTTTTTCGAAAAAGTCAGGAACATACCCATTTGGCTGCCAGTCACTATACCAAACACTATAGCTCTCAAAATTTAAAGTACTAAATCCTTGAGGCCCCAAAGGCCATTTTAGGCAATAAAATCACCATACATGGCCCCTCAAATCACAGAAAAGCAAAAAGTACACTCTGGCAATAGTTTTTGAGATACGTATATGAGCCTTTTTGACACGTAGCTATTTTAGTAACGCCTATATATAATATACTAATATGGGTGGGATTTAGATACGTATGTATTTTAGCTTCACACGTGTAATTGAAAAGTGTTCTGTTTGGCTAGTTTGTGTAATCTAGGATTTAGGTTGTGATTTTGTGTACCTAGACTCGGATTTTAATTGCCAAGAGGCTAGGATTTATATAAAAATTGTGTACCTAGAGGGGCCATTTTAGGTTAGGATTTTATAAAACTAGGTACACAATTTATGCCATAAATGGCCTCGGATTTAATAATCCTATAGGCAATCAAGGGGCCCATTTTAATTACCATCCTAGTAATATTGTTGTTAATTGCATAAGTATTTATATTATGGTTATTTTAGATAATTCTAGGACATTAGGGGCCTTCGAAAGGCAAACTGGGATATTGCATAATTAAAAATAAAGTATTAAATTTGCATCAGAGAAAAGAAATATATTAATCATTTAAAATTTTAAAGTTATGTTTACTATTCAATCAAATTCAATCCAAACTATTAAAGAGAATATTATGACCTACTTTAACGGTACCCTCCAAGAATTTACCTACTTACATGAACAAGTAACCGAAATCTCTAACCCGGATGAATCTTACTTAGGTACTCTTAACTTATTCTTCAAAGAACCTGTTACATCAAACGATGAACAAACCTATTTCAAAGAATCCGATGCTTTTGAACAATACGTTAAGGATTACATTAACAATAACATTATCCAACTTCAAGAACTAAACGGTAACGGGCATTACATTGCTAACGATAACGGAGATACCATCCAGGTACATTTCAACGATTACTCTCTTTTCATTATCATTACTCTAACTGGTCAGTACTAATACCTACCTTTATCGAATACTAACCCTATAATACATATATCACAATGGAAACCAATTTCGAATACCTAGCCAAGATTCTCAAGGATGATGCCATTGACACCTGGACTCTAAGAGAACAAGAAGAAATAAATAAACTAGACCTAACCCAAGGCCTACATATTTTCTTATACGATATCTATACCGGTATTATATCCTATTGCCAAACGAATAAACCCACAAACCAAGAACCCATATATGAATCAGAACATATAATAATCCTAGACTCAGATAGTACCATAGGTTGCCAAGAATAATAATATTGCCCAGGCCTAACTAAGATACCTGGGCTTTTCTATGTACATACCTAAGGGGCCATCTATAGACTTCATATAATTACCTAAGAGGTACTAGAGCTTTACTACACATATACTTACTAGCCTTATATAAGAACCCACTAGGCCTATCTATAGATCTTATAAGGCTTATCTAAGTACGCTAACTATCGACCATATATGGCCTTCAGGTAATAGGTATATAATATACAGATATTCTATAGCCACTTAAAAGGCCCTCCGAAAATCCCCTAGAATCTTCTGGCCATGGGGATTTAGTACGAGGATTACCAAGAGGATATAGTAAGGGAACCATAGAGGGCCCTAATTTGTTATCATACAGGTATTATATAGCGGACAACGTGCGGGCAATTTAGGCCGCCCGGAGGTTAATGGGTGGAAATTTGATAAAAATTTTTGATAATAAATAATGTATGCGCAAATAATAAAATTTTTGAGATATGCAAATATTTTCTGAAAATTATTCTTAAAATAATAAAATTCATTTTTAACAAAAAATTTTCTCGAATTTTTTTGTAGATTAAAATAAAGTCCTTATCTTTGCAATGTCGGAAACGATAAACGATAAGAGTTCTAAAATTTAATAAGAAAAATTTTCAAAAAAAATCTTTGAAAATTTTGCAGATTAAAATATTATTCTTATATTTGCATAGAGAAATAAAAAACCTTTTCGAGTTTCTAATAAGACTTGAATTTTTATCGAAAAGGTTATAATAAAATAAATTCAAAAATTCAAGCATTTTTATTATGGAAGAAAAAAAATTAAATTCAGTTGAAAATGTAAATGTAGTTGTTGAAAATTTTACAAAAGAAAAAATAAACAAAGTGAGTGCTAAAAGAGCTAAAGCACAAGCAAAAGCAAACAATATTCTTTATAAGGATATTTTAGCTAATTTAAATAAAAGTACAGAGGGACTTTTAAAAACTTCTTTTGGTGTCAAAAAATCAGATATTTACAAAGAAGAAATTTTTTCAGACCTTTCAGATAAAGAGAAAAAAGTTGCTCGAAAAAAATTTCGTAATACAATTCTTTCATTGTCCGAAAGTTTGACACAAGAAAAGGACAAAACTCGCTTAGAAAAACTAAAAAAAGCGTTTTTAGACTTTTACAAACAAGTTTACAAAGTAAACGATTTTTCTCTTTCTTCGGTTTGTTCTGAAAATATGAAAGAAACAAACAAAGAAATTTTGAAAAAGGCTTTACAAATCGTGAAAAAATAAATCAATGTTTAACTAAAGTAGGGATTTAATTCCCTACTTAAAAATTATAAATCATTATGAAAACTATTAAATTTTTACAAGAAAGTTTTGAAACAAAAGAAAGATTCCAACAAGAAATTAGCATTAAATATTCTTATAATTTGGATATAGTAGAGAGCATAGATTTTCGTATTAATCAACGTAATATTAGATATTTTTACGAAGCTATGCAAAATTTTGAAAATTCTTTAGTAAACGAGTTCAAAGAAAAGAAAAATAATTTTTGTGATGCAAAGCAATTTTTAGAAAGCATTAATGATTTCGATAAAATTATTTTTGTAATAATTACTTACATGAAAACATATTTTGATTTTTGTAAAGATTATTCTAAAATTAGTTTACATGTACATTTAGTCCAATTTGATTTTACTACGAGTGTTTTAATTCAAGGTTTTTATAATTATACTCATAGGGATTTAAGTTTTTCTACTAAATTAGAAAGTAAAGTATTGGATTCTGAAATTGAATTGCTACAAGAAAAATTAAACCTAATTAGAGAAGAAATTTGTGAATTAATTGGAATAGACCCCAATTTAGAAAAACAGGGACACGAAGATAATTATATTTTTAATTTAAATATTGAATCCGATAATCAAATAGGATTTTTCTTGCAAGCAACTGAATTATAATTAATTCTTAAAATTTTTTAGAAAGTAAGGGAGTGTTTGTCCCTTACTTTTTTTTTGACTTATTCTAAATAAGGGCTACCGTACCCCGCATTTAGTACCTGGTATTTTTAGGCTTTCGTATTAAGGGCATTGCCTAGAAAAGCCTTGAACACACACTAAAATTTTTTCCTACACACACGTTAAGGGCATACCAAGACACAACATACAAAAAGCCAGCGAATAAAAACATCCCTGGCATTCAAAATCTTAATCCTTACCATACTCTTCCTTAATCCTTTCCAAATCCTTTAAAGCCAATTTCAAAACCTTAATCCTATGTGGGGTATATTTCTTATAGTAAGGAAACCAATACCCAAATATACGATTCTCTCTATCAATCTTATCTATGGGAGTCTTCAACCATCGATTACCTCTTATAGTATGATACTCTCCATAACCTATGAAACTAAATATGAAACTAAGTCCGGAAGGAAACCAAAGATGGGTAATACCAAACCTTTCAGGTTGGAACCAGGGTTTAATTACCCGATACCAAAATTCGTGATCCTGATTCTTGAATATATTACACATTCCCATGGCAGTTCCACTATGCTCTAGGAAATCAATTGCCTTGATTATCTCATGCTTTACTTTCTCGTAGTTTTCGAATATCCTCATCTCTATGGTGAAGTTATTCTTTGCCTTTTCATCGATATTACTCATGATACTAATCCATATAAGAATACTATAAACCAAACTACTAGGATAAAGATATAAGGGATTGCATACTTCTTAAATGGGTATCCTTCTATCCCATCATGGAGGGCATATATAAATACTATTGGCCATAGTAACATCATTAATGCTACTCCCAGTAACTTAAACCAAGTAAAGCCAAGGCATACTAGAGCATCAAAATTCATTGAGCTACCCTTATAATTACCGTGACTATCGAAGTGATAGTAGTTCTTAGGTTTTAATACTTGCTCAGCCCCTAGGTAGGGTGGTAGGTCCTTTTTAATGAACCTACCCTTGCTATCTCTTGCCCTTTCTCTTAGGAGTTTGGGAGCAGATAAATCTTCGTCGTAATCTTTAATTCTAGCCATTGTTTTTCTTTTTAAAGAATATTAGGTAAATAAGAAATAAAGGTAATACTAACCAGATTGTAAGGAATAATATATGAGGTCTTATCATCCTGATTTCTTGACATAACATCTTAGTTAGAAGTATAGATGGGATTAGGCATATCCCATAGATTATGCCTAATATTATCCAAGTACTATTCATTGAGCTTTTCAATTAATTTTTTAAGTTTCTTATCTAAGGTTATCACCTTCTCAAGGGTTTCATCATCCTTGTGTTTCCCGTTATCATCCAACCATTTTTTGATTGCCTCTAAGGATTTCTTGGATTGGTGATATGCAACAAAGGAATTGTACTTCTGTTCATTCTCTGTAGTACAAGGTAGGATTATTGCATTACCTTTCCCATCTAATCGAGTAAATTGACCCTCTAGATTTGTTGTTCTAGTAATTATTACCTTATTAGATAATATTGCAGTACCGTTCTTTTTATCGATAGATACTACGTTTGCCTTTTCCATTAGGGTTTTGTCTTGGTAAATTACCGAGTTACCCTCTTTGAGTTTTATTACTTCTTTTTTCATATAAATAATGTATTTATTTCGTTATACAAATATACTATTTTATTTTTAAATATCAATCATTATTAAATAAATTCTGCAAATCTTCTGAGGTTATCCCATGCTGACGGTAGTAGTCGTATTCCCAAGGATTGAGAGGTTTGCAATTGACTGGGTATTCGTCTCTTAATTCGAAAGGCAAATAACCAAGAAATTCTATACTGTTGAAATACTGTACCTTACCATCAGTAAATAAGAAATATTTCAAAGGTCTATCGATTGCCTTACCGAAATTACTTCCTATTAATCTGATATCCTTGTTGGCAATGTAAACATGATACTTATCAGTTATCAAATATACCTGGGTATTCCATGGTTTCTTCGATTCATCTAAGGTTTTCCTAAACCAATCAACCATAATCTGTTGTTTCTTTCCTATATCCATTTAATTTAAATTATTTATTCATTGATAAATAGAACTCGATATACCTACCTAAGAAAGGCTACAAGCAATACTTTATCCTCTTTAATGTAAACTCTAAGAATTTATATTATGGATAAACTTACTAACGAATTAATTGCCAAGGTTGCAAACAAGTTAAACCTTGAACCAGCTCTGTTAAAGACAGTAACTGTAGTAGAATGTGGTAATCGAGACGGATTTTTACCCTCTGGTAGACCTCAAATTCTCTTCGAGGGTCATGTAATGTGGAAATATTTGAAGATAAAACTCGATGGAGAAGGCAAAAGAACCTATTTATATGACCTAGCCAAGAGAAATCCATCCTTAGTTTATCAAAAATGGACCAAAGAATTCTACTTAGGAGGTGAAGGAGAGTGGAAAAGACTCGAAGCAGCTCGTAAAATTGATGAAAACTGTGCTAATTTAGCTACTTCTTGGGGATTGGGACAGATTATGGGCTTCAATTATCAGCTTTGTGGATGTCAATCAGTGGATGAAATGATCCAAAAGATGTCTGAATCTCATGAAATGCAGCTAGAATTGATGTATCATTTCCTCTATAACTCCGGTTTAGTGAAGCATTTGAAGGCAAAAGACTGGGATGCCTTCGCTAAAGGATATAATGGTCCTGGTTACAAAGACAATAACTACGACCAAAAGCTAAGAAATACCTATGAAAACTTTAAAGACAAGCTATGAAAGTAATCTACAACAACCTTATACCTTTCAAGGGATACAAAGCTATCAACATCTTTGGTTTAGTGTTTGTAAGAAAGGGGGCTAAGTTTACTGAGGTGGATTATAACCATGAACATATACATTCAAAGCAAATGGCTGAGATGTTATGGGTATTTTTCTACCTTTGGTATGGAATCGAGTACTTAATCATCCTTTGTTTTGCTAAATGGAACAAGCAGAATGAAAGGTATCATGATGTAAGTTTTGAGGAAGAAGCTCATAATAATGATTCGAACCTGGATTATATTTCAACTAGGAAGCATTATGCTTGGTTCAAATACATAAAATTGAGAAGTTACAAGAAATGAAAGACTTAAAAGTACTGGGAGTATGTGGAGGGCAAGGAGCCCTCCTATTCCCTTTTAGAGATAAACTTATTGGAAATATAGAACCTCGTGGAGTATTCCATACCGGTAGAGAAGAACAGTGGAAAGCTAATTTCAAAGGCATACCTTTCTTAAAAGGGTATGAACTACCAGAAGATTGGCATCCAGATATCATATTATCTAGCCCTGATTGTGGTAGTTGCTCAGTAATGAGATTATCTAAATCTAAGGCTCTTGGAGACCCTAAAAGTAATAAAAGTATACAACTAGTATTTCAAGCAATTCAATATTACGAACCTGCTCTCTTTCTTATAGAAAACCTACCAAGATTGCTATCCCTCATTTCTAAAGAAATGTTAACGGATTTCTTTAAGAACTATAAATTTATTTTTCACGAAAGAAGCGTTTCTGACTTCGGAAACTCCCAAGTATCAAGAAAAAGATTAGTAATCATTGGAGTTCATTTAGACAAGGGAAAAGAGTATTTGGATTCCTTTAATGAAGTATTCCAAGTAAATACTCCAAAACTTACTAGAGATTTACTAGTACAAGCCCCACAGGAAGCTTTAATTCCATTCTCTGATAAAGTTTTAGCCATGTATGATTATCGGAAATTACCTGAAAAGAAAAATCTTACAGTCAGACAAGTAAGACAACTTTGGACTCATGATTTCAAAGATGAAAAGAAATGGCCCATTAAAACTGCTAAAATGAGTACTCTCCCGGGAGTATATCGATTGGAAGATGATAAACCACCTTTAACACTCAGACCCTCAGATAGGCAATTTAGACCTGATGGGTATCCTTTGGGTATTTATGATTTCAAGGCAATTATGGGATTCCCCGAAAATTACCGAGTGTTTATTCGGGGATTTGCAACTTGGGATCCTAAGACTTATCATTACTGGTTAAATAAAGCTAGGTATACCTTGAGCAAAGGGTCAGTATATGAAGTAGGATTATGGTTTAATAAATGTCTTTAGGAAGTTTATTTGTAAAAACTTTTTGAATAATAGATATATATAATATACTTCGTATATATATATCTATTATTATATAGCTCTATACTTATATATACTTCGTATATAAGTATACATTGTATTAGGATATAGGATATATATATACGAATAGGAAATATAAAAACATTTCGATTCACTACGTTCATCGAAAAGTAAGCTGGGTACCCAGCTTACTTAAGAAAAGATGTTACTATGTATAACTGAATTTTAAAACTTATTGTTATGAGAATGATAAATACTAAAGTACCGGTTAAGAAATCTAACTTAAAAGTAATCCTAGATTTTACTAAAGCCATATGTTTACAAGTACCGAGATTAAGATTTGAGATAATCGAAACTGAACATACTTATCAGTTTAAGTTTTATTTATTAAAATCTAAGATCTCACCGATTGAGAATTATTGGTTAAGGAAAAGAATCAAGAAGTTTATCAATGAAGAAGCTTAAGATTTGCCTTAGTAGTTTTTTACTAGGATTTACTATTTACCTTTGCTTCAGGAATTACAAACTGAATCAACAACTCAGTATGTTACCTGATAAAGAGATCATTCAACATACTGATACAATTTATTTGAGGAAAGATTTCCTGCCAATTTCCTACGATAATTTACTTAACCCAAGTAGAATCCTTCTCTACAATTCTCCGCATTCTTCGGTTAGCCAGGGTTTATGCAGTACCGATTCAGCAGAGATATCAGAGAAGGATTCTCTTGTTCAATTAGTAATCGATAAGAATCAACTTACATTGAGTTTCCTTAATCAAAACTCGGGAATTTATTCTAGTAGGTTATTCAATATCGACCCTAATAACTACAAGTATTCTTGGTATAACGGAAAACTTACCACACAAGAAATTAAATCTAGAATAAGATTAGTTCCTTATGTTTATGGTAAGTACCGACCCTTTAACAATCTATGGGATTTGGGAACAGGAATTTCAATCGAGACTAAGAGATTTAATTACAAACTGGGGATAAACAGTTTTTATTACCCAAGATATTTCTCAGGTATCAAAACTGATTTAGAACTGGTAGTAACTTATAAATTTTAGATTTTATGGCAAAGAAGATACAGGAAACACCAACTAACCTTACAAGAGAAGGATTATCTAATCTATCTAGGGTTACAACTGATGTTTTCTTTTTCAGTCTTTTTTGTTATGTGATACATCCAGTGAGAGGAAAGGTTCGATTTGAATTATATCCGTATCAAAAAGCCGTACTATACCAATTTATACTCCAGAGATTCAATATCTTGTTAAAGTTCAGGCAAGCGGGTATTACAGAACTTATATCTATGTACTGCTTATGGCTGGCATCATATCATCCTAATAAGAAGATAAACATTATCTCCATTAAGGATACAACAGCTAAGAAGGTACTTAAGAAGATTAAGTTCATGTATAAGAATCTTCCATGGTATATGCAAACCCCGATCATTAACGGAAGAACTGGGGAATTTGGTTCTGCCTCTATGATTGAATTCGATAATGGTTCATTCATAGAATCCATCCCAACATCTTCAGAAGCCGGTCGTTCAGAATCTCTTTCTCTCCTGGTAATTGATGAGGCTGCAATCGTTCGGTGGGCTTCAGCTATTTGGGCAGCTGCCTTCCCTACGCTTTCCACCGGAGGTTCAGCCATCATCAATTCTACTCCATACGGTATGGGTAATTTTTACCATTCAACATGGGTAGATGCTATAGCTGGAGGTAATCCTTTCAATGCTATTCGATTATATTGGCAGATGCACCCAGAACGGGATCAATCTTGGTATGACCAGATGGCTTCTGCATTGGGTCCAAAAAGAACTGCACAAGAAATCGATGGAGACTTTCTTTCTTCAGGTAATACAGTATTTGATATGGCAGATATCAAGGCTATCGAAGATTGCTTAAGTGATTATCCAGTTTTAAAATATCGTTTCAATCGTCAGTATAGACAATTCAACGAACCAGATCCAAATAAACAGTACTTTATCGGTGCAGACGTTGCAACAGGTAGAGGCTCAGACTATTCTTCTTTCACTTGTATGGACAAGCTGGGAGAAGAACAAGTTGTGTATAAGGGAAGAATGGCAGTAGATAAATATGCTAGGTTACTGGGAGATACTGGGCAATTATTTAATTTTGCTGTTGTAGCTCCAGAATCTAACGACGTTGGGTTAGCAGTAACTTCTGCTCTTCAGTCAGAAGGATATCCTAACCTATATTACTATCAAAAGCTTCTGAAAAAGAAAGGTAAGTCCAGACCAGAGGTTGATAAATCTCCAGGTTGGTTAACTACCCAAAAGAATCGTTCAGTAATTATAGAGGGTCTAGAACAAGATATTCGAGAAGAGAATATCATTGTGAAGGATCCTTTCTTTGTTCAAGAAGCTCCTACCTTTATATATGATGGTTTGGGTAGACCTGTAGCCATGGGTAAACACCGAAATAATACTTCTGCTGTAGATGTGGATTTGGAAGGAGATGTTTATTCTGATGATGATATATTTGGTAAAGCTATTTGTAATCACATACGAAAAGGAAAAACTAATGTAATAATACAACCGAAATGAAAATTCTTAAGTTTTTTGGATTCGATAGAAGGAATCGATTTCCAATACAAGAAAACAAGGCTAATCCTCCAAGTAAAAAAGAGGAGGTACCTATTTCACCCGGTAGAGTATCGGAACCGGATGATGACCCAGGTAACTTCATTCATACATTGAAAGGCTTAACTCAGATGGTTACGCCTTCTTTTCGTGTTGAAGTGATTCAGCTTTTAAGGGATTTATATAAAGTGAATCCAGATGTTAACATAGCTTTACAGGACATGTTTAAGCTTGCTAATACTGGTCACAACATAACCTTCCCTAATAATACCGATAAAGAGGCTGATAAGATGAGAGATCATCTTTCTAATGTATCCTCTAAATGGTCTAACTATACTGCTGGTATGGATGGTTTGGTAAACAAGATGATAGTTCAATTGATGATTAGTGGAGCTATCTCAGTAGAAGCCGTACCAAATGAAAAGCTTGAGGGTTTAGCTACTGTATTATTCCTCAAACCAGACAGGATAGTATTCAAAAGGGAGAATAATGGTGTATACAGCCCATATCAAAGGAACACTCTTTGGAATGGTTCGAATAAGCAAGATTACATCAAACTTAATACAGAGACCTATTGTTATGTAGGTATGTACAATGATACCGATGAACCTTACGGAATACCTCCTTTCATGGCATCTTTGGATTCATTAAAGGGTCAGCATGATATGAAAACTAACTTTAAGCATATTATGGAAATCTGTGGTATGGTTGGTTTTCTAGAGGCTTTGATGGAAAAACCACAACAGAAACCTAATGAAAATGTAGAAGCTTACACTAGAAGATTAAATAGGGAGCTAATACGTTTGAAACAGAATGTAAGGGAAGGTATGAAGGATGGAGTAGTAACTGGTTACATTGATGACCACCAGTTTAAACTTAACTCTACTTCAAAAGAGATGAGCAATATTGATAAACCCTGGAATATGAACCAGCAATCAGTTGCTAATGGTTTGGGAGTAAATGGCAACCTAATTGGAGTACAAGCTTCCATTGGAGAAGGAGCAACTGGTATTATGCTTTCTAAGCTTATAAGTCAGTTAAAGAATATCCAAATGATAGTTTCTTATGTTCTTAAGTTTATTTATGAACTAGAACTACGTCTGGCTGGCTTTGATTGTAAGGGAATATCCATTACTTGGGGATCATCCACTATCTCTGATGAGGTTAAAATCCAACAGGGTAGACAGTATAAGATTCAGAACCTTGACTTACTTTACAAGGCAGGTATCATTTCTCAATATCAATATGCTTGGGAAATGGGTTATGATTCTCCTTCAGAAGAAGAACCAAGAGTTTCATTGGAAGACCAATTTGCTAAGGGAGGTAATTCAGACCCACAAGAGGGTACTAAGAAGAAACAGAGACAGGATGATAAGAATCAATCTGCTCGTAGATCAAGAGATAAAAATAACCCGGCTCCTTCACGACGAGGAGATCAAAATACTAAATCAAGATGAGTAAACCGATTACTAAAAAGAACAGAGAACATTTAGATTCTTTAGTGATAGGTAGTGGTCATACTATAATGGCTGGGGATATCCCAACATCCATAGAACCACAAACCTTCTCGGAGAATTTTTATAAATGGGCTCAAACTTCTAAGGAGTCAGTCAGTCAATTTGGTTTTTGGGGAGGAGAAATAGATTATAATACCTATTATCCTGACTTGAAGCCAGAAGAACTTACTCCTAAAGATGAGGAGTTTATTGAACCAATGTTCAGATTATTATCTGCAACTATTGTGTCTAAGAACTGGAATCCTACCGATTTTGGTCAAAATGGAGTATTAAAAGCTTCTATGAGAATGCTCTTAGGACAAACAGTAAACTGTGATCATGAGACTAATATTGGTAATGCTATTGGAGCTGTATCACAAGTTATCTGGCAAGATGAATACAAGGATGGTTCTTTTGTTATTCCTGCAGGTATCAATGGTATATTAAAGATTGATGGTAAAGCAAATCCGAGAATTGCTAGAGGCATTCTTATGGATCCCCCCTCTATCCATTCTAATTCAGTAACAGTACAGTTTAAGTGGGATAAATCTCACCCAAATATGGAAGATGATGAATTCTACCAGAAATTGGGTACCTATGATTCTAAGGGAGTTATGGTACGAAGAATCGTTACTGAAGTAGTAAGATACTTAGAAACTTCTTTGGTATCTCATGGAGCTGATGCTTTTGCTCAGAAGATTGGGGATGATGGTAAAATCATTAATCCCAATTTTGCCAAGAGAACTTGGGCTTCATACGAAGAATATAGGGATGATAAGTCTAAACAGTATTTCTTTTATGATACGAAAACTGATCTAGCTTTGTTCAGTGAAAATAACGATACTTCCCAATCTTATGATGATAACCAAGGAAATCAAAATCCTAATAATAAAGATATGAATGAACTACAAAAATTTTTAGAAAGAATCTTTGGTAAAGATTGCCTTACTCTTGCCGAAGGTACAGAGATGAACGAGGAAACTGCATTTGCAGCCATTCAGGAATTGGTTAATTCTCGTAACACTCTTCAGACTACTGTGGATAACTTAACTACAGAAAAAACTTCTCTTACAGAACAGGTTACTAATCTGAATGCAGAAGTTGCAAATCTGAAGGAAATGGCTCAGGTAGGTAAAAACCACATTGCATCTCTCCGTGAAAATGCTGTTGCAACCTATAAAAAACTTATGGGTGACAAAGCTGATGAAACTATCGTTACAATGTTGAATGCCGAAACTACCGGCATGGTAACTTTGATCTCTCTTACTAAAGATTACCAAGCTCGATTGGAAGAAAAATTCCCAATGACCTGTGCTAAATGCGGTTCTCACGATGTAAGCCGTGCTTCTTCTGCAGCTGAGCCAGAAGATAAATCTGATAACAAAGCTACTGCTCAGAATTCCGAAAAGAGTACTGAAGAGATTCTGAAAGGTATCTATTCAAACAAATTAAAATAATCTCTAAAATAAGAAGAATATGAATACACATCCTACTACTAAGCTGGTAAATCAGGATCAACCGATGACTCTGTTTGGTGAAAAAACTCCCAGAGCGGTGATCTATAAGAGCGAATCTCACAAGTTGCATCAGGCTTTCTGTGTAAAAGAAAACAAAGTTATTCATCAGGGTATGCCGGTAGCTTTGGATACCGATGGTAATATCGAACCTTATATCCCGGGTGGAGATGGCAGCCAGGTTTATCTGGGTATAGCTGTAACTGACAACATTAACCCTGCTTATCAGGCTCAAAGAAATTTCCCCGTAGAAGTAACTGTAGCTGTAGAAGCTTTCATGGTTGTAAACTGGGTAGCTAAAGAGGCTATGGAATGTGGTTATGTAAAACCCACAGATACCCTGTTGATTGACCGTTTCATCACTGCTGAAACTTCAGCCGATGAAACAAAATTCATTAGCATCGTACCGGCTGATGAAGCTAATGATATTATTCAAGTATTGGTACGCTAATCATTAACTGAACATTAAAAGAACAATGAATACAGAATTTGCACAATTGAAAATGGAAGACCTTAGAAAGGAACTTCCAGAAATGGTAAGAAGTTTGGAAGCATACCGTCAGGGTTCCAACAACACATTGCCTATTGAAGTTACTCTGGAAGAACTGGTACAGGGTAAATATGGTGTATCACAGGATGCCTTCTTTGAAAAGTTGGGCATTAATCCGAAGATTGATACAATGCAGAACATCTTCACTATGCCGCAACAGAATATCCGTTGGATTGTACCGGAAATCATCCGTGCTGCTATTACAACTGGTATGCGTCAGGCACCTTTCTACCCGAACATCATTGCTTCAGACCAATCAATTAATGGTTTGCAGGTAACTATGCCGATGGTAAATATGTCGGATGCTGCTCCCGCTAAGGTAAATGAAGCAGAAACAATTCCTTTGGGAGATGTAAGCTTCGGACAGAAATCAGTTTCTCTGTTCAAAATCGGTAAAGGATTTAAACTTACTGACGAAGTTAAAAACTACGTTTCAATCGATGTATTGGGAATCTATCTCCGTGACTTTGGTATTCAGTTGGGTTATGCTATGGATACTTTGGCAATGGATGTTTTGATGAACGGTAACAAAGCTGATGGTTCTGAATCTGCTCCGGTTATTGGTGTATATGAAACAACCAACGGTATTACTTATAAAGACTTGTTGCATATCTGGGTTCGTGCTGCTCGTATGGGCCGTAACTTTACTACTATGATTGGTGGTGAAGACCAGGCTATCGAGATGTTGAACTTGCCTGAATTCAAAGAACGTCACTCAGGAACTACAGAAGCTACACTGAATATCAAGTCTCCGGTTCCCAACAAGGCTGACTTCTATATTCACCCGGGAACTCCCGATCAGCAGTTGTTGATGGTAGATACCAGTGCTGCCTTGATTAAGCTTACTGCTAAACAGTTGATGCTTGAATCAGAAAGAATCGTATCCAATCAGACTGAAGCTGTATATGCTTCTCTGACTACAGGTTTCTCTAAGATGTACCAGGATGCTGTTCTTCTGTTGGCAGCTAACAAGAAATTCTCTGAAGCTGGATTCCCGAGCTTCATGAACATTGACCCATACCTATTGGTTAACTTAGAATAATATCCGGGATTTCTTCATTGTATTTTTGTCTAATTTCTCCCCGAACAGTTTCAATCCATTCTGTTCGGGGTTTTATATTATAACCTAAATAAAATAAAAGATTATGGCTACTACTTATATTGTAACAGTTGGAACTAATGCCTACAGTTTTAACGACCAGGTAACAGGTATTTCAATTGCAAAAGGCGAAGAGAGAGAACTTACTGCCCGTCAGTACAGAACAAAACGTATTCAGAAAGCTTTAGTTTCTGGCCACTTGGTTTTAGTTCCGGATAAGAACAAAACTGCCAAGTATACTGCTGAGGATATCGAAAAGCTTGACAAGAAGTTAGCTGCTCAGTTTGCAAAGGGTATGGAAATCAGTAAGATTGCCAAAGCTTATTCACTTGAAGAAGCTAAGCTGATTGCTAAGAAACATGAAATCGAAGCTGATCCGAAAGATACCGTAAAAGATATCATTGAAGTTTTACTTGAAGATTTCGAAGAAAACAAAGAATAAACAAATCCGAATATAAATGAAAAAGAATCTAGACTTCACATATGTAACATCAGGTCTGGAAGTTTCATTTAGAGTATTAACCAAAGTCCCGGCCAAATCCATTTTTGACTGGGACTTTGGCGATGATAAGGGAGAGGTTTTCAATGGTGGAAGACATCAATCTTACTCTTATGAGAAGTCTGGATTTTATGATGTAACCTTACATGTCACTAATTCTGATGGATTAGATTTGACTTGTACTCGAACCGTAGTTGTATGTAATTATGGGCATACTACTCTTCAGGATACCATCTACAATTTAATAGATAGGTATATTCCCAAAGAATTGCATGAGAGTATGACCATAGAAGATAAAACTGCATACATCACTAAATGGCAATTATATATCTTCCCACTAGTAAATCATACTATACCACCAGATAAATATAATGATGAATTATGGTATGAGGGACTAGAAAACCAATTAATTATGGAATTGGCAGTATGGGATTATCTCAATATACAAATACAAAATATACTGTTGGTTGCAGGAAATAGTTTTAGAGAAATTATCTCTACTGAATCTCATGGACCAGACCAAGATGGTGATTCACCTGGAGAACATGCTAGAGGAGATAGGATAAAACAAATTACTACGGGTCCTACTGAGGTACAGTATTATGATAAGATATCCGAAAGTATATCTAGCTTATGGAGTACTTATTCAAAGATGATTCAACCTGGAGGGTATATGGATGAACTAAGAAAGAATCTATGTATGCTGGCATCTAGGTTGGAGATATACTTACCATTCTGTGATCAAATCGAACGGTTAGTAGTACCAAGAGTAGTAAATCATCGAAAACCAACTCCTTTGGGAGGACCTAATCCAACAGCCACTCTCAATAAAGCAAGTAAACCTTCGTTAACCGTAATAGATAAGAAATCATGACAAAAGAACCTTGGAGAATGGTTAAGAACCATTCTTGGAATAGGTATAAAAAGATTATCACTGATTTCTTAGATTGGGATGCTGGAAGACAAACAATTACTTGGGCTAAACATGTTAATCAATATCTAAATCATGCCGAGGATGATAGCCCAAGATATTATAATATTCCCATAGAAGCTTTATGCTACTACAATGCTTTTAGGAACTGGCCAATAAATAAAGCCACAGTTTCTGGAGAATTAGATGATGAGAACCTTTCTATACTTATTTCAAAGAATTACATAGAACAAATCGGATATCTCAATCAGGAAGGTTATTGGAACTTTAACTGGTCCGAGGATAGATTTGTTATCAATGGGATAGTATATAAACCTTCTGGAGATACTCAAGTATCTCAGGCTAAAGATGAAGCTTTGGTATTCTTGGTAATCCTCAAAAGGGATAGAGATACTAAAATCAAATTCGTAGAACAAAATCCATAAAGATATGAAAATGTTAATGTTACGTTTCACCAAGCTTAACAATGTAGAAGGAGATTGGTGGGACAGTAATCTTATAATCTTGAATGGACCTTCTGGAGTTCACATAGAAATGCCTGGTACTGGTAATTCGGCTACTACCATGCAATCTATGACTGGTATGAAGTTCGTATCAAATTACCAAGATTACTTTGGAGAGGTATGGGATAAAGATATACCTCATATAGGCTTTGGCCAAGTTATTAAGTTCAGAGTTAGGAAATTACCTGATTATGCCGTAGTAGTTGGGGATATAGAGGATGGAGGAGATGTTGACCCAGATAATCCAGATGATATCCCAAATGCTTTTGCTGGTAAAGAAAAAGAATACTTCCGTGGTAATAACTCAGAACTGTTATTGGGAAAGAATAAAGTAACACCTTAAAATATATACATATGTACGTTAGTAAATACTACACTTGCGAAGAGATTGACCAACGGCTATTACAGGGTTATTATGATGACTCTTTGGCTCATGGTTTTGTTGGAACTCTTAAAGAGTTCTGGGCATTCTTCTTATCAATTGCAAACAAGGTAGATAAGAAAGAAGGTTGGGATTTGTCAGAAAATAACTTCTCTGATGAATTGCTAGAAAAACTGAATGGAATTGAGGAACATGCTAACTACGTTACTAAAGTTTCTCAACTAGAAAACGATTTGAAATATCAGACTCAAGAACAAGTTGAGAAATATATACATGACTTAGTAGATGGTGCTGATGATGCTTTGGATACATTAAAGGAATTGGCTGAAGCATTAAACAATGACCCAAACTTTGCTACCAATATCACTAACCGATTAACTGAATTACGTACTCAATTAGAAGCTGAGGTAACTAGAGCTAAGAACCGTGAAAACGAATTAGCTTCTCAGATTAAGATTGTGAACGATAACTTGGTTAACTCGGTTAATACGTTGAATGCAACTATCCTTAAAGTAGTACAAGATATTACTAGGATGATAGAAGCAATTAATGCTCGTATTCAAAAGGTAGAAGACCGGGTTGGTGATTTGGAAGTAGAAACTGACAATAACTTAACTGAAGCTAAAGAATATGCTAAGGAATTGGTAGATAAGGAAGCTGCTGAACGTAGGGCTGCTGATGAGAAACTGACCGAGGCTGTTCATCAAGTACAGTTAGACCATACTAGGGATATTGCCGACTTAAATAATAAGATTCTAACCGAGGCTTCAGAAAGAGCAAATGCAGATGTAGCATTAGAATCTAAACTGAACACCGAAATCAGTGATCGTAAAACTGCAGACCAAGAACTTGAATCCAAGATTAATGCTGAAGCTGCAGCTCGTACTGCTCAGGATGAAGTATTACACCAACAGATTGTAAAGGAAACTTCTGACCGTCAGAATGCAGATAATGGTTTACAGCAGAACATTACTCAAGAAGCTCAGAACCGTCAGAATGCAGATACTGTACTTCAGAACAATATTGATAACGAGAAAGAAACTCGAATTGCTCAAGATGAAATCCTTGACCATAAGATTGAGGATTTGAAAACTCAGGCCGGTACAGATAAAACCGAATTGCTTGAAAAACTAGAGCAAGAAAAACAAGAACGTATTGCTGCCGATAAAGACTTAGATAATCGTAAGGTAGATAAAAGAGAAGGCTATTCTCTTACTAAAAACGACTTTACCGATATTCTCAAGGCTAAATTGGATGGCATTGAAGAACATGCTAATTATATCACAAAAGTATCTCAGCTTATCAATGATGCTGGTTATCAAACTGAAGCAGATCTTCAGGCAGCTATTGAAAAGATTATTGGGGAAGCTCCCGAGGTTCTTGATACTTTGAAGGAGATTGCAGATGCTTTGGGTAATGACCCAAACTTTGCAACTACAATTACCAAGAAATTGGCTGCTATTACCGAACAGTTGAATCAAGAAATTACTAATCGTACAGAAGCTGATGCCCAGGTACAGGCTAATGTAGATAAGGAAGTTTCTGACCGTAAGGAAGCTGATACTGCTCTTGAGGCTAAGTTGAAAGAATACGTTGATAACGAAGTAGATAAAATTACTGGTAACACTGACGGTATTCAAGCTAGTCTGAATAAGGAAATCCAAGATAGAAAAGATGCCGATGCTGCATTACAAGCTGCTATCACTAAGGAAGAAACGGATCGTAAGGCTGCTGATGCTGCATTAGATACTCGAGTAACTGCTAATGCTACTAAGATACAAGAATTGGCTTTATCTATTCAGGATGCGGTAAATACCGTTAAAAATGAACTTCAGGCTAAGATAGATGCTTTGCAAACAGAAGTAAATGCTAACAAGGCAAATATCCAACGTAATACTGACAGATTAAATGACCAGATTACTAAGGAAGCTGAAGATTATGCTGAATTAAAAGGCATGGTTAATGCAGAAGCTGAAGCAAGAGCCAATGCTGATACTAATCTTAAGTCTCAGGTAGATAAGGTAAATATCGACTTGAACACTGAGGTTTCAAAGAGAGAAGCTGGTGATACTGTTTTACAGCAGAATATCGATAAGGAGATCTCTGATAGAACTTCAGCAGATACTTTATTAGATAATAAGTTCACTGGCTTGATAAATACTGAATCTACTGCCCGGGCAAATGAAGATGAAAAGATTAATGCTCGTATAGACCAAGAGATAAAAGATCGTAAGGCAGGAGATGATGCTTTAAGTGCTCGGATTGATACTCTTAATGGTGGAGTAACTGGTTCTTTAGCTGAGCTTAGTGAGAAAGTAACCAATAACACTTCTGCTATTCAAACCGAAGTAGAAAGAGCTAAGGCTGCTGAACAAGCTCTTAAGGATTCTCTGACTACAGCTATGGAAAATCACAAAGATGATTTGGTAGCTATATCTAAAGATATCAATGATGAGGCTCAAAGTAGACTACAAGAAGATACCAAGCTTCAGAATAATATTGATACCGAAACCCTTAATCGTACTCAGGCAGACACTTTGTTAGAGAATAAGATTACTCAGGAAGTATCAGATAGAGTTCAGGCTGTTGAAAACTTGAATGACCGAAAGGTTGATAAAGTAGATGGCAAAGAGCTTTCTTCAAATGACTTTACCGACTTATTAAAAGCTAAGTTAGATAATATCCAGGAATTTGCTAACTACATTACTAAGGTATCTCAGTTGGAAAACGATTCTAACTATCAGAATGCCGAACAAGTAGAAGCTGCAATCCAAAAGGTTATTGGTTCTGCTCCTGGAGTATTAGATACACTAGAAGAGATTGCAAAAGCATTGGGAGATGATCCTAACTTTGCAACTACAATTACTAATAAGCTGACTGAACTTAAAGGTATTATAGATAAGGAAATCTCCGATAGAACTGCAGCTGATGAACAAGTTACTCAGAAGTTTACTGAATTAAGTACTACTCTTAATGCTACAGTAAGTGAACTGAGAACTTTCGTAACAGAAACTCGTTCTGAATTATTAACAAAGGCCCAGGCTCAGGATGAATTAATTGCTAAGAATACTGCTAATATTCAACGTAACTTAGAATTAATTCAGGGATTACAAAGTAATCAGAATACTGGTTATCTTGAAATCAAGGAACTATTGAATACGGAAATTGAGGCTAGAAAGGCTGAGGATATTCGTATTGAAGCTAAAGTAGACAAGAATACTCAGGACCTTACTACAGAACGTAATGAGCGTATTGCTGCCGATAAAGTTCTCCAGGATAATATTGATGCTGAAGAGGCTGCAAGAATTGCTGCTGATAATGCTCTGGGTAAACGTATAGATAAAGAAATCGAAGATAGAAAAGCAGCTGATACCGCACTTGAGAATAAATTTAATGGTATCACTAACGGCTTAGATGAACGTCTTCAGAAAGAAGAAGCTACTTCAAATGCTTTACCCTTAACTATGGTTACGGAAATTGATCCGAACTTGGTTATCAATGGTACTTCTGCTGAAGTAAACTTTAAGAGTTCTGTAAAAGGAGAAGGTAATCTCTATGGAGAACCTATGCCTCGTAAGTTTGCTATCCCTGCTTCTACAGATGCTAAAGCAGGTCTTCAGTCGGCAGCCGATAAGAAGAGATGGAATTCTATGCCCAATGATTATATCACGGGAGCTAGTTATACACCTAAGGCTAGTGTGGTTACTACTAACATAAGTAGAAGTACATATAACTCCGATGAAGGTATACAGAAATCTAATAATTTCACTGTAGATATCCCCGCTTCTACTGCTGAGAAAGCCGGTGTACAAACTGCAGCAGATAAGAAGTTATTTAACTCTATTCCTCAGACTGTAGTAGTTGGAGAAGGAGCAACTTCAGATGCTAATAAAGTTACAGTATCAGTAAACCGAAAAACTGTAAACGAAGGTATATATAAAGATGATAATACCACTTTTAATTTACCAGTAGCCTCAACTACTAAAGCTGGTACTATGTCTGCTGCTGATAAGGTTAAGTTGGATGAAACTTTACCCCAGCAGATTGCTAAGGAAATCCAAGATAGAAAAGATGCAATTGAAGCCTTGAAGAATTCTTCCGAAGCTTCTCTTGCTAAGGAAATCCAAGATAGAAAAGCAGCTGACCAGGCATTGGACACTAAATTTACTCAGGCTATCAAAGAAGAGGCAGATGCTCGTGCTGAATACGACCAGGTTCAGATGCAAAAGATTCAGGAGGAAGAAGAAGCCAGAGCTGCTGCAGATACCGCACTTGAAAATAAGTTACAAACCAACATCAATAACTTAGAAAAGAAACATGATGATTTTGTAGCAACTAAGGGTAAGGCTAATGGATTTGCATCTTTGGATGGTAATGGATTAGTACCCTCTAGTCAATTGCCTTCTTATGTTGATGATGTTATCGAAGTTTATGCTACTTATGATGTCAGTGAAACTGGAAAGCTGAGCAATATTAAATTATATTCTGACCCAGATCATGCTAATCCTATTACTGGAGAATCAGGTAAGATATATTTGAATATTACCCAGGATGAACCCTCTTATCAATTCCGTTGGTCAGGTACTCAGTTTGTAGATAGTAATACTTCTTCACTGATACTTGGAGAAGTTACTGGTACTGCTTATGATGGAGGTAAGGGTAAAGCTTTAGCTGATTGGAGAAAATCTCTGAATGATAATCTAAAGTTTTATTCTCATATTAAGGATGACGGAGCTTGGACTAGAAATGCTACTGAAGTTAGATTAAATTTCGCTTGTTCAGATTTTGGTAATACTGTAACTGTAAGTACTTATAATCAACCTATCCCAGCTGCTACCAAAGACTTAGCAGGTGTACAAACTGCAGCAGATAAGAAACTGTTTGATTCTATCCCGGGTACTATTATAATTTCTGGTAAAGGAGTAGTTCAGAATACGGATAAAGTTTGGGTACAGATTAGTAAATCTACTAAAGCTGATGGAGTATATGGTGAAGCTACTACACAGACATTAGAAATTTTAGCTGCTAATGCTAATCGAGCTGGAGTATTGACTCGGGAGATGTTCAATAAACTTAACTCTGGTCTGAATGGAGATATTACCAATGCTTTGAATGAAGCTAAGGCTTATACTGATGCTGCTAAAACTGCATTAGAGAAATTAATCCAGGATTCTGACAAAGTAATCAAGGAAAGCTTAGATGCTCATATTGGCAATAAGAGTAACCCTCACAATGTAACCAAAGCTCAGATAGGTTTAGGTAATGTACAGAACTTAGCTCCAGCAGATATGCCAGTATCTACTGCTCAGGCTGCTGCTATTGCAGATGCTAAGGCTGCAGGTACAAAAGCTCAGACCGACTTAAGTACCCATGCAAACAGAAGGGATAATCCTCATAATGTAACTAGAGCTCAATTAGGATTGGCTACTACAGACCAAGTAGTATTTGCTAAAACTACTGCAGCTTCTGGTTTCTGGAAGGAATCAGATGGTAGATTAAAATCTCAAGTAGAGAATTTGAACCATACTCTGGACCAAATCTGTAATATACCTACAGTTCACTTCAAGATGAATGGTAAATACCAAGTGGGAACTATTGCTCAGAGCTTAGAGGAAATTGAACCTCTGTTGGTATCAGAGAATACTATACCTGCTTCTCAAGTACCTAACCAATCTAGATTCGAAACTTTCGTCGGAGAAGATGGTCAGGAATATGTAAAAGTAAAAGTAGTAGAATATGAAATGCTCAGTGTCATGGCTCTCGAAGGAGTTAAGTTATTGAGAAAAGAATTCGAAGACTTTAAGAAACAATTAAACAATAAGTAATATGGCAGAAATAGCAACTTGGAGTGCTATTCTGAATAAGACCGGCCTTGGTAAGACCTCTAATGAGTGCCCTACCAAGGCTGAGTTGTTAGCACTCAATAATGGTAAGGACTCCAATGTTGACAAGGTTATTGTAATTAGTAATGCTGCTAGCTACGGTAACAATGAATGTGTCAAGTTAGAGGATATCAATGCCGAGCAATGGATTTATACATTCCAGTGGGATCCGAATGGTAATCCTTCTTTTAATGCTCCAGCTACTGGAGGTACATACCCATTTGGTTCATATGCTTCTAATCGAGTTAAGCAAGTAAACGGTGTTAATACTACTATTTCTCAAAGTTTGGTGAATGATGTCACTAAAACTTCGGAAGGTTCTTGGTATACTACCAATTACGACGGTAATAAAGGTAGAATAGTACCCAACAATACATCTACTAATAGTAAATCAATCACTGTAACTTGGACTCAGAAGTATTCGGGTAAAACCATACAGGCAACATTTACCCAGGCAGCAGGTAGAAAAGTTTATTCTTCATGGAGTTATAACTGTAGAGTAGATAAAACTTCTTTCAGTTACAGTGGAGGTCAATCTAATGTAACTGCTAAGAGTGCAAGTAGAACTTATACTTGGAATGGTCAAGGTAGTAGTTATACAGAATCAGAAACTGCTACCGTAAGAGTTTCTAGTCCGGCTTCTATTAGTGGAAATAGTATTTCTATCCCAAGTAATAGTGGTTCTGCTAGAAATTTTACGGTTACTTTCGATTTCCCAACTGCTACAGACCAGACTATCTCAATTTCTCAGGAAGGAGGTCAAGTAACCTATGTAGATCACCTATCTATATCCCCAACTACTAAAAATGTACCTGGAACTGGTTCAGGATTTAGGTTGACAGTAAATGCTAATTATGATAAATATATAAACGGAACTTATGTAGAAAATGTTAGTTCTACTTATACTTCGGCTGAAGTAGTTGAGGGAACTTCATCTGATATTACCATCTCTGGTAAAACTTCTAGTGGATGTAGTATTAGTGTAGCACCAAACCCTAACTCATCACCTAGAACTTTTAAGATTAAGTTTACTTACGATACGGCAACTCCTGTATATTTAACCATTACACAGAATTCGGCTGAGGTAACTTATCCTAGTAGCGGTATAGTATTTGAACATAGTACTCAACAGAATAGTGGTTATAAAACTAGTACTTTATCCATTGGTACTGTTGAAGGTAAAGGAGGTAATATTTCTTTTTATATAAAAAGTTATAGGTCTAGATATGTTAACGGTTCTTTAAGTTCTACCGAAGCTATTAAACCTACTCTTATTTTGCCATCCGGAGTAACCGAAACTATTACTAATGTGAGTGGTTATTACTTTAAAGTAACTATTACCATACCTGAGAACCCAAGTACTTCAGGCAGAACTCATACAATTAGAGCTAATCAACCCAATGGTCTAAGTAGAGAATTAGTACAAACAGCGCAACAGAGTGCTTCAACTTATGAGTTTGGTATTAGGGAAAACTCGGGAGATTCTTTGAGTACTTCTCTTACTTATTCTGGTTGGCCAAGCTCAGACTCATCTTTCAATAGATCCGTAAGAGTATATTCTAGGAAGAATGGTAATCAATTCCTTAATTGGGCTTTATCTTCTAATGTGGATTGGATTACTATATCTGGTTCAGGTGCCGGGGCTACATTTAAGGTAGCTACTAATAATAGTAGTTCATCTAGAACTGGAGTTATTACCTTTACTCAAGGGGAATCTGGTAAAACTTGTACTCTGACAATAGTTCAAGAAGCAGGAGATGTCTATGAGTTTTATATTACTGACTCAGAGGGTAATGGGCATTACACCGATTTCACATTCTCAGCTCCCTCAAATGGATTGGTAAATAAACATGTATTGAATCTTATCTCTACTCACAATGGTAGCCCCTTATCTGCAGACGATATAGAGGCAGTCCATTTGGAGATAACAGAGAAATTAATCGGCTTGGTACTGACACAAGATACTCAATCCCCCCTCAGGTTTATAGCAAATATAACTGAAAATGGATATACCGAAAGAACTGGAGCAGATACTTATAGACAGAAGGCATCTGGAAAAACAGTAATTTTCAGAGTTCTTCAAGAAGCTAAAAAATAATAATTTCAGATTGGAATTAAGTTTAAATATTTCAAATGGTAATGATCAAGAAGATACGTGGGGATTATTTGATACGGCTAATATGCCTCATACTTCTGACTTTTTTATGTATGCTATGAGCTTAATACGTGAGGGTATTATAGTAGACTCAGTAGAAGGTAAAATAATTGTGAATTCTCTTCAAAGTACTACTAAGGATAGAGGGGTTGGAGATAATGTTTATGTATGGGCCTATAATTCTGTAAGAGGTTTATGGTTATCAATTGGTAACTTTAGGATTGAAGAGGGGAATAATACCCATCATTGGGATGTTTCTTGGCCCACCTAGACAATTTAATCCTAAACACAACACTAGTACATTTATTGATAGATAAATTTAATTATTAACTTTAAAACTAAATCATTATGGAAGTTAAATCTGGTGAAGGTACTGTAGTGGTTGCGGATCGTAATCGTTATAGTGATGAATGTTGTAATAATCGAGGATGGGGCTCCGGTTGGGGTGCTGTCGGTGGAGCTTTAGTAGGTGGTGGTTTTGGTGCTGCTGCAGTTTCTGTGTGGGACAAAATCAATGACACAAAAGCTGATATCTAAAAAGTGGAATCTACTGTTCAGGAAGCAAAAGCGGGTATTTACAAAGACATATCTGATGCTGCTCGTGGAGTTACTTCTGAAGTTGCAGGAGTTTCTAGACAAGTACAGGCTTTAGGTAATAAAACTGCATAATTTCTATTAAAGTTGATTAGGGAAAAGGGAGGTACCTGTAGCGGGTATTTCCCTTTTTTCGTTTTAATCTAGTAAGAAACATGGAAGAGGATAATAAACTACAAACCTTTACTCTCCAAATGCAACTACCGGCTCCTAATTTAGAGGTAGCAAAGAGAGTAGCTGATGAAGCACAAAGACTGATAGATATCTATGGATACTATAATTTCTTGAACCTAGTAGAATTTATGAAACAGAATCCCAGTATGGTTCAAATGGGATTAAGTCTAATCAATAAAAATAATGCAGTATAGAAGAAATGAAATTTAAATCATTACAAAGAGGAGATTCAGTCTTTACTCTAGAAAGAGACAGAAGATCAATGTACCCAATCTTTGACCGAGCTAAAGTAGTAAAGGTAGGAGAAAGTAAACCCAGAGCTAATAAAAATGGTGATGGCTTTTCTAATCTTATAGAAATTGTTCTTCAAGATTCCATTGGTACAGTAACAGTATATTTACCTTCGGATGGGAATGAGGGTATTTATAACAATGTGTACTACACTCTAATTGGAAGTAATATTGTAAACGAAGTATCATTGCAAAGGTCACAGGCTCTTGGTATTATTAATAATGTAGGTAAATACGAGAACATAATAAAGGAATGCGATAATATCCTTGCTATGTTTGAAAACAAGGAGCCCACTAATGGTAGTCAATTCAATGAAGAATTCGCTTCATTCAGGAAAGATGTAGTATCAGTATTACAATCACAACAGCAAGCCATAAACCTTATGATGGATTCACTTGGCTTGAATAAACCGAAGGAAAATCCAGATGGCAAGTAAGTCAGTAAACATAACTATAAGTACTCCCTTGGGAGACTTACAGATATATACTGACCCAAAAGAACAGGCTAGAGCTGAGAGGTTAATTGCAGAAACTCCTTCTATCATGAGGAATGCTTATGATAGAGCTACTGAGAAATTCGGCAATCAACTTCTCAGACTTGTGAAAAAATGCCTAAGAACAGGTACTCCCCCAAGAGGAACCCATTGGGATCCTCACTCTGCTAATACTATTAAACGATATGGAGAGCATACCCTTTTGAATTATACGGGTCAGTATTTGAGATCAGTACAAATAGTAAAACAGAAGAATCGAACTTACGTAGGTATACCTACTAATCTTAAGAAAACCCGAAAGGGTGATAGGACTAGTAAAAGAACCTTGAACCAAGTAGCTATCATGTTGGAATATGGTTCTAGAGGTGATAATTTACCTCCAAGACCTCTATGGGCACCAGCTTTCGAACAAGTTGGTGGTAAGAAGGTTCTGAAGGAAACTATAGTAAGAGAACTTCGTAAAGAAATAAGGAAATATAGAAGATAATGGGATTCACTATAAGCAAGAATCAAGGTTCAGGTAGGACTGTTATAACGGTAACACCAGAAGAAAAGAATGCTACGAACAAAGATATAGTTCAGATCTTAACAGTAGAAGCTGTAGATGGGTCAACTAAAGAAGTAAAGCTTATCCACAAGAAAGGGGAAGGCAATTATGAATACACTTTCAGAGTTTCACCCACTGAATTATACTTTGAGCCTACAGGAGAAAGTAAAGAGGTTACTATTGTATCTACTAAACAAATGGTAATCAATGGAAAGAAAGTTGGTGATCCAGTTAATGTAAATTATACTAGGGAAAACTCTGGAGATGTATCTGGCTCTGGTACTACTCTTATCATGAGCTTAAACGATAATACTCATAATGATAAACTTGGCCAAGTAATTTTCATACAGGATGAATCAGGTAAAACTGTAGTTGTAACTTGTAGACAGGGTAAAAAAGAGAACACTGCTGGAGGGGATATTGGTCTTATCCAATTATGGTCTGGTTCTGGAGTTCCTGAAGGTTATGTACTTTGTGATGGAAGTCAAGTAAGTATAGCAGAATACCCAGAATTATATAAAGCTATTGGAGATAAGTATAATACTGCTTCTACTAAAGCTGGTTATATAAGTGTTCCAGACTTAAGAGGTAGATTTGTAGTAGGGTATGATCCAAGAAATTATGAATACGAACGTATTGGTAATACTGGTGGGCAGGCCTTAGTAACTCTTACTCTAGACCAAATACCTCCTCATAGTCATAAGATTACGTTTAAAGAGGAGAAATGGGGAGACAATAGTAATAAGCGACCATTCCCTAATCATACTAGGCCTGACTCAGGTTATACAGCAGATACTCAAGTAACCGGAGGAGGTAGTCCTCATGAGAATAGGCCACCATATTATGTATTGGCTTATGTAATGAAAATAAGATAGGAGGTAATTATGGTAAATTCACAAGAGATAGTAGAGAGAACCTTCTATATATGCTTATTGAATGTTCTCTTAGAAAAGAAGATGGGACTTAATCCTGAGGATTATTTACCTTTATCACAAGAGAATGAAAAGAGATTCCAAGAAGATAAGGAAGCAATAGATAAGTTCATTTACTTATTTGGTATAGGTAATAACCAGGTAAGAGGTCCTAAAACTTGTCCAAGGATAACTATAGAAAGCACTGCTTATTATCCTGGAGATATTGGAGTAGAGAAATATATCATTGGAGATAAATTAGAGGCAGGCAATTATCAGATGTCAGAGTTCCCGTATGAAACCAAGGATATCACTATCGATATTCATCTGGTAGCAACTACTCAGAATGATATGAGATTACTTCACTCTATTCTTCATGAAGCATTACCCACTAGGGGATATATAAGACCTTACTTCAATGATTTAGAAGAATGGGATAAAGGTAGGATAGCTCCTACTGGGAATCTGTTTATAGAGATTGGTAATTTCTATGATCACCCAGATGAATCCCATGGATTATTGGAAAAGGTATACCAATATATATGTAAGGATGGTATTATACCAGAAAAACTGGTAGAAATGGGGGATCTAATACCTATAAAAGATATAAGTCTTTTACTAGGACCAGAATACCAAAAGGACGAGGAGATGCTCAATCTCAATATACATGTTTAACTCAAAAATTTACTAAAATGAAAAAGTTAGTGTTTATGCTGATGGCACTCATTTTACCAGTGTCATTATTTGCTGCAGAAGTAGAACCTTCAACTGGTTCACAGTTCGTAATCAATCTGGGTACCTTTACGGGTATAGTAACTTTGGTATCATCTTTGGTTACTCAGATACTAAAGGTAATCCCAGCTATCAAAGACAACAAACTTGCTAAGATTGGTATATCTGCCTTAGTAGGTATTCTTGTATGTCTTATAGCTTGGGGATTACAACTTACACCATTATTGGAAAACTACCCATTCTATCAGGTATTAATTTATGGATTAGCTGCTGGTTTATCAGGATGTGGTTTCTATGATGTGATTAAGGCTATCGGAGGTTTATTTAAGAATAAAGAAGATTAATTTTCTAATAATACCAGTAAGGTAACGATACTTACTGGTATTAATTAAATTAATGTATAACCTATAAAACACAAGGATATGTCAAAATCACCAAGAGTTGTTTTTAAATTCGAGAACAACAATGTTCAACAGACTACTCCTCTTTTAGGAGTATCATGTTTCTTGGCTAGAACTGAAAAAGGTCCCTATGATGATCCTTCAGAATTAATCACTTCTTTCTCTCAATTCCAAAGAATATTTGGTAAAGAGATTGTACCCGATGGTTCTGTATCTAACATAGAGAAAGCTTTAGTAGGAGGTTCTAAGCTAAGAATTATTCGTGTATTGGGAGCAGGTGCTAAAAAGGGTACCATTACTAAAGCAGAAGACTCTAGAGTATTAGAAGAAGATGAGATTGAATTAGCTTCTGCTATACCTGGAGAAGTTCAAGCTTCTGAAGTAATGAAATTTACTTCTGGAGGTACTAATGTAAGCTTTGGTTTGGTAACTAAAGGTTATGGTGATCCTATTGGTTCTGGAGAAACCTTTAAAGTAGGTTTTTCTAAATCAGTGAATACCATCTTCTATAACATATACGATGCCAATGGTTCCATCCTGGAATCAGGTCCGGTAATTACTTATAAAACTAAGGATGCTCAGAATAAAACTTCTGTAGATTACCTGGCTTTAAGCAACTTTGCTAGTAATTCTGCATACCTGGAACCTAAGATGGTAACCACTACCGATAAGATTAAGTCTTTCGAAAACCTGGTAGCTTGGCTTCAGACTTCAATTGACCAAACTGAGAATCCACTAACTATCCAAGTTGGAGGTAAAGAAGCCACTAGTACTGAGACTATGTTCAATGGTACACTGGGTACTGCTGGTGCTGACCCTACTGCAGATGAATGGATTGCTTCTTTGGACTTGGTAAAGGATTATACAGATGTTTATCAGTTAGCTTGTTCTCATATTCATCAACATCTGAAAACAGATCAAGATGTTTTAAAAGTACATAAGGCTGCTAAAGATATGTGTGCTGAATTGCAAGAATATACCTATTACATCGAAGTACCTAAATATACTACCCATTATTCTGAGGGAACTCAGCCTAGAAATAAGCAGAGCATTATCACTTGGATTAATAACTGTTTGGGTAGTATCGGTAACTCTAGGTATGCGGCCTATTTTGCAGGTGGTATCAAGTACTACAATGAATTCGGATTACTTACTAATTCAGATGTATTGGGTACTATTTTCGGTTTGGGTGATACTTCTGCTTCTAACTATGGACCTTGGAAGTCATTTGCCGGTATGAATCGTGGAGTAATCTATGATGGTCAGGGCCCAGTAAGTCCTAATTATGGTAGTGATTCTCGTTATAATGAACTAAACGAATTGGCTCAGATGTATGCCAACATGATTGTAATCAAAGATACTCCGTCTTCTGGTAAACAAACCATGTTATGGCATTGCTTCTCTTCTCAAGTAAAACAAGATTCAGAAAGATTCCTTTCAATTGTAAGGTTGAATTTGTACTTGAAGAAGACTCTTCGTCCTATATTGAATAAGTATTTGGAAGAGCCCAATATCTGGGGTACTTGGAAGAATATCTATCTTGAGGTAAAACCAATCCTAGATAATCTGGTAGATGAAAATGCTATGTCAGAGTATATATGGATGGGTGACCAAGATGCTGGCTCTTATTCAGAACTCTCCGTAAATAATGAAGCTGATGTCCGTCAGGGTAAATATAAAGTAATCCTGAAGTATAAGGATATTGTTCCTATGCAAGAAATTACAATTAACATTGTAATCGATGCAGCTTCTAAATCAGTTAATATTTCAGAAAACGAATAACATTAAAATCATAAAACATGGGAGCAAAAGTAAAGAATCCTAGAAAGAAATTCCTATGGAGCATCTCTTTCCCAAAACATCCTATCAATACATATCTATTCCAGACTTGCCAACTTCCAGATATTGAGATTGACCAGGTTGCTCATGGTGATGTAAACAGAGATGTAAAAACTGCCGGTAGAGTTACCGTAGGTAATCTGGTAGTAGAGAAACTTTTAACTACTGCTGGTTCAGATACCTGGCTTCAAGATTGGTTATATTCTTGCCAAGATATGATAGCTGGAGGTGGGTTAGTTCCTAGTGAATATTGGGAAACTGCCATTGTAAATGAACTTGCAGAAGATGGAGTATCTGTCCTAAATACTTGGCTGCTTGAAGAAGTTTGGCCTTGTAAAGTAACTGGCCTTGACTTAGATCGTATGGCTTCAGAAAACACAATAGAAAATATAGAATTTTCTGTCGGTACTTGCGATAAGTATTAACTCTCTTAGTCATTTTCTTACTAGAGTTTTAGGTGGAGGGGTGGGATTCCTAGATAAGGAGTTTCACCCCTTTCTTGTTGATACTTACCGCTACTATGAAATTATGAACTTTTAAAAATTAGATAAAATGGATATGACACTAAGAACCTTAGTATTCACTGCTCCTTCTGGTAGACTTTTTGAAATCAGAGAGCAGAATGGTGAAGATGAAGAAATTATCACCAACCCGGTAGATTCAAAGAATCTTATGAATCTTACCAAGTATATTTCAGCAATAGTAGTTAAAACGAATGCTACTAAGTCAGGTAGATTAACCATAGAGGATGCTCTTAAGTTACCTTTGCTGGATAGATACTGTATCCTATTTAATTCTCGAATCTTCTCTTTGGGAGAGGAAGTAGAATTTACTTATAAATGGGATAACAAGGATTCTGTAACTTACTCTCAGGACTTGAGAGAATTTCTTTTCGATTATGCAGTACTTCCTACAGAACAAGAAATGGAAGAAAAACCCAATGCCATTCCTTACTATCCGGGAAGAAAAGGAGAGGATGGATTTACTCTTATGCAATATACAGAGGAATTGAACTCAGGTAAGGTAATCCAATTCGAATTGATGGATGGAGAAAAAGAGTCTCAGATGGTTCAGCTTTCACCAAGTAAACTTACTCGACACTCTACTCTTCTTCTTCGTAACCTTAAATTAAAGGTAGATGATAAATTTGAGAAGGTAGAAAACTTCTCTCTATTCTCCTCAAGGGATATGGCAGAAATCCATAGATTGGTAAATACAGTAGATCCAATCTTCCATGGGTATACTCAAATCGAAAACCCTGAAACTGGGAACATGATGGATTACCCAATTATGGCTGCTCCTGATTTTTTCTACTTGACGGGAGATATAATTTAGAGGAAGATTACATATACATTACTCGGGCTGAGATAGTCTTAGACTATCTCACCTTTTTGTGTCTACCCGTTCGTAAAAGAAAGAAATTCCTACTCATAGCTGAGAATTATTATAAACAAATGAAGAAGAAAATGTCAACATGATAGGAGATACAAAAAGTTTAGTAGAAGTCGGAGTATCAATGGTACTCCGAGATAAGTTTAGCTCTGAAACCGGTAAAATTTCACAATCATTCAACAATATGATGAATGATATGAATGACTGGAACAGGGCTATTCAAATGAGTGCAGGTAATGCTGTACAAAACAGTATGAAATTCCTTGGAGGCATGGCAGAAGCTTATCAGTATTCGGCCAAGGTACAAGATACTATATTCATGGCCTCAAAGATTGCAGGAGCTACAGCTGAGCAACAAACTGAAATGATGCAATTAGCTCAAGCAGTCAATGCAGTTACTCCCTTGACTGCTGCAGATATTGCTTCCGGTCAAAGATATTTAGCAATGGCAGGTAATACAGTAGAACAGATAAAAGATATGACTGGGCCTGCTGCTAAGTTAGCATCTATCCTTGGTCAACCCTTTGGAGGTAAAGGAGGTGTAGCTGACTTGATGACTAATATCATGTCAATGTATGTTATACCTTCTCAACAAGCTACTAAGGTTACAGATGATTTATATACGGCTGTAACTAACGCTAATATGTCTCTTACCGATTTGGCTCAAGCTATTACTTATGCTGGAGCTGATATGGCTAATGCAGGATATGACTTAAGACAGACTGCTGCAGCTATTGGTGTATTGGGAGATATGGGTATTCAGGGTTCATCAGCTGGTACTGCATTAGCAAATATGATTCGTTATTTGCAACTTTCTTTAGCCGACCAGAAAAAGAAAGGGTTTAGTGCATTAACTAGCTTAGGTTTAAGTCCACAAGATTTCTTTGATGCCGAGGGTAATCTTATTCGATTAGATAAGGTATATCGTAAGTTTGGAGAAGCTCTTATGAATAAACCCCTTCTGGAAAGAACTAAAGCTTTCTATAATATCTTCGGAGTTCGAGGTACTCGTGATATCTCTAATCAGATTCGAAATATGATGTCGGGTTCTGATAAGATGACTAAGATCTTAGAACAATATGATAAGAACTCCGGCATAGTAGAACAGGTTACTGAGGAAAGATTGAAGACTCCACAGGGTATCATTGAAGCTTTCAAATCTAACTTTGAAAACTTAGTAGTAAATATAGGGTCAACTTTAGCCGACGTCTTTAACCCAATATTAACTGTATTCACTAAGATATCCCAATGGGTACAAGGAATAGCTGGTACTATAGGAGGTCAGATAGTAGTTAAAGCATTAGCTTGGGGTTCAATTACGGCTTTAGTAGTAAATGGCTATAGGTACCTAGCTGCTACTGGCAGAATGCTTTCTACTTATATGCAACAAACCAATACCCAATCTCAGGCTACAGCAAGTGGAGTTAGTAAGTCTGCAGCTGCAGCTGCAGTATTGGAGACCCGATTAATACATATCACTCAGATTATGAGGGAACAATATTACCTTCAAAAGGCAATGGCTTTCGGTTGGACTGCTGGACCCAGAGGAGGTTGGTATGGGCCTGATGGTAAACGTATTAGGAAGTTTGGAATACCCGGGCCAACATTGGGAGGACTTGGGGGAGGTACTACTAAACCGCCTACTCCTACTGCCGGACCTGCAGTAGCTAGGTTAGGTATGAAAGGTTTATTCGGTAGATTGGCTGGATTCTTGGGAGGCCCTTGGGGAATGGCCATTGGTATAGCATTACCTCTTGTAGCAGATTATTTACCCAGGTTAATAGATTCCTTAAACAAGAACACTGATTCTAATCTATCAAAGGAAACTCTAACTAGTGATGAATATTTAACCGAGAAAATGGCAAGAGCTATCAGGGCAGCTTTACTGAATGATAAACCTAATGGTACTGTTAACATTACTATTGATGGAGCACCAGTTGGTTCTGTAGCTCCAGGTGAAACTTTAGGAGTTAATTATGCTACTCAAATTGGATTAATACCTTAAATTATGGCAAGAATATTAGGAAAACTAGCAGGTAAGGTTGTTAAGAAATATAATAATCTTACCCAAGATACTGCTGGAGTACTTACGGGTCCCCTAAATAAACTATGGAGAGCTAAGATACACCTTAACCGATTAACTTCAGGTTTACCTAAGGATACTGCTCCTCGAGGTAAACTGTTTAATCCGAATGGAGCTTTGGGAGAAAGGGAAAGATCTTCCAAGAATCCATTACTCAACAGTTCTCTTCAAAGTATTAGGAGATTACAACTTCAGCATGGAAATCTTAAGATTGACAAAGATGATCCTGCTCAAGGTAGGACTGTAGTAGAAAACAATAAACTTTATGGAGTAAGCCAAGATATAAGAAAACTGAACCAGGTAATCATATATAATACTAATGTTAGCCCATACCAATATATTGTTTTACAGAATAGACCTCTGAGCTTTGATTTTAGAGGAGAAACAACTTGGGCTACCATTAAGTCTATGGGTAGAAATACTCCTATGTATCATTATACTGGTTCAGAAGATATTGTACAATTCAATGTATCTTGGTACTGTGATGATCCGGATAATCCTGCTGAAGTATTAACTAAATGTAGGTTATTAGAATCCTGGAGTAAATCTAATGCTTATCAAGCAGCTCCTCCAATCCTACAGATTCAGTGGGGAAATTCTGATACATTTGAAGGTCATTATTATATACTTACTTCTGCTACATATTCTCTTTCTAATTTTAGAAATGCTTCTAGACAACGTATGAAAGGCTCAGTAGATATAAGAGAAGACTTAAACCTGTATCCTGCTACTGCTACTCAAGAATTAATATTCAAACGAGTAAGCTCATATAGTTTATCTTATGAGGATATTGTTAAAAGTAAAGCTGCAGAAAAGACTGTGGGTATTTTTACAACCGATAAAATCAAGTAACCATGGATATAACTTCTTATTTAGTTGGAGCAAGTCCATACGATAATGGATTTACTCTGAATTATGGTGATGGGGATTATTCTTTAGAATCCTACCCATTACTTATACCCTCTTCTCCCAATGACTTTCAGCATACCTTGAAAGAGGGTGAAACTCTACAGAATATCGCTTATAGGTATTATGGAGATTCGGGTAAATGGTATATTATTGCTGAGTATAATAACATAATAAATCCGTTCACTGAATTAAAAGGTGGAATGGTATTAATGATACCGGCTTATGGAAGTTAAAGCAAATAATCCCATATTATATAAAGGCACAGGTACTCCTTACCTAGCCATTTTTGATAATCAAGGTATACCAGTTATGAACCCTCTTACTGGTATACCTTTAGGAGCGTATATAAGTAGCTGGTCATATGTATATGATGAAGAAAAAGAAAACTTAGCTACAATAACTATTGATACTGGTAATCCAGATACTGTAGATGTAGAAGCTTTACAGGAAAATAGAGATATCTTTTTACAGTGGGGATATATTTTTAGTGATGGTACATTTGTATCAAGCCCAGCTATAAATATCAAAGTAAGAGATTTCGATTGTATCTTTGATTCTACAGGTACCCATATAACTATCAAATGTATTGATGGCACGAATCATCTTAGGTTTATGCCCCCTCATAAACCTACTGAGGATACCGATGATAGTATGGTTAAATTCTTGGATTCAGGATGCGGATTAAATGTTGGAGTAATAATAGAAAGGTTTGAGTAATGGCAAATATAATAAGTAATCAAGCTTATCAAGCTATACAGGTACCCACAGAAGTTACTCCTGAAGTACAGGGTACCATTCTATATGCCAATCAGTTTAGTGGCATAGGTCAAGTAGGTATGCCAGACGATTTAGCTGAAGTACTTAATTCTAACTTAGGTACAATAGGTAATAATGTTCTAGTTCAACTAGAAGCTAAAATGGCTGCCTATGGTAATGGGCCTTGGTATGTGGATAGTAGAGATGGGGTAATTTACATACATAACCGTAAGTTTCAACAACCTCCTCATCATACTTACATATTCCAAGCTGAAAACGGAGAAGTATTAAGAGTATCTTTTACTACTCAAAGATCTACTAAGCAGAAGATGATGCAAGTGGGTAATACTATAAAACCTGAGGATAAGCAAATACAAATCCAGGTAAGTTACATCGATGACCAACAGAATGAGATTCTACATGACCCACTACAGTTAGATGCCCTATCTACAGTAGATGTGCAAAGCCCAGGATTATTTCATAGATCCCCCGAAGTTTTAAAACCCCATGTTGATAGTAAGGTAGAGAAATGGAAAGAAGATAGATTGAAATCCTTAGATGAAGAATTGGCTTCTAAAAAACAAGCTCAAAGACTAAAGACTGAATCTGCTAAGAAAGAATATGATGCTAAGGGTACTGGTTATTTAGATGCAGGTGGTGGATTAGAGTCTATGTCCGATACAGAATTAAGGGATGCTACTTCTCAAATGCTAGAGGAAGCTTATACTAAAGGAGAACTAACTAATATAAAATCTTCTATTGATGCACTAGTAGCGGGAGGAATGGACCTTACTTCTGCAATGAAACAAGTATACCAGGGTTTAAATTTTGTATTCAAAAATAAATACACTGAGGTATGGACTGAAGTTTGGGAAGATCCTCGTTCATATTCTTCTGGGGAATTAAAGTCTTCTAGTCGTGTGAATAGTATGACTGAACTGAATGCAGAGAAAAGGAAAACTCAGGAGGGGCTAGCTAAAATGCAAGAAGATCCAAATATCATTGTCTATCCTTTAACTCTTCATGAAGAATCCTATTATCCTCAAACTTATAATCCAGTCCAAGCTGGTAGAGGTCCTGGAGATAATCATGGGTACTATCGAAGCCGAGTAAAGGTATTCAAAAAGGTAAAACAGCTTTTGAAAGTACCTGCTTGGAAAACTCTTACTAACTTATATGATAGAACTGGAGGAGTAGGTAATAGAGAAAGAGCAATGAGAATAAATGCTAATGGAGGTTTAAAGATAACCGAGAAAAAACTAATCTGTCAAATGCAAGTAGTAGGAAGACCTTCATTAAAAACCTCAATGGTACTTCAGCTTTTGAACGTTGGTAAAAGGTGGTCAGGATATTGGTATATAAAGAAATGTACTCATAGAATGGATGCTGGTACAGGATATATTACTGACTTAGAATTAGTTAGGAATAATGGAACCGCTGGCTTTCAAGTTGCTGCTGGTAATATTAATACTCAAGATGTGGTATCTAATAATGCCAGAAGTCAAGGAACTACTGATGTAGGTAAAAATAAAGCTGGAGATGCTCATTCTTCTGATTTTACCATAAATGCTACTAAGGCAGAATATGAAGCCTTCAAAGCCTTGGATGGTAATACCGAAGAACAAAGAAAGTTTGTTCAAGATATGGTTATCTATAGGGAACAGAATGCTAATACTCCTACCAAAGGTAATGATGGCATCATAGAAGTAGAAAGAACTGTATACCAATCTACAGGTAAAGATGGAGAAGACGTAGTTACCATTACTAATGTTAAACGTAAAAAGGTAGAAGCTACTAAGGATGTATATCGAAAGTATAATTTCAATATAGATTACATTATTAAACAGATGAACCAAGACTTTTCTAAAACCGAATGATATGGCTTATGAATCAGCAAAAACAATAACTGAACAAGGATTAGAATCCTTGGGAAGATACTATTCAGTGTACAGGGCCATGGTAGTTAATAACACAGACCCAGATCATATGAATCGTATAAAAGTGGCTATACCTGAAGTAATGGGAGGAATAGTACTCTGGGCTTATTCAAAGGGTCAACATGGATCTACTGGGTCTGGTTTTAAAATGATGGCTCCTAAGAATGGTGATATAGTATATATTACCTTTGAATATGGAGATCCTAGTAAACCTCTATGGGAATATCATGGTTGGGCTCAAAACCAAATACCCGATATCCTGGATGATCCTGATACTATGGGTATAGTTACACCTAATGGGAATAGAATCTGGTTAAATGATAAAGATGGATCACTCAAGATGTACTTATATGGGTCTGCTACTATTTACGCCGAAGGCCCAGTAAGTATAAATTCTAAAGCTCAAGCTTATGTGAATGCCTCAAAGGTTATAGTGAACCAAGGTAATAATGATGGTATAATCAATATCAATGAATTAACCCAGAAACTAAACCAATTAGTTTCAGAGATAGAATCATTAAAAGCTCAATATAATTCTCATACCCACTCTGGTATTCAATCGGGACCTGCAGTTAGTGGACCTGTTATTACTCCAGTCACGAAACCATTTTCTACTTTTAATAAAACAGATTATGAGGATTCTAAATTTGTACATTAATGGCAAATAACTTATACACTAATATTATCGGTATTGGCCCTTTGTTTCCAATACGGATTACTGAGAATGAAAAGGGAGAGAAAGGTTGGTATCCAGTAAATGGGGATATTGAACTTGTTCATAATAACCTATCTGCTCTCCTTTGGTATGATATAGGTCAAAGATTCAGGCAAGAAGATTTTGGTACTAGGCTATGGGAATGTATAGAAGAACCCAATACCCAGGCTTTAGCTTTCTTGGTAAAAGACTTCTTAAAGAAAGCTATCTCTACCTATGAAACTAGGATTACTTTTAAAAGCCTGAATATGAGGTTAGAGGGTACCAAGCTTTTCATCGAAATGAATTATGTAATTAATCAAACTGGTAGCCAACAGGTATTGGGTATTAGTTATGATAGGTCTGAAAATATTTTAAAACCTTACTAATATGATAACGAATAAATGGCTAAACCCTTATCAGAGATCCTTTCAACAGATTAAAGCTAAGTTGATTGAATCTCTTACTACTATCAAGGATAAGAATGGTCAGACTCTTATCACGGATTATTCCGAGGGTAATATTCTGATAATTATCCTATCTCTGTTTGCAGCTATTGCTGAAGTACTTCATTATTACATTGATAACGTGGGTAGGGAATCTTTCTTATCCACGGCTCGGCGTTATGATAGTGTAGTAAAGCATGGCTTATTGGTAGACTATCATCCGAGAGGAGCAGTAGCTGCTTCAGTAGATGTAATCCTAACTCGTGATCTTACAGGTAGTAATATTGCTTCTAGGTTGACTATCCCAAAAGAAACTCTCTTTACAGATGTTAATGGTAACTCCTGGCTTTCTGCTAGAGACGTAACTTGGTATGCTAATGTTACTACTTGTAAAATACCTCTGATTCAACATGAGAAATATAATCAGTCTGGATTGTCGGGATTAGTAATACCTTCCGAAGGTAGACCCGAAATCACAATAGGTAAATTACCCGATGGTAAATACTATGAGCATGGTACAATGCAATTATCTATTGATGGAACTACTTGGACTTTAGTAGATACCTTTGCTTATTCTAAACCTTCAGATAAACATTTTATGGTAACTGTCAATGCTAGCCAAGTTGCCGTAATAGTATTTGGAGATGGTACCTTTGGTTCTATACCTTCTGCAGGTCAAAAGGTAACATCAGCAAGCTTCTATATCACCACGGGTATTCAAGGTAATGTACCAGCTGGTTCTATTGTACAAACTCCAGCCATAGTAAAAGCTTCTATATCTGAGGCTACCACTAGTAATCAATATGCTGCAGGAGGAGGTTCTAGTTATGAGAACTTTGGTATGTTAAAAGAACATATACCCTTGAGTGTTAAAACTCTTGGAGTAGCTATAAGCAAACAGGACTTCGTAGATTTAGCTATGCTAATAGATGGAGTAAATAAAGCTGCCGTAGATTATGAATGTGGAAGAAAGCTTACAGTATATATCAGTGCTGATAATGGTGGAGTAGCTGATTCTGCTATGATAAACAAGGTTTATACCCAACTATCACAGAGAGCCCCCTTAACTACTTGGCTTCAAGTTAAATCTGCAGGATTAGTAGATATAACCTTAGAGATAGAAGTAACCGGTAAGAAATCTTATAAGACCAACGAAATCCAAGCTCAAGTTCTGAATGCCTTATACAATGCTTATTCTATTGAGAACTCCGAGATTGGGGGCAAAGTAAGAATCTCAGATATTTATGCTTTGATTGATAACCTATCTACGGTAGATTACTTACATATCAAGAAGTTCTATATTAAACCTTGGCCTGTTACCATATATGGTAACAAGGAATTACTTCTTGGTCAGTTTAAATTAGAGAAAGCTAATGGGTCCATGACCTATTTTATAAACTTTACTGGAAGCAATTCATACACTGTAAAAGCTTCAAGTGGAGGATTCCAAACTACTGGCTCTGTAGGTAGTACTATAAACATCACTGATAAAAATAATGGTATCACTTTCTCTTTGGACATACAAGCAAATGGCTATCAACAGGGATATCGTTATTCTATTACTATCTCAGAACCTAATATGGATTATGAAGATCCTGGATATAACTTACCTGTATTCCAGAAATCTTCTCAATTAACTTTAACTGTTCACGAAACTGTTTAATATGATAGACCTTAAGAAACTTATAGATTTCCTACCTTTTGAATATAAAGACCAAGACACTTATAAGGTAGATGGAAAGGGTATCTTAGAAAGGTTCCTAGAAATTTGTGGAAGTTATTTTCAAGATAATATATCCGCAGATATTGAGAGTTTACTAGGAATAACTGACTTTGATACCTGCCCAGAGATTTATTTGAATTACCTTTGGGAAAGCTTTGGGCAATTACCTTTTGCAAGGTGGAATAATATTGATGAAAGAGCTTTTAAAACTTATTATAATGGTCTGTTAAGTGAAGCTGAATTAAATAGCCTTAAGTCTAAATGGGTTTTACCTAAGAAAGGAGCTTTAGCTTTAACTACTAAACAAATAAGAGATTTACTCAAGTATTCTATATCTCTGATAAAGATACGAGGTACTTCTCAGTTCTTTGAAATATTATTCCGAATGTATGGGTTAAACTGTACCATTGATGACCCCGCTAAATCAGGTTATGATGGTTGGTTAAAAACACATCCTTACTTTGACCAAGATCAGTATTATGATAAATCTAACTTTGATAACATTTACGGTTGTAGTCAATGTATCAATGTAACCTTCCATATAACTGGACATGGCTATTCAAATAACTCGGGAGAATTTATAGAGTTCAGAAAAGCTATAGAAAATATAATCGATAGATTTAAGCCTTATCATGTAGGAGCTATTATTGATTATGGTTTTAATATAAATGATAATTATCTGATAACAGCCGATTTTGTAGACCCAAATATAAACACTATTCAGCCTGGGTATATAACCTCTGTACCTATTAAGGTTACAGTCTCTAGTAATTATCAAAATGCCGACTTAAGGTATCAGGTATCTGGAGATGGTAATACTTGGGGTTACAAGAAATATGAAAATGGCACTATTTTTAATGCCACTATAGGTAATCAGACTTATTATTTTAGAAGTGTGGGAGACCCGACTAAAGTTACCCAAGTTCATGTAAAATTAAAGGAAGTAGTCAAATCCTATAATATATCGGTTAATCCAACTACACTGCATATTACACCAACTAATAAGGAGGTATCGGCTACAATTTCCGCTACTCTTTATCAAGAAGGTAAACAGACTCCAGTTAATATACAATTGGTTGGGGAAACTGAAGTTAAGCCTTCTGGTTCAACTTATAAATTTAAAGAGCCAGGTACTTATGAATTCCAGATTGTAGAATACCCAGTAAAAAGAGTTTCACTGGTTGTTACTAGAGAACCTAATAAATACAAGGTTAAATGTACTCCAGAAGAATTCAAGCTATCAAGTAATGTAACTAGTTTAGCTAAAACCCTACTAACTATAGAAGATGATTATGATGAGGAAGGTTTGGAATGTTACTTGATTGGTAAAGATGATACTAGGTATAAATCTGGGGATACTTTCCAAACATTTGGTACTGGAGTTTATAAGTTTGCTTGTACTAAGGATAATTTAGAGAACTTTGATGGTATAGGAATATTTACCGTATATACCAGTATCTCTAAATTCACTTATCATTTATCTAAAGAATATCAAACTTTATCTTTAGAGATGGGAAGTGGATCTGTAAATCAAGAACTTTACTTATCAGTAACTCCCCCTGATGATCCCGATAATCTTATAGATTATGGAGTTAGTATTTATTGTGATAATACTAAGTTAACCGATATTACCTTGAATAAATCTGGTAATGGTAAAGCTAGTGCTACTTATTCATGCAATAAACCGGGAAGTTATAAAGCTGTATGTAAGGGAGATCCTTCAGTTTATACTACTTGGTCAGTATATAGTTATACCAAACCAGAAGATCCCTATATTTATATCGAAGCAGTAAATCCCTCAGATCCTAATTGGATATCTCCAAAGGATTGGGCTAATACTCCAAATAACCAGAAGGTAAATGTATCATATCAACTTGCTGAAGGTAAGTCGGTTACTATCCGAGTAATGCCTTTCGAAATAGAGGAATATGATTCAGTATTACTTATGGAAACCGGAACAGAGTATAAATTCGAAGAAGTTATTACTTTAGATAAAGCGGGTACCTATACCTTTGTTGGTAAGGGTAATAAAGACAAGAAGGCTACATTAGTAATCAAAGACTATAATCTTGAAGTTAAGATAAGTTGTAGTCCTGAAAGAGCTACTCTAAGTGGGCAAGGAGAAGGAGAAGTATATACCACTGTGGTATGTTCTTCTAATCATAAGGATTTTATAACTGATGTAAGATTAGTGGGTCAAGCCGATTCACATCCAGTACCTTATGAATTTAGAACTTCTAATCCTGGTACTTATATATTTGAAGCTGTTAACAAAACCGATGTAAGGTGTACATTTGAAGTTACTTTAGCTTTTGATGTACAACCAAATGAATTGGTTTGGAACTCTGATGATATTAGCAGTAAAACTTTCGAAATAGATATACCCGAAAATACAGCATGGAGAATAACCACGAAACCTCAGGAATAAATCAATATTACGACATGTATACTGAAACATCCACTACATCTATAGTATCTAAAGGATTTACGGTAGCTTTTGCTACAGAGTGTCTTCAATTATTATATGACCTTCGATGGATGATCCTATTAGCATTCATATTGATAATTGCCGACTTCTGGTTTGGAATGAATGCTAGTAAGTTAAAGGGCATACCCATTAGAAAATCCAGAGCTGGAAGAAGAACTTTTAATAAGATAATAGATTATATATGTTACTTATTAATGGGAGCAGTTCTTGGTAAGGCTATTGGAGAGCCCTATGGGTTAGACCCATTAGTAGTATCTATAACCGTATTGGTAGTATGTTACGGATTTGAAGTAGATTCTATCTATGGTCATATATGTACATTACACGGAGTAGAAAAGAGATACAGTATCTGGAAGATACTTTGGTCTATAGTAACCTTGAAGTTCAATAACTTATCTGAAGCTTTCAAGGATATGTCAGAACAATCTAGGAATTATAAACAATCTAAAAACAATAGTAACAATGAAAACGTACTTTAAATATGAGGGTTTGATTAAATCTAAGGAGGCAGCAGAAGCAATTGCTGCCCCTGTTGCTCTTGGCCCATTCTGTGGATTCGGCTCAGTTAAGGTATCTGGTAATAAGCTATCAGTTCAAGCTAAAGCAGAAAATGGTAAGGTATTCAAGAATGATGTAGCAGATAGAATTACTGCTAGATATATGGTAAAGAATTCTGAAGATGGAGAATCACCTCAGATAAACTTCGGATGTATTTCTAGGGATGGTTATATATTCATCTCTGATGATGAAGAGATAGTAGTAGATAATATCCAAGGTGCTCAAGGGGCTAATTCAGATATCTTCTTATTCGCAGTTCATCAAGAAGTATCAGAACCAATTGAAAACCCTATTACTTTCGTAGCATATTGGTCTTCATCTTATGAAAGCTTATATACTCTGTATAAACAATCACAGAATCCTTACTATCCCTTAGCAGAAGACAAAATCTCTTGGGATATAGTAAAGAATAATCCTGCTTCACATGAGAAATTAAATTATACCTATCTTAATTCTCAGGTAGAGGGTGCTTGTGAACCCTACAGAAATAGTAAGAATACCATGGTACTGATTGGAGTATATGGTTCTGGTACTGATGCTAATACGAAGGAGTCAGAAAACTATGCAATCATCCCTTATGGAGGTTGTTTCCCTCAACCACTACCCTTTAACTCAGCCTACAATGGGATCATGACCCATTCTATTCAAAGAGTAGAACATGTACTGGAAGGATTCGGAGGTAAAGATGACCAGACTAATGGTATAACTAATCTACAAGAATATCTTACTAATCTGAAGAATGAGCTTATAGAAATGATTAAAAACTCGGCTTCTTCAGTTCCCCCTGGATTAATCGCTATGTTTTCAGGTACTACTCCTCCAGATGGTTGGGCATTCTGTGATGGTATGTCTGGTAGACCTAATCTATTGGGTAGATTTGTAGTAGGGTATGATCCAAGTAATCAGGATTATAATACCATTGGTAACATGGGAGGAGAAGCCCTAGTAACTCTTACTCTAGACCAAATACCTCCTCATAGTCATAAGATTACGTTTAAAGAGGAGAAATGGGGAGACAATAGTAATAAGCGACCATTCCCTAATCATACTAGGCCTGACTCAGGTTATACAGCAGATACTCAAGTAACCGGAGGAGGTAGTCCTCATGAGAATAGACCTCCTTATTTCGTACTAGCTTATATCATTAAACTATAATTCTATATAAACTTTTAAAATTATTAGGGCTTTTATATTTAAAGAACAGCTAATCGCTTTCGTCCAACACACAAGTGGAATTCTTATTGGGAAATAAGTTACACTGGAAAGGGAACCTCATGCACTGGGTTCCCTTTTTTTTTATGTTAGTAATGTAAGTCTTCTTTAGCTTTCTCTTCCCAATATCTTATATCTTCTTTAAGTTCTGAGATATATCTTACCGAAGATTTAGTTCTAGGCATATCAAAAAACTCTACTAATAAAATGTTAGTGATACGAGAACCATCCTTGATTCTCTCTTTAATATAGGGAGGAGGACTAAGCAATATCTCAAAGATCAAATAAGCATCGGGAGATAGGTTCTTCTTCATATATTTATATAACATATCAAGCATTTCTCCTTTAGCTTTCTCTTCTTCTGTATCATCTTCTAGTTCTTTATCATTATCGAATAAATCTTCTAATTGGTAAAGATTCTGATGATATTCTGCTCCCTCTCCATAAGCAGTTCTTAATAAATGATTCTTAAAGGTACTGAGAGAAGCTAGTATCCTTGCTTTTAAATGTTCTTCTTCACAAGTACCGTAATATTTATTAAAGACAAATAACATCTTATCCCAGAAATAAGAACTTATGATATCTGGTGTAACATTAAACCTCCTATTATCAATTTGCTTAGTAAGACGTCTGATAACTGGTTTACAGATTTTATACATCCTATCAAAAGTTTCCTTATCATAATTTTCTTGCATAGGCTTCAACCTATGTATCTCTGACCCGTTGTTGCCATTTTCCTTTATCTTCATAAGTCTATGTTTAAAATGATATGCAAATATAAGTATAATAAATCAAATATAAAATAATATATTAATAAAGTTCACCTAGAAGCTGAGGATTAGTGAGTACTAGGATGAGAGTCTATATGTACAACTCTAACCGAGACTATAGAAATCTATATGATTATACTTAATTATATTGCAATATGAAAAAAGATAATACCAAGTTTGAATTTGACACCAGCTTTCAATTAGAAATCCTAAGGTATCTCTTAAAGGATAAAGAGGGAGGTCTAATAATCAAAAAGATTAAACCAAGTTACCTAGTTCTGATTGAGCATTCTTTAATTGCCGAGGGCATATTTAAGTTCTTCAAAAAGAAAAACAAGATGCCTTCTAAGAATATCCTTAAAGAAGTTATAAAAGAATTACTTGAATCTAAAAATTACGTTGACCTGGTTACTAAGGATGATATACCCAATATTCATAAAATAATCGATGACCTATATTCAAATCCTTTGAATGATTCCGAATACATTCGAGAAAAGATATATCAATTCTCTACCTATGTAGAGATGAAGAACTTGAATGATTCTTTTGATTTGGATAACTTCGAACAATACGAAACCTATTCAAGGAAAATAGAAAAGATACTTCAAAACTCGAAACCCAAGAAAGATGATGAACCTATCTTTATGATAAGGGATATTACAGAGAGACAATTCAAACGTCAAGCAGAACCATCTGTAATACCTTGTCCATTTAGACAACTTAATGATATTACCAATGCTGGAGGTTACCCAGAACATTCGGTAAATGTTATTCTCGATAAACCTAAAGCTAAGAAAACTTTCTTCATGGTAAACTTGGCAAGAGGGTATTTAAGAATGAAGAAATCAGTTTTATATATAGATACTGAAAATGGTAAAGAACAAATCATGGACCGATTTATTCAATCCTCTATCAATAAAACTAAGAAGGAATTATACTCTGGTGAGTATGACAAACTCGAAGCTAAACATCTTCGTAAACTTGCAAGATTTGGAGTTGAACTAGTAGTTGAAAGAGTTCCTGCAATGATTACAGATTGCAATTATATAAGGGAACTTATAATCAAGTTAAGAAACCAGGGTATTAATATTAAAGTACTAATGGTGGATTATGCAGGAAAGCTTGCTTCAATTGCCAGAGATAAAGAGGATTTCGACCGTATATCGAATGTATATATCGATATTCAGAACCTAGCAGAAGAGATGGACTTAGATATTGTATGGACTGCTCACCATATTACCAGAGAGGGTAAGAAACATAGGACTACTAGATATGATGAAAATGATATCTCGGGTTCTATTGCAATTGTTCGTAATGCTCATACAATAGTTGGTCTTAACTCTACTGAACAAGAAGAAAAAGATGATATACTTCGTTGTGAATTAGTAGTACAAAGAGATGGTTTACCTAGTGGTAGAGCATTATTTAAATGTGATGTTGAAAGGCAAAGATGTGTAGAGTTTACTAAAGAACAACGTAAACAGTACGATGAAATATATGGTGAAAAGCTTGAGGAATCTCTTAAGAAGAAAGGGAATCCTGATGCTAACGAAGATAAGTATAATAAGAAACAAGGAGATATATAAACCTAAAATATAAGATTATGATTAAGAGATTAGAAGGAATCCAAAAAGGTCAGAAGGTTTACTTAGTACCTTCAGATTCAAGATGTACCCCACAATATGCCGAAGTATATTCAGTGGGTCCCAAGTATATAAAACTTACTGGAGTTAATATAAGTTTAAGGGAGTTCTTCTCTGAAGATGGGAGATCTGCTAAATGGGGAGGATGGGAACTTTTCCTTTCAAAGGAATCCTATGAAGAACATAAAGAATTACTTTCACTCAGGTCACAGGTAGTTACTTTATTTGAGCAAATGGTACTGAAATGCGAAGACCTAGATAAATTACGTAGGCTAAAGAAAAGATATGCCGAATACGATGACCCATTACCATTTTAACCATGAGTAAGATCACTAATGAATTTAAAACCAAGCTCTACAATTATTTTATTAAGAGCTTGGGCGCTTATCAATATAAACATGGTTGGATGAAATTACCCGTATGCCCATTCTGTCATAGGGAACATAAGATGGGAATTAATCTTTCCATGTACCGTACCAATTGTTTTAGATGCAATTATCATATGAATCCTGCTCAACTAGTAATGGATGTTGAGGGATTTGATACTTATGCAGAACTTTTAAAATTTCTAGATAATGGAAACTTTACAGACAAAGCTTTCTCAGAAGAGAAGATTGAATTATCCGATGCTAAGCCCGTCTATCTTCCAGATGGGTTTAAACTCATTAATCAAGGAACATCACAAGTTGCAAGAAGCATTAGAAGTTACATGTCGAGCCGTGGGTTCACTATCGAAGAATTATCAAAACACGGTATCGGATATGTTGCCACTGAGGGACCTTTTTTTGGGTACCTCATCATACCATATTATTATAAGGGCACGCTCAGGTATTACAATGCGAGAAATGTTATTGGACAGGGCCCAAGATACAATAATCCAAATAAAGATATTACGGGACTTGGAAAGGAATTTATTATCTTCAATCAAGATGCCCTCGACATGTATAGTTCGATATTTATCTGTGAAGGAGCAATCAATGCACTTACTATGGGAGACAGGGCTATTGCCACCATGGGTAAGGCAATCAGTGCTTACCAAGTTAACCAGCTTATCAAATCTCCAGTTAATAGATTTATATTACTCCTGGACCCTGATGCCATCAAATATTCAATCAACCTGGCTTTCAAATTGGTCGCTTATAAAAAGGTCAAGGTTATACAATTGCCTGAAAATAAAGATTGTAACGATCTAGGTCGTAAAGAAGTACTTAAGTTAATATATAATACTCGGTACCAATCTTATCAAGATTTATCGAAACTCAGAAACTCCTTGGATTGAGGATTTCATATTATAATATATAGACTTAAATTAAAAGATATGAAACAATTATTAGAAGCTATAAGAGCCAAATATTTATGCCTTCATGATTGGGAAGTGGTAAGTAAAACTGAATATACTGATTGTTGGAAAATCCTATTAAAATGTAAGAAGTGCGGTAAACTTAGAAAGAGAATAGTATGAGAGACCCCTCTATTCATATAACTAAGCATCAATTCGAAAAAATCCTATCTCAGTTAGAGGTATATAATTTTCCGATTGATGCTTTCTTTGTTATTGCTCGTAAGGAAGCAATAAATACTAGAGTTGTAGTTGTTACAAACAATAAGACAACTAAGAAAGTTTCTAACATTTTACTAGCATCTAAGGGAGATGCTGCTTTAGTTGCTGATATTATATATGCAACTCGTATAAAACTAAAGCATAGAGGAGTTAGAAAAATAAGAGAAACAGAACCAAGAAATTGGGCAGTATGTAAAAAGATAGCAGAGCTATGTAATCAATTCTGTGAAGATTTCCAATTAGATACCCGGGAAGGTTTTATCAAATACATCGAACTTGGTATCAAGAAAATGGATGGTAATTACAATAATCTTTTAAACAGGTTATCGGTTATGTCAGAAAAGATATCAGATTTATATTCTGCTACTTTGGAAATGGAAGAGGATTCTGGTAATGCTAAAGCTATACATGATTACTTTATAAAGAGAGTAGCTGATGTTACTGGCATATATGAATCATTCGTTAATCAGCCAGATAAATATATACACTTTGTAAGGTTAGATAAATTTCTATCAGAGAAAGGGTGGGACCCAATTCAATTCATAGATGCTCAATTTGAATCCCTTGCTTGGTGTAATGGTTTACCTGAACCAAGTCAGATGTATAATGACAAGGCTATAGAAAGGTATAATAAATACTTATTTAAACATAAAAATCAATCCTCATCGGAGGCTCCTAAAATAGAAGGAAGTCTCTGGTCAAAAATTAATCAATCATGAAAGCTTTTAAAAATCGTTTAGAAGAGATGGCAGAAGCCACAGTAAATGCTTTGGATTATTCCGATAGCAAAGTAGAATACCCAGATATTTCTATGGTTCAGAAATGGCCTAAGGAAATAATCTTGCCCTTGTATGATTTATATAAAAATACTCGGTATTCAGAATTAGCTTCAATCCTTATGTATACTCAGCATCAGGCTAGGTTTGAAGAAATAGGAAAATTGATGCTTGGTATCGGATTAGTAGAGATGGTACATTATGATAAGCTGGGAGACTTCTTATTAAGAGCTTCTGATGTAATGGACACCGATATACCAGGAAATAATCAGTTAACTGTACATCCCCTAATAGATCTTGGTACTTCAGCAGAATCTGCTTTAAGATTATCATTACAAGCAGAAAAAGAAACTCTAGAAGAATATTATAAAGTATTCGATTCTCTGAATAAAAAAGAAGAGTATATAAAGAGAAGTGATTATATTCCAGTTACCTATCTTATCCAGAAATTCATTGCTGATGAAGAATATCACATTTCTCTTTTAAAGAAAGCTCTGAAAGAATACGAGGATTCCGATGACGAGCCTAAGAAATGTAAATCAGTAACAGTAATCATATGAAAATCATAATTCGTAATTGTAACGTTGCAGAATTAGATATACCTCTAAAATATGCAACTAAGTTATATAACGAATTTGCTATCAGACACCCCAATGCCTTTTACCTCCGTACTAGGCAACGGGGTATGCAAAACTGGGATGGCAAAATAAAGTATATAACCAAGACTGGTCAATTTAAGATAGGCTTACTTCCTTCAGTATATAAAAGATGTATTGAACTTGGAATTAAGCCTATCATAGTAGATATGAGACAACCTTTACCTAAAGTCAGTAAAGTTGTAACTCAGATAGGTAAGTATAAATTAAGACCCGAACAAGAGAAAGCTGTTAAGGCAATCTTATCTAATAAACTAGGTGAAACACCTTTTCAGATTGGGGTATTAGATTATACAGTAAATGCAGGTAAAACTCTGATTATGTCTGCCTTATATTTATCATATAAGAAGCAGTTAAAGACTTTGCTTATAACTAATGACTCCGATTGGTTAAATCAAGCTAGAGATGAATTTAAGCAATATCTACCGGGAGAAGATATTACCTTTGTTCAAGGTAAAGTTTTAAACTGGAGTAATTTTACTATTGGTATGGTTCAATCTATTTCTCGGAATATGAAATATTATCAGAATGAACTTGCTAAGATTGATATGGTATTAATCGATGAAGCTGACCAAGGAGGTAGTAAGCAATATCAGAATGTGATCACTAGGTTATTTAATACCCGAGTTAGAATCGGATTATCTGGTACCATTTATATGAGTAAGCTTGCCAAGGATAAAGTTAAGAATATGAATTTACGTTGTTTCTTTGGCGATGTAATAGCAGAGTTTAAACTTAAGGACTCGATTAAGAAAGGGTATTCAACAAAGACAATTGTAAAAACAGTAGAAGGTAAACCTTGGTTTGGTAATTGGGAATCAGATTGTATGTCCTATAATGAAATATATGATGATTCCATTACCCATAATAAGATTGCCTGGACCATGGCATTAGATAGGTTGAAATGGAACCTTAATCAAGGTAGATATCCTGCTCTCATAGTATGTAAGCATATTGCACACTGTGAAAATCTATGCAAATTCTTTAAAAAGAAGCTAGATAATAAATATAATATTGCCTGTGTTCATGTTAATACTCCTACTAAATTAAGACAACAGATAATGAAGGATTTTAGGGAGGGTAAAATAGATATCCTTGTATCAACTACAATTATTGCTCGAGGTAAAAACTTTCCTAAGCTCAGATATCTGTTGAATACTGCCAGTATGGATTCTCAAGAAAAATCAATTCAGTTCTTAGGACGATTGGTAAGAAAGGATGAATCCAAATCCAAAGTTTACCTAGATGATTTACATTATCCCGGGAATTATTTAAGTAGGCATGGGAATCATAGAAGAAAGTATTATCAAGATCAAGGACTTAAAGTTATCCGGTTAAGTAAGCTCTGGGATAAGTACCCTAGACATAAGCCTTTTCAAGGATAATAATTTCTGACTATGAGTATATACTTTTTCTCCGTAGGAGGAAAGGTATATTACATGTTACGTTAAGAGGCATTAACCATTAATAATCATAAACAATGAAGATTCTACAAAAAATCAAATCATTATTCAATTGTTCTGTAATACCTCCAGAACATATATTCAATGGCATAGGAATAGAATATATAACTCCTATCAAAAAATCCAGGGATAAGCCTGATGAAGTTCGATATTATTTTATGATTCATTTTCAATCTGGGTTAGTAATCAAAGTTCAGATATATACTTCTGAAATAGAAGTACCACCCATTCTTCTGTCTATCAGGGAACTATTTATAAATGGTATAGGACATTCATATATTACTCTGTATCAAGATGAGATGATGGATGTTCAAATCATAAGATATTATCATAAAGAATTTTAAATTGGGAATTATGGCAAAGAAGAAACAAACTTTACCTGATATCAAGAATCAGGATCCCTTAGAACCTATTAATATTGCAGAACTGGGTTCTAATTCAGACCCTTGTTTTGGTATTGGTTATGACTTATCAACTAAAGAATGTAAACTATGCGGAGACTCAGAATTATGTGCATTCAAGATGTCACAGAATATGAATATCACAAGGAAAGAGCTAGAACAGAAGAATCAATACAAGGATTTGGATGTATTAGAAGACACGGTTGGAATCAAGAAATACATCCGAGGCTTGATTCGGAAAGGGAAAGAAAGAAAAGAAGTTATTACCAAAACCGTTGAGAAATTCGAAGTACCAAGAAAACGTATTAGAGAACTTTATAAGGAATGCAAAAAATAGAAATGATATGGGCTATGTTCAAGGTATACCTTAACAACCCAAATTACTATGTGAAACAAGAGGATATACTTGCTAATGTATGCGGCAATGGAAGCAAGGATGTAAGGAGGATGATGAACTCTCTTGGTATTCACAAGGGAGATCCATCAACATTAACTTATGGCCAACTTTTAAAACAATGTAATATAATATGAACAAATTCAGATTTATCAAAGTAAGAGACGTAAAATCTCCCTCAAGAGGAAACGAAGGAGATGCAGGATTGGATTTCTATATCCCTGAAGATTTAACTCTACAGGATTTAGTAAAAGCTAATCCACAGTTAATATTCCATTGTGAAATACCTGAACCTGGTAAAGTAACACTTGAATATAATTCAAATAACCAGGTACAAGTAATTTACATTTCTCCATTTACCAGAATACTTATCCCATCAGGTATCAAAGGTTTATTAGAACCAAGGTCTTCTATGCTGATGGCAGCAAACAAATCCGGTATATCAACTAAGAAAGGGCTTATCTATACTGCCGAGATAGTAGATTCTCCCTATACTGGAGAGATTCATATCGGTATATATAATACTTCTCATGAGTTTCAAATAATAGAAGCTGGAACCAAGTTAGTACAGTTTATTCATGTACCCATTTATCTTACAGAACCCGAAGAAGTAACTCATGAAGAATTCTACAATGATGCTCAGTATTGGGGAACAAGAGGTAACAATGGATTCGGATCAACCAATTAATAATCATAATATATGGCAACTTTAGATGAACTAGCGAATAGGATATCGGTATTAGAGAATCGATACTCAACTTTAAACAGTGTAGTGAACGGACATACTACTGAGATACATAATCTTGATACTAGATTAGATACTGCAGAATCTAAACTAAATAATCATGAGGAACGGATTAAAACTCTAGAAGTTAAAGTAGAAGATCACGAAAGGAGACTTCAACTGATAGAGAATTCTCATATAAAGTATACAGTATCAAGAAAGGTAAAATATCCCAAGAAAGCAGACCAGGGATTCTATCTGTATCTTCCTGAAGATCTTACGATTGATATTCTCATGGAATACAATAACGGAGTAATCAAACAGAAATGGAACTGGTTGAATAGAATCTTCAATCCTCAGGGATTTGGTAAAGTATCATTCGACTTAGATAGAAACAGTGAAGGACATATTAAAACCATCGTTCTTGGTCAGAACACCAGGTTATTAATCCCAACCGGTATTCATATTGAAGAATTCACTCCAGTTAAGTCTGTACTGAAAGCTGCAAATGAAGAAACTAATTCTATCAACAGTGGGTTAGTATACGGTATAGAAGTACTTGGTCAAGTTCCAGGAGATGAAGTAGTGGTAAGTGTATTCAACCCAACTTCTGAAATCATTGGAATCGAAGCTGGAAGCGTATTGGTTCAAGTATTACATTTATTCTCTTATCATACAGTACCAGAAAAAGAATAATTACTATGGATATTTCTAATCTGAAAGAAAAAGCCCCTGAAATCAAACAGGGGCTTGAACTTGAGAATATGTATGAGATTGGCTATCGTCAATTAGACTGTTATAAACCCTTAGAAAGGTTACCAGAATATCCCATGGATATTAACAGTACTAAAAATCAATCTCTTATGAAAACCCTTATATCTCAAGTAGTAGAGGAGTTAATGGAGGGTTATGAATCTACTTCTAATATAAATGATATTCTAGAAAACAAGGGATGGAATACCAATTTATATACTGACGTAGAGGAGATTCAGATAATCAACAATCTACAGAATGCTAATGAAGAACAAGCAGATGCAATAGGATTCTTCTTATCAGCTCTGATATATGCTAATATATTGCCAGAGGATATCTATAGTTGGGCAAACAAAGAACTGACTAAAGGGCAAAAGGCAGTAGAAAACTTAGAAGATGTAATGGCATTCGGTATTCATATGATTTTAGAGATGGATGCCGTTAGTAGTATATTCAAAAATTTCAAGCTAATATCCGAAACAATTGAAGATAAAACTTCCGAGTATATAAAGGGATTCAAGGAAATGAGTCCAAATTTGCATACTGATGAGAAAAATATTTTGTTTCAGATAGTGTATGTTTTGAATCTTGCTAGAAATACTCTTAAGAATCGTACATGGAAACAGTCACCAGTAATAACTAAAGAACTAGAATTCCAGGATAGGCTGGTAGAGGCATTCTATTATTATATGGGATTCCTATCAATAATGGGATTTACTCCATTGGGTATATACGAGCTGTATTTCAAGAAAGAACGGTTGAATGAATGGAGAATCACTACACAATATTAATGAAAGGAGGTATTTGTGTCAGGTTGGAATAAACAATTAAATGGCTTAGAGCTTAATACAGAAGAGCAAATCCATTCATTAGAATTTGCTACTTCACAAGAAGCATGGGAAAAGTTAAATGAAGGATTTCTAAGACTAGAACCATCTTTATTTGCAAAAGGTGCTACCGCAAACAGTGGAGTAGCTGTGGTATATAACGTATTTATAAAAATACGTAAAGCTTGGGTAGACCCAGATTTTGATTATGGTAGATGTTTCAATTATAAAGAGACTAAGTGGACAAGCTTACTGAACAATTACATTGATTTCAATAAGCTTGATTTATTGCGTAGTAAGCTGAGAGTACTAAAAACCAAGTATAATCAGAATTATAACGTTACTTATATGTTTAATAATCATCATGATAACGGTAAACAATGTTTAATTGCTGCTACATTCTCCAAACGATTTGGGGAAGACATACCTGTTATTACAATGGTAATCAGGGCATCCGAGATAACAAAAAGGTTAATCTTCGACTTCTTACTAATACAACGAATGGCGGAATATGTGTACGGACCAGAACAATCAGTACAAATCAATTTATTTGCCACTCAAATGTATGGGAATGTAGAAACACTTCTGATGTATCATACTCATAAACCTTTGAAGAAGGTATTAAAGGGAACTGATAAGGAAAATTCTTGGATAAAGAGGTTGAATGAGGTATTTGATAAATTTCAAAACGGTAAAGAGAAAGATTTCTCTAGTTTTAAGGTATTCTTTAGAAGTTTTAAAGTGCTTCGACCAGATTTATATAAGGAAACATATAAATCTATGAAAGCAAAGGAATTACTTCTTGAATATGAAGATATCGAATATCCCGAGAATGTAATCTCTTACTCTCAACGTAAAGCATATAAGAAGAAACTTTTAAAACAGAAGAAATGAGAATTTATAGCAGTAGTTATGAGTTAATGTCTGAAATGGGCAGAGAACTCAACAGTTATGGTCAAACTGTAAAACCAAAGACTTACCAGAATAAGAATATTGAAGGTAATGAAGATTTTGTAACTAAAGAGATCATTTGCCAACAATATTGCTTAACTTCTTTGCAAGATCCAACGTGGTTATTCTTCTATTCAAGGTCTAGGGAATGGGCAGATGCTGAGTTCCAAGAAAGGATTAATACTTCTGAGGTAATTAACCCGGGCAAAGCTTGGGAATTAAGAAAAGACTTATGGGAACAGTTTTTGGTAGATGGTAAATTTGATTATACCTATAACGAAAGGATGGTAATTCTTCCCTATACCATACAATTACTAAGATCAGATTCTGATACTCGTAAAGCGGTATTACCTATATTTAATGGTAATGGTGAAGATGACACTCTTTATTATCATGGTAATAAACGTATACCCTGCTCAATGTACTATGACTTTCTTATCCGAGAGAATGGCAAGGGAGAGAAGGTATTACATATTTGCTATCATCAGAGAAGTTCTGATTTTGTTACTCACTTTGGTAATGATGTATATCTTGCATGGAGACTTATGGAATATGTAGCTAAAGAGGTTGGAGTAAAACCGGGTTATTTGTATCACACCATAGACTCATTACATACTTATCAAAAAGACTGGGATAAGTTAGCCAGTTCTCTAAGAGTATTTGAGGATACTATCATATAATACATGCTTTATTTTTATTTTGTTTTGATGTCATTTTCGCAAAATGATTTAAAGTAACTCATATCAGGTTTAAGGAAGTAGGTCTGGGAAGATATACTTCCTTATTTTATTTAAAAAACTTCTAGTATGGAAACGAAATATAAGATTATAACCAATAAGCAAGAGCTAAAGAAACTTATCCAATGCTGTAAGCAAACTGGTTATGCTTCTGTAGACTTTGAAACAAATGCCGAACCTCTTTATAACAAAAGCTTTAAACCTACCATACTATCAGTAACTTTTCAACCAGGTTTTGGATGTTCTATACCTTTAGATCATTTCGAAACTGAAAAGTATACTTCTAGTGATTGGGATTGGAAAAAGATGCTTCGTAAATTTGGTGAAGAGGTAATTGAAAATCCAAATGTAGTTAAAGTTGCTTGGAACTACAAATTCGATGACCAGATCTTTCAGAAGTATAATATCTATTATCGAGGAGTATGTTTGGATGGTATGCTTGCTAAATATCTCTTGAATGAAGAAAAACCCAATGACTTGAAGTCTATGGTAAGAAGGTATTTACCAGAATACGGAGATTATGAAAAGCAAGATAAATTCGATAAGATTCCATGGGATAAAAAAGAAATGGAACCTCTTTGCCACTATGGATGTCAAGATACTGATTATACTCTTAGATTAATGCTTTTCTTCGAAAAGAAGCTAATTGACTTGGGATTATATAATACTTACCGTAATTTAATCATGACTGCTTCTAGGGTATTAACTTCTGTAGAAAAGAATGGTTTATATGTAGATAGGGCATTCAACCAAGAATTGTTAGATTCCTACTTACCAAAGATAGAAGCAGCTAAGGAAGCAATATATAATTTGCCTAAAGTAAAGAAGTTTACTAAACTATATAATCAATCCAAGATTGAAAAATACATTGCTAAATTAGAGGAAGAGATAGAAAATTTAGATCCTGAAGTAGATAAGAGAAAAATACAATCTAGGGAACAAAAGATTGCTAATATAAGGGCAGGAGTTTTTACTACTAAAAAGGAATTAGAGTTAATCAGACCAGTAAGTTTAGGTAGTTCAGTAGATTTACCTCAATTAATGTATTCAGAGGAAGGATTTAATTTCGAGGTAATCAAAAAGAATGATTCTGGTAAACCAAGTACTGATGAAGAAACTCTTACTAACTTAAGATTAACAGTTAAAAAACCTGATTCACCTAAAGCAGTATTCCTAGATAGTTTATTAGAGTTGAGAGGTTTAGAGAAAATGTATAAAACCTATATAGAGGGTTGGCATGAGAAAACTCAAGATGATGATAGACTACACGGAAGATTCCTTATTCATGGAACTACATCGGGAAGATTATCTTCAGCAGAGCCCAATGCTCAACAAATACCCAAGACTTCAGTAGACCCAAATATAAAGAAGCAATTAGTTGCTCCAAAAGGAACTCTATATATTGCTAGTGACTTTAGTCAAGCAGAGTTAAGAATCATGGCTCACTTATCTGGAGATGAAACTTATCTGAATGCTTTTAACTCTGGTCAGGACCCTCACTTGGCAATTGCTGCTACCAAATATCATGTTCCTTATGAAGAAGCTTTAAAAATATATGAGGATGAAAATCACCCAGATCATAAGATATGGAAGGTAAGGAGAAAGCAAGCTAAACAGATTGCATTTGGACTTATTTATGGTATTGGTGCTAAATTACTAGCAGTAAAATTATCTGACCCCAAATCGGGTATCATAGTTACACCAGAAGAAGCCCAAAAGGAAATGGATATATTCTTTGGTCAACATCCCAAGTTAAAAACCTTCTTAAAGAAACAAGAGAAATTCCTTAGAAAGAATGGCTACTTAGTTTCTTTATTTGGTAGAAAACGAAGATTACCCCAAATTTATTCTTCAGATAGAGGAGAAGAAGCTTATGCTTTACGATTAGCCTTGAATTTCCCTTGTCAATCTGCAGCATCAGATATGTGTTTATTTGGAAGTATATTAATATACTACCTTATGAGACAAGGAAAATTACCTCCTACAAAATCAGTATGCTTAGTCCATGATGCTAATTATCAAATCACTAAACCAGAAAACATAAACACATGGAGTATTTATGAGATGTGGCAAATTTATCGAAACCCATTAACTAAACCCTATTTTGGTTTTCAGATAGATGATCTAGATATGGAAATGGACTTTGTTATAGGTAGATCGATGGCAGAAGAACTACCTTTTATTCCTGGATATGATTATAGAAAAATGCTTGAACCCGATTTTTCAGTAGAAGAATACATGGAAGAGCATAAGAAATATAAGCATATAAAGATAAAAGATTACCCTAAAATATTCAAGAAGGAGATAAAGAAATATAAAGAGGGATATGAAAAGAAAGTACATTAGTAATATGCCTATTGAAGGATTCTCTAAATATCACATATGTAAGAATGGCCGATTATATTCTATTCATAGTGGTACTTGGAGATTGATAAAACCAGTAGCAAAGAGTACTGGGTATATATCTAATAATCTAATATCTGATTCTGGTAAAAGAGCTAATTTCTATCGACATAGATTAGTTGCAGAAGTTTATTTACCAAATGATAATCATACTTTAGTAGTATGTCATAAGGATAACAATCCTTTAAATAATCGGGTAAGTAATTTATATTGGGGTACTCCAAGAGATAATACTCAACAGTGTATAAGAGATGGTAGATTCCCATTTCGTAAGAAGAAAAAGGTGGATGAAAATAAGTTGATATATCAATACAATATTGGAATACCCAGAAAAGATATATTAGAAGAATTTAGGATATCCACTAAACTACTTTATAGTATTTTAAGAAAACATAATGTTAAACTACGAAAATCATGAAGAAGATTTTAAACGGTCCCACGGTGTGGAGAGCTAAATGCCCAGTATGTGATTGTGAATTTGAATATGATACCAGCGAAGCTTTTAGAGTTTACGATAAATCGAATAGTGATATATTTAAGGTAATACAATGCCCAAATTGTAAAACTCATATAAAGCATTCAGATTCAGTATCTACCACTACAGAAACGATAAGAGAGGATACTATGACAACATAACTAATTAAAATTTTAGATTATGGAAAATGACACATTAAAGAAAGAGACTGACAAGGTAATCAATGTAACTTACATGTTATCTGGAGTATTAGAACAATCATTCCAAGAAATGGATGAAATTTTGGATAGATTACACAAAAGACTTCACCATGAAGACCGAAGGTTAATCAACTCTATCCGAAAACATATAAAATTTCTCAATTCAAACATAGAATCACTCAGAACTCATTCACTTTCTAAGATGGATGAAGAAACAGTAGAATGCTTTGATGATACTACTCTTAGATTTTATGTAATCTTCATGAAATTACTTGAAGTTGCTGGTATAGATTATCTTTGTGATTTACGATTATACTCTCTGTATAATCTGTTAGACAAATATCAATCCCTTACTAGTTATCCCAAATTAGATTCTAGGGCTAAGATTGCTTTCCTACAAGTTAAGAGAGATATCGAAAATGGTCAGTATTCTGCTGAAGATATGAAAAAAGTTTTTAAGTTGAAAGATGAAAACCGAGATAAATAAACTTAAGGTAGTATTTGAGGGTAGAACCTTAGAAATAGATATTCAAAAGGAATTATCTATCAATGAGAACTTATTAAATTCTCAGCTAAAGGATTCTCCCTCTAGTTATTATATACTTGCTTCATTAAGAGATAAGTATATAAAACAAAGAGATGCTTTAGCAAGAGAAAAAGAGGAAGCATATTCTGCTGCATGGGTATTTATAAAAGATTCCAATGAGAGGTTCAATAATGATTACGTATCTCATAAAGCTAATATAAACCCCAAATATAAATCTATTTGCAAAAGGTATCTAAAGGCTGCAGCTAAAGCTAATAAATTTATAGCTATCTGTAAAGCTTATGAGAGTAGAGAAGGCATCTTAAGAACTCTTAATGCCAATATCCGTAAGTTACAGTAGGAACTATAAAAGATTACTAACTAAATTTTATAAATATGTATAATTTACAACTTATATCAACTCTAGTAGCTAAGAAGCTTGGTAATAGTATTCCAGGTTTACCCGTAGAAAATAAAATCTTGGTATATTCTCCCAAAGAGATTAATACCACTGCTTCTGGTATTATTATCCCAGATATGGTAAAGGAAGGAGTTCCTCGTAAGGGTGTTGTTATTAAATCTGGTGTAATCACAGAAGAATATCAAACTTACAAGGACCACGTGGAAATCGGTCGTATAATCGAATATGGATTGTATGCTGGTAAAGAACATCAATTCGATAAAAACTGTTTACCTCAGGAATTACAACTCTTTTATGAAAAGGGTCTGTTCACCGTATTAGCTTTAAATGAGATTTCATACTCAGAACCCAATAACTTAGATTGATATGATTAAAGATAAGGACAAAAAGAAAAAGAAATTATCTTCTAGTGGCATGACTACTAAAGATAAGATGTTAGCCCGGAAAAAACAATTAGAATCCAAGGGTAATGGTAGTGGATTGGTATTCCCTAAAGAGGGAACTTTAAGAATGAGAATCAAATCTCCAGGAGATGACCAGGAATTGGGTATTGAATTGATTCAATTCTATCTTAATAAGGATTTGGGAGGAGTTATTTCCCCGGCTACTTTTGATGAACCCTGCCCATTTATGGAAAAGTATCAGGAACTGAAAAACTCAAAAGATCCAGATGACCAGGAACTTGCAAAGATGCTGGTACCAAGAAGAAAATACGTAGTGGGTGGAATAGTATATTCAGATGAGAAAGGTACTAAGGTAGATTATGAAGGAAAAGATAAGGGAGTATTAATCCCAAGATCAGTATACCAGGATATTATCGACCTTTACTTGGATGAAGACGAAGCTGGAGATATGACAGACCCAAGAACTGGATACGATATAAAAATTATCCGTTCTGGTTCAGGTAAGAATGATACTACATATTCTGCTCGTGCATGTAAACCTACTAAACTTGACAAGAAGTATTCAGGTAACGTAGATTTGGAATCCATAGTAAGATCTCAGATTAAAGATTACGATGAACTGGAGGAAACTTTGGCATCATTCTTAAAAGAAGGAAGAGATTCTGATGAAGAGGATGAAAAACCAAAGAAGAAAAAGAAAGGCATTCATAAGGATCACTACATGGATGATGATGAACCTAAGAAGAAAAAGAGAAAGTATAAGTCAGATATTGGATAAATTGGTTTTATAAATGGTTGGTAGAGGAGGTAATTCAAGAAATTGGTTATCTCCTTTATTTATGTTAATACATTACAGTATGGCAAAAGGAAAAGTGGGTTTAAAAGTTCCCTCTAAAAACGAATTACTAAAGAAATATGGGTCATCAATAGTACTTGCTTCTGAAACAAAAGAAACAGGTCTATGGTTACCAAGTACTTTCTTTGCATTGAATTATACCTTTGGTGGAGGAATCCCATTTGGTAAAATCCTAGAAGTAGCAGGAGAAGAATCCTCTGGTAAATCACTTATAGCTTACAACTTTGCTTATTCATGTCAACAACTGGGAGGGCATGTAATATGGGTAGATGCTGAACAATCATGGATGAATTCCTGGGCTCAAACTAATGGAGTTGATCCAGAAAGAGTTACAGTAGTTAATGATACTCGTATTGAGAATGTTGCGGATGCAGTAGCAGACTTAGCATTATATTTCAGATCTCAGTTAACACACAATGAACCAATACTTCTGGTAATAGATTCAGTTGCTGCTATGGATTGTGCAGATAATATAGATTCAAAAATGACGGATGCTAAAGCAGAGATGGGAGGTAGAGCAAAGGCTTTGTATAAATACTTCCGTATCAGAAGCGAATTATTTTATCGACTGGGAGTTACACAGATTTATATTAATCAATTAAGAACTGCATTGAATGTTGGATTCGGAAAAGATAATACAACAACTACAGGAGGCGCAGCACTTAAGTTCTACGCTTCAATCAGAGCTGCTTTCTATTCAGGAAGATCTATCACTGTTAAGCAAAAGGGTAAAGAACGCAAAGCTGGGAAACTCGTCACGGTTCGACTTATTAAAAATAAAGTTGCTCCTCCAAGACCTACAATCAGCAAATGCCCAGTATACTTCAATCCTAAGTTCCATGAGGTTGGGTTTGATAGATGCTTTGGATTAGAAGATGTATTGGTAGAAAACGATATAATCGTTAAATCCTCAGGTGGAGTATATAAACTCAAGGATAAAACCCTTGCAAGAGGGGAAGAGAAATTCCAAAAGCTTTTGGAAGAAGACGATGACTTAAGAAGAAAGCTTTTAAGGAAAGCAGATATAAATACCATTGGTACTACTCGTAAGAAACTAGAAGCTCTTACAGAAAACTGTTATCCCATAGATGGAGTAGAATACGAATCCTATAATGAATCAGAAGACGAAGAGGAGGAAGACGATGAGTAAGAAAACACAATTTACAGGGTCCAAGAATAAGATTAGGAGTCTATCTTGGACTTCTCCTATATATCAACATGGGAAAGGTAAGTATCAAAATAAAATCCTAGAAGATAATATACCCGGATATCCAGGTTACCATATATCCAGAAGAGGAAAGGTATATTCAAGATGGGACATAAATGGAAAGGGTATTCTATGTAAAAGGTACCATATAAAACAACCCCATTTAAATAAAAATGGTAGGTATATAGTTGGTTTATCACAACCCGGTATAGGAACTACAAAGTGGTTATTACATAGATTAGTAGCTTTAGTATATTTGCCCAATCCAGAAGGTTTACCATATGTATGTCATAAGGATAACGTACCAACAAATAATTCAGTTAAGAACCTTTATTGGGGTACACAAAAAGATAATATGTCTCAAGCTTCTAGGGATGGGAGGATGGTAAACAAATTAAAAGGTAAATGTATCAAAGGTACAGAGATTCAAAGGTCCTATATACCCAAGTTGATAGGTATGGGGTTTACTAGAAAAGAGATATCAGAGATAACCGGGCTGGGACATCAACTAATATCAGATTATTATATTAAATATAAAAATAAATATGAAAAATAAAAAATTAATACTATTAGTTGACGGCGAGAATATTTTACACCAAAGTTTTCACAAATTTGAAAAACTTAAATCTACCGATGGCAAACCGAGTGGAGCAATATTCGGATTTTTCAAATCTCTACATATGTATCTTACAAGGTTCGAACCGGATGAGGTTTATGTTTCATTTGATAATGGTCATTCACCAGTAAGGATGGAGTTATTACCAAATTACAAGGGCCATAGGAAAAACATATCAGTAGATTATGAATCATTGCAAAAGCAAAAGGCAATTATAATGAAAATGCTGGGTATGATAAGAATTAATTATATCTTTGATAAAAAGAAATCCACAGTATATGAAGGAGATGACTTCTTAGCATACCTTGCAATTAAAAAATTCCAATCCGAGAAAATGATACTCATATCTTCGGATAAGGACTTTAATCAGTTGCTTACAAATAATCTAAGGATATACAATCCGAGAAAAGATGAGATGATAAGAATGGATAACTGCAAAGAATTATTCGGTTATCATTCTCATGAAACGGTAGAGTACCTTGCAATGGTTGGAGATACCTCCGATGATATACCAGGGTTTCCGGGTATAGGCCCAGTAAAGGCAAGAAAAATCCTTGATGAGGGTAGAATTGAGAAGTTTATTGCCCAGAGTAAGAATAAAGAATATCTTCAAATATGGAAAAGGAATGAACAGTTAATCGACCTTTTCTGGTTTGTAAGACATAATCCATTGGATAAGTTACCAATTAAGTCAAAGAAGAAGTTTAAGTATGAGAAATTCAAAGAACTTTGTATCGAATACTCTTTAGCATCATTTTTGACAAATGAATTTATAAAACCATTTAAAGCATTACATCATGAGTAAGAGAATTATGTTTGTGGGTCCCTCTGGTATAGGGAAGACCACTTTAGCTAAGTATGTAGCTAAGAGAGAAGATCTACCTTTTATTTCTGGTAGTATGTCAGATTTATTACCTGCTACTGAAGGGGTATCACATAATGAAATATTATCCCTCGGTTCGGAGGCAATGTATAAAGCAGATTTTCAACTTCTGAACAAAAGGAATAGGTTATTCAAGGATAGAGAATACTTCGTAACTGATAGGAGTTATGCAGATTTGGCTGCTTATTTTTGGTATAAGCAATCAAGAACTTTACCAGAATGCGAAATGGAACATTTTTTCTGTCAATGTAAGACTTTAATGGAAGATCAATGTGATGTAGCAATCTTCTTACCATTAAATCTAGATACTTATAAGCATTGGTCAATGGAAGATAATGGTAAGAGAATACTTAACAGATTCTTCCAAGTTCAGATATCATCTCTTATGGGGGAATTGCTTGCAAATTGGGAAATACCCACTATTTGTATATCTGAGCTCGATTTAGGTATGAGAACGGAACAAATCAATTACCATTTAGATAGGATATGGGGAAAGAAGTAATAGCAATAGCCTTTTCAGATTTACATATAAATCTATGGGCTAAGTTTAATGAGAACAATCACAGGACCCTGAATAGTTTCAGGGTTTTGTCGATTATACGGAAATTATGTAGAAGGTTTAACTGTCCTGCATTATTTTGTGGAGACTTATTTCATAAGGCCGAAACAATGGACCAAGAATTGGCAGAGATATGTTATAACGAACTAATCGAAGGATTTTGGATATATGCCATATCTGGAAATCATGATATTAAGAAAATAAGTAAGGTTGGTACTAAACCCTTTAGCTGGCTTTATCAAGTAGAGAAGTATGGTATCATGATATTAGATTATGAAAAAACCCAACTATCTTCTACACATAAAGATATTATGGTATATGGGGTTCCTTATATTGATAATAATGTGGGTCTAAGTGAATACTTAAAGAAGTTAGAATTAGATAAAAGTAAAAAGAATATTCTTTTACTACACACCGATTATCCTGGTGCAAAAGATACAGATGGTAGGGAAATAGATTCCGTAGAAAACTTAAATGTGAATGTTCTCAATAAGTTCGATTTAGTATTATGTGGGCATATACACAAACCACAAAGACTATCAAAGAAGGTTTATATGATTGGGGCACCTAACCATCAAAGGAGAACCGATAGAGATTGTGAATTGGGGTATTGGAAAATCTACGAAGATTTGTCTCTGAAGTTTGTACCTTTGAAAAATTTCCCAAAGTTCATCGATGTAGAAAGGGAAGAGGATATTAGGGATGATGGCAATTATTATACGGTAATCCCTCAAAAAGCTAGTACTCCAGTTAATAACAAACATAAGATTACTAAGCAACTTTCTAAGAAGTCTCTAGCAAAGAGATACCTAAGGGAGAAAGGTATTAAAGATGAGGTTAAAACTAATCTATTAATTGAAACACTTAAAAAGGCTGAGTCATGTTAACGTTCTTAAACTTAGAGGCAGAAGGATTTTGTTCAATAGAATCCTTACATCTACAATTAAACCCAACTTGTACCATACTTATCAAGGCCCCAAATGGGAAAGGTAAAGCACAACCTTTAGAAGAACCCGTTTTAACCGCTAATGGTTGGAAAAAGATGGGGGAATTAACTCTTAATGATAAAGTAATTAACCCAGTTACAGGTAAACCTATCAAGCTATTGGGTATTTATGATAGAGGTCTATTAGATACTTACAAAATAACCTTTTCTGATGGCTCATGTACTGAATGTGCTGGAGACCATTTATGGTCAGTATTCAAATCGGGTAAAGCTAAAGACAGACTAAGAACCTTAGATACCGAGACTTTACTAAAGGATTATAAGGTTGAGAATAAAACTGCTCCTGGTACTTTCAAGTATAGATACTCAACTCCATTAACCGTACCAATTGATGGTAATTATACTAAATTACCAATACACCCCTACGTATTAGGGTTTATATTAGGCGATGGTTGTATTTCCGGTAATAGGTCTACAGTTAGAGTATCTACCAATAGAGAGGATTGGCCAGAGATAGTTGATAGATTAAGGTCATATTTGCCAGACCCAAACCTGGTTCATGAAGGTACAGAGGTAAGAGGGGCTAAACACTTTAGGATTCATGGTTTAAGTAAAGAACTTAAGGATTTAGGATTAATTGGTTGTAAGTCTAAAGATAAGTTTATACCAGAGTTATATTTGAAATCATCAATCGAGAATCGTAGATTATTATTAGCTGGTTTATTAGATACTGATGGATGTGTTGGTTCCAAAAAGAAAATCTCAAAGGTTTCTACGTATTCATCTAAGAGTGAGCACTTAAGAGATGGTATTAGCTATTTGGTAAGATCCCTTGGAGGCCTATCTACTAAAAATGAAAGTACCCGGTTTAAGTATGGTAGGTATACTACTTCATATGTGTGTTCAATACGACTAACCTTTAACCCTTTTCTAAGGAAATATAAAACTAAATCCTATGGTGAGTTTACCAGGAGAAATAGAATGGTAAATACCATAAGAAATATTGAATATATAGGGAAAAAGGTATGTAGGTGCATTAAAGTAGATTCTTCAGAAGGCCTATATATTACCAGAGATTTTATAGTTACCCATAATTCAACTATTCTCTCTGCCTTGGTATGGGCAATATATGGGAAAAACCTAAAGGGTGTTTCTGAGGTAAATACTTGGAAGCAAGTAAGGCCTAAAGATTACAAGGGTACTAAGGTACAAGTATATTTTCAGAAAGATTCTCATACATATAAGATAGTTAGATGTCAAAAGTATAATGAAGTACTTGAGGATGGTGCTAAAGGTAAAGACAGACTTATCTTCATGAAAGATGGGGATATAGTTGATATCAAAGGGAAGGGGAAGATACAGGATTTTATAAACAGAGAGATAGGTTTATCATATACTCTGTTTATGAACTCAATCATGTTTGGTCAGGGTATAAAGAGACTTATACAAGAATCTAATTCGGATAAGAAAAAGATATTCGAAGAAGTATTTGATTTAGAGTTCTTAAACCTTGCTAAAGGCATTGCATTACAAGATAAAAATAACTTGATATCTCAAATAAATGAGGTAGAGCATGAGTCTCAAATGCTTAAGAAAGAATTAGAGGCTAACAAGGAAGCTTACTTCGATATGAGAGATAGAGAAAAATCCTTCAAGCAAAAAATTAAAGAAGAAAGAAGAGAGTTAAAGCAAGATAGGGAAAAGCTAACTAAGTTACTGATTGAAAAACAAAAACAAATTAAGGATGAAGTAAATGCTTCGCTTCAGATAAAGATTAAAAAACAAAATGAACTAATCCTTGATTTGAGGAGTAAGATAAAAGATGCAAAGAATTTATCGAATGTACCCCTTAAGAAAGTAATCAAAGAATTGGTAATACAGTTAGAAGCCGGTCACTACAAACGTGCGTTACGTGATGCTAAATCAATATATAAAGCGTTTTCTGACCTTGACAAATATGATAAGGAGTATCAGGAGGCATCAGAAAGGTTGGAAGAACTTAGTAGTGTAAATGATAGATATAGGAAATTAAAATCAGACTGTGATGATATTGCTTCTGATATTGCTTCTATTGACGAAGATCTGGCTAAGCTCAAGCAAGAAAAGCTTAAGGTCATGTCTCCAAAGTATAAACAAAAACTTAAGGAGATTAGGAAGAATTTACGGAAGGTTGATGAAGAATTTCACAATAAAGAGTTAGAGTTAGAGAATTATAACTGGTTAATTAATGACCCATTGGGTAATAATGGGATTAAGGCTTACCTATTTGATTCATCACTTGAGTTCTTAAATAAATGCCTCGATAAGTATTCAGAGGTATTGGGATTTAGGATCGAATTTAATATTGATTTGGGTACTGCTAGAAAAGAATTTGTTACTCTTATTGAAAGAGATGGGCAAATAATTGATTATGATGAACTTAGCGGTGGAGAAAAACAATTATGTAATGTTGCAATGGCATTTGCAATGAATGAAGCTCTTACGGCTTCTAAGGGTATTAACTTAGCATTTCTCGATGAGGTATTTGAATCTTTAAGTTCAGATAATGTAGAAGTAGTTACCTCACTAATACGTCACATATTCAAAGAGAAAACTCTATTCTTGATAACCCACTTAGATTCACTTCCTCTTGGTAATACCAAAATTCTGCAAGTGGAAAAGACCCAAGGCCTGAGTAGGTACCAATTACTTTAAATTATGAAAAGAGTAATTTAACTGATTACCCAAATTATAGGGTTTCTAAAAGAGGTAAGATAATCAGATTATCCGATGGGAAAGTTATAAAATGTTACTTGAACCATAGGTTCAATAGGTATTATTGTTGGCTATACGATTCCAAGAATATTAGAGTCAAAGTATATAGGTATAGATTAGTAGCTATGGCTTGGATTCCCAATCCTGAGAATAAACCTAAAGTTTGCCATATAGATAATAATTCAACCCATGATTATTATAAGAATTTATATTGGGGAACTCATAAAGAGAATATGGAACAAATGTCAAGAGATGGGAGAAGTACTAGAAATAAAAGTATAATCAGAAATATCAGTAAGTCTCGAATTACTTTAGTAAAGAGAAAAGACTATCAGAAGGTTTCTTTTGATATACCCTCAGAGAAACTAGAGCTTGTAATTAAGAAATTCTTTGGGAGTTGAGGCTATAATGGTATATAAAATACAATACACCATTATATTATGAACTCTAAGAATAAAGGAAATCGATTCGAAAGAAAAATTGCCGGGTTTTTTACGAAATGGACCGGGTACAAATTTGAAAGGAATAGAGCGGGGAGTGGAGCTTGGCATTCAAACAAGGACTCCACTTCCGATTTAACCTGTACTGATGAAAGGCATGCTCATAGATGTAAGATATCCATCGAATGCAAGAATTATAAAGAGATTAAGTTTGAACATCTACTCTTAGGTAATAAGGGATGCGATATATTGAAATTCTGGGAACAAGCTTCTAAGGATGCAAAAAGAGCAAATAAAGTTCCCATACTCTGTATGAGATATAATTCAATGCCCTCAGAAGAATTTTTCTTTGTAGTTGGAAAGGATTTATCTTCCGTATTCTATAAACCACTATTCGATAAAGCCAATATTATGGTAATCGATGTACCAAAGATAGATGAGATTCTTTATGTATTCATGGCTAGTGATATACTGGAGAATGTAAACTATAAGTTAGTACATAAACAAGCTAAGTTAATTCTTAAAAATCGGTAACTCATGAAGAAGCATACCCCATACTCATATTGTATATTTTACCTTGAAAGGAAGTACTGTGATAAAATCAATAAAGAACTTAAAGAAAAGGGGTATGACCAAATCAAGGCAATTATTCCTATGGTAAACGTATTAAGAAAAACCACAAAGGGTAAGATGGTATTCGAAGAAGTACCAGTATTATTCAATTATGGTTTTATGAGAATGCCTACTAAATTAGCATTCTCAAGGCCATTTCTTAATAAGTTACGTAGGAATATATCTGGTATCAGAACTTGGTTACGTAATACCGAGACAATGCACCCAAGAAAGAAAAAGGTAAGGATTGACAATGCCGAAGAATTTGATGATTTTTCTTTAGTGGCTACTTGTAGTAGAAAAGAAGTAAGGCGATTTAAACGTATTGCTAGAGAGAATAAGAAGTTTTCAGTGGATGATTTAGTCAATGTAAAGCCTGGAGATTACTTAGTATTACGAGGTTATCCTTATGAGGGAGTAGATGCTACAGTATTAGAGGTTGACCATCTTTGTAAAAGGGTAAAAGTTCTTATATACCCAGAAATGGGGAGAATGGAAGTATGGTTACCCTTTGACAACGTCATTTATAGTGTATATTTAAACCATGACCCAGATAAACTTTATGCTAATTCTGGGGAATATGATCCTAATCAGATAACCAATGAAGCAATTGATAGTATAATGAGACATAGGAGAATTTAATGTTATGAACGAAGCTCAACAAAAAGCCTGGAGTTGTTTAATTGATAAAGAACAACAGTCATTATTCCTTCAATTATCCGAAAGTAAATCTTCATGGGAAGTTGGTGAAATTTTAAAGTTATCTCATTACAAGTATCTTGAAATCCGAGAACGGTCAGAAAAATTCTTTAGGCTATTCTCGGATTTTTTTGAGAAACACACTTCTATCTTTCGACCAGATTGCCCCTGTGAGAGGAATTTCCAAGATTATATGGAGGGATGTTTAGAGAAACGATTAAAAAGAAAAGAAGCAAGCTTATTCACAGGAGACTCGGCTCAATTACTCCCAAAGGTAAACTCTAAAAATATAGAGAGAAACATGAAGAGGTTAAAGGAGTCTGATGATGAATGGGACATAGATACTCTAAGATTAATTCTTGAATTTGATAGGTGGAATAACTTTAGAATACTTCCAAGGATGCTACAACAGCCATCTGCATTTAAAAGGCGGTCGAATAAGAAGGATAAGATATATATCAAGTATCTTCTTAATAGAGTACCGGATTGGATGCACACTAAACTCAAGGAAAGGTTTAGGTATAAAGTAAAACCAGGAAAGAAAAAGTATTGGGTAGCTTTAATATCTGAGGACCTATATACCGATGGTTATCTGTTGTTACCAGTAAGACCTTTGGATGAAGTAGTAGATGAATTTAGTAGATTTTACATGTATGTATTTAAAACTAAAGATGATGCTGATACCTTTGGTTTTATGGTATCTAAGTTCATGATTAAAACCGAATCTGTTAAGCTTGGACAAAAATTCTGGCCAGAGTACCGTTGCTGTGTGGAAAGAGCAGTAAACTATAATCAAGTGAACAACATAGAATTCAATATTAAGAAATTGGATATGGCTTATAACACACATATCAAGAGAAAGCCTAAAAAACCTAAATCCACTGCTGCGAACCGAGCAAAAACCTCGGATTTTTATAAAAATAAATAGAGAAATAAGATAAGATTAAATTATTTATTCTTATATTTGCAAAGAAAATAAATGAATACTTTAAAATATTAATGATATGGCAAAAAAGGGTAGAAAAGACATGAAAGCTCCATCCAAGGAGAAATCAAATTTCCTTGGTGCTTCTGGGAGAAACATGACTTATAAGGATTTAAAGAGAAAGGCAATAATATTAGGGATGCCTTTCCCTGATGCTTGTTCTGCTGGGGTATTTGACTTATTACATTATATCAATGTATCAGAAGAAAAGCCCGATAAATCGTTAATTGATAAATATGACGATTGGATGGATAAGCAATTAGAAAATATTGGGTATTCGAAAGATGACCCATTAAGAAATTCTCGATTAAGGCTTGGGTTTCTCGGAGAAGAAGGGGAAAATGGGCAAAGAAGAACCAAACGAGTTCCTGGGATAAAGAAACCTCGAGAAAAGAAACCACCAAGAGAGAGGGATGAATTTAATCTTATCAAGGGTACAAAGAAATCTTATGTATTTGAATTAACTGCAAAAGGTTTTGAACTTGATAGAGTTATTCGGAGAATGAAAAAGAAATTCCCCGAAGCAAATGAGAAATCTATCAATCTTTGGTATAGAATGGCAAAGAGGAATATAAATGGTAAAACTAAAGGAAAGTAACAACGGACCCATACGACCAGATAGATATTATATATGGACTTGGAGACCAGATACCACCAATAAGATTGTTACTGAAAAAAAATTATATAGGAAACATCTAACCGGTATACCATACTTTACTAGACACCAAGTAAAGGTTACCTTAGTTTATCTTTATGGTGTAGATGTTCTTCAGTATATCCATATAATATCTGGGAGGAAACTTATAAAACAAGGCATTAGAGAATTATCCGATATGAATGGTAAACTTCTTAAAAAGGGTAGTACTAAATTCTGGTTTAAGGGTAAATTCGTAAAAGCAAGGAAGTTCATAATGCCCGATGAATATCACATAGATAAACACCGACGAAGAAGATTTATGGTACAAATGCACCGAGTCTTTAAGTCTAAAGGAAAAAAGGAATTCAATGAAAGGTACTCAATCAAACTCTATGGACAACGGCAAGGCATATCTCCCAAGTATACAAGGCAAAAGAGATTACAAATCAATCTTGCTATCCTACAGGATTTACAACAGGCTGAGTCAAGAGGAGAAAAATAAATTCAATCTGTTATTCCTGCAGTATCCCCCATTGGTAGGTTCATTGGCTTTATATTTAAGAAAGAAGATGAACATCCCAATACAAAAGGTACTATTTATCAAAGCACAAAGGGATATGCTTGAAATATTCGATGAGGCATCACTTAAATTTTTAGGATATTTGCCCAAAGAAAGGTTTATTAAGAAGTCTCTATTATTTCAAGGGTTTGTTCCATTAGAGAGTATTAAACTTAGAAGGTCTTATGCTTATATAATGACAAATAGGATGATAGAAAATAAAATATGGGTCTACCCAATTCGATTATCCGATAACTATAAAACAATGATAAAAGGGAAATACAAATCCTATACCGAAGTATTTGGGAAGGTGGGTATTCCTGGGATAACTAAAATTAAATATAGCAATGAATAATAACGAAGGTTTTAAAATCACAGCACATCAACCAGCAAACCCATTTGCAGGTAAGAAGTTTAAGATAGTCACTTATCAAGGTGACAAGGAACTTGCCTCTCAGGCAATAACAATTGAATCTCAATTAGAATTAAAGACAACTCTAGATGAGATAAAACAATTCAATATTGCTCAGGAGGAATTAGTAAAATCTGGGTATACTCAGAAATCCATACTGGTAAAGAAACTTATAACAGAGTGATATAAATAAATTATTAACCAACTTAAACATTACGAAAATGGCTAAGAAGAAAAAAGAAGTGGAACTGAAAGAAGTTTCCAGAACAGAAATCAATGGTGCAATCATCATTAAGTACGAAGACGGCTCAGTAAAGATTATCCCTGCTCCTATCATGCTTTCTGCCGAAGAAGCCGAAGACCTTTTTGGTTCTGAATCCGATGACGAGGAAGAAGAAGAAGAGGAAGAATCAGACGATGATGATGATGATGATGATGATGATGATTCCGAAGAGGAAGAAGAAGAAGAGGAATCGGATGATGACGATGATTCCGAAGAGGAAGAAGAAGAAGAGGAAGGTGATGATGATGATGATTCCGAAGAAGAAGAGGAAGAACTGACCGGTGAAGAACTTGCCGAAATGGACTTCGAAGAACTTGAGGATGTCTGCGACGACAAAGACCTTGAAACTGACCCAGACGATTATGATGAAGACGCCGTCGAAAAACTCCGTAAAGCAATTGCCAAAGAACTCGATCTCAAATTGCCGGCAAAGAAAAAAACCAAAGGTAAAGGCAAGAAAGGGAAAAAGTAATCTGGTAACTGTATTCAAGATTTAAAAGAAGGTAGGGAAATTTCCCTACCTTTACTATCAACTATTAATAAACGTAGAAGTTTACTTATAATAACCATTAACTTATAAAACATTAAAAATTATGGCAACAAAGAAATCAGACTCCAAGAAGAAAGGGGATAAGGAAAAAGACCCCGAAAAAGAAGCTAAACGTAAAGCTCGTCAAGAGGCACTCAAGAATCGGCCGGCTGAACAACGCCCTAACAGCAAGCAAATCGACGTTATTGCCATTAACGACAAATCCAAGGTAATGAACTTTGGTTATGCCGTTAAGAACAAGGAAGGCTATCAGGGTGTAGTGGTTACTTCTGTATTGGTTACGGATGGCAAACCGGTATCAACTTCAGTTTCATTCGTTCCGGGAACTCTTACCGTTAAGTCTAAGAAAGGACATGGCGTTATTTGTTCTCCGAAAAACAAAAAGGCTAAGGAAGAAGAAGAGGAAGAATCAGAAGATTAAACTCCTCTAACTTACTAACTACTATCCCATATGTCTGCTATATAAATTTAGAGTTTAAGTTCATATGAATAACATCTACACTTAGGACGTTGTTCAGCCAAAAGCTCATTGCCTGCGAAGGTAGTGGGCTTTAATTTTTTATACCCATGGAAGAAGAGAAATTAGCAATTCGAAAGAATATTCGAATACTTGCATTGGATAATCTAATAAATACTTATACTGATGTACTAGAAGATAAAGAATTAAACCTGGGACCAGATGAAAGGGAACTTGCCATCAATATAATAAATGAGGCAAGAGAAATGCTATCAGAAGAAACTCAGGAAGTATCTAACCAAGTAATGCAAAGACCCAAATGGAAAAAGACTTAAGATTATTAGTGGGAAACATTAATCAAACTCTCAGAGAATTAGATTATGTTTCGTACCTTAAAAAGGTAGCTCTTAGTAAGGGTAAGAAAGGCGAATACCAATCCCATAGGTTGAAGAGTAATTATCTGAAAAGAAAACTCATATCTCTTAAAGGAGCCCTGAATAAAAAACTTCATGGGACTTATATTGTTGCCCAATTTAATTTTATAAGGGGGGAACAGAAAGAAACTTTTGAACAAACTTTTACGGACTTATCTCAGAAAGAGGTAGAAGATATACTTCAACTCGAGGCAGTTTTAAAACAATGCAGTTTAGAAATCCTAGAAATTAAAGAAATCCCAACCCAAATTAGGAAGGTATAACTATGGTATTATGTAAATAGGAAATTCAATTATTCACCTAATATAAATGAAAATGGCTAAGAAAGACGAAAAGAAGAGTAAATCGGAATCCAAGACTCCGAAACTCACAAAGGCTAAGAAAGCTTTGGATGCTTACCTTAAAGAGAACAAGTTGGACCCTACTAAGGATTGGACCAAAGACAAGAAACATGGTAAAAAGGTTACCGAACTTGTAAACAAGCTCAATAAGGAAAGAGACAAAGTTGCTGCTGCCTATCCTGAAGCTGACCAAGAGAACAACAAGAAATTGGTAAAACTCCAGGAAAAAGAGAAAAAGGAAAAGAAAGGAAATGGCGGTAGAACAGCTACCAAATACGATTATCCTCTCATCGACGGCAGAGAAATGACTTCGGCTGAGAAGAAAAAATACCGTATGGAGCAAAGAAAACTTGCTTCAGGTAAGGCTCCCAAGGAGGAAAAGGAAACTAAGAAAAAGAAGGAAGAAAAGGTAAAAGAAAAACCGGCTTCCGATAAGAAAGATAAGAAGGCCAAAGACAAGAAGAAAAAGAAGGCCGCTAAAGAAGAAGATTAATAAGAGCACTTTTTACTTTTACTTATCATATTTTTGAGTATTCGTTAATAATGGTAGAAGGCCTGGCAATATAAAAATTGTTCAGGCCTTTTATTTTCTAATTAAGTCGAAAATGGAACAAGAAGTATATAAACCAAAACTTAGAATCACTACACTATCAGAGAATGGTACTCCCTTATCTGATAGGTTGGTAGATGCCTATACCGAGATGAATTCAGGTCCAAAGGTACAGCATAACGGTCCCATAAGAGTAGAAGTAACTCTTACTAATAAACAAGATATTGATAACTTCAAAGAATACTTAGATAGGTTATCTGGTACATTGCCTGCTAAGGCACCTAATGTTGGCAGAGGAAGACCTGCAGGGTCTACAACTAAGGAATTGGAATCACCAAGGGAGGACATTCTTGCAGATGTAGAGAAAATGATTGAAGAGGGTAAAAGCCAACAAGATATCATTAAATATCTTAGGGGATTGGGATTTGTATTTATCCTTACTGAGGACTTTCTATTTCACTTTCCTGGATTTGAGTTCAATAAAAAGGATGTGGGAGAAGCAACCGACAATAAGCAATATCCAAATTCATTCTCTTGGATGGCAAGATGTATCAAACGAGCTAAGGACCCAAAAGCAGATAAATTTGACCCAATGGTAATCTTTGGTTTTAGCATTCTTGGGGGACCCTCGAAAAAGATTATCCCATATCTCTATAAGGAAAGGAAGAAACCATTAAGGGCCCAAGTTGGTAAGAACGTAATCTCTTTCTCTCAGGCAGAATTCACTAAACTTCCAAAGTATATGTTAGAATCCGAAAGGATTAAGTTCTCTACTGAACAGAGACAATTGCTTTTAAGTCCCGAAAAGAAGCCTTCTAAATTCTTCCTAAGATGGGTAAACGATGCTATATTTCCAGACTCCATAAAGGAAAAGATGGAAGAAATCAAGAACCGCTAACACTTACCTCCGTATTTATTAAAAGAGTATTTTATATAAAATAATTTTAGTATATTTGCATAAAGAAAATTTAATTATGGACAAGGAAACAAAAGACATCGTAAAGCTCATTGCTAGTATTCAGATTGAATCACTCAACTCAATCAAAGAGGACGTTAAAAATGGAAATGATATTGCCCAAGACTTAATCAAAAAACTCCTTCAGATTGAGGATGACGAAATAATTCGAGCACTAGATGAGCACATTGAATTATACGTGGAAATCGAGAATACTCCTCAACTGATAAATATGCTAAGTGAATACCAAATGCTGGTATGCTCTCACATATTATTCAGAATGGAGGATGAATGGGTACATACTAATTCTCAGGGAGTACTTGGTACCTGGGCAATCTTCCAGAGGGCAAATCTCAAATTCCACCCAGAACTAACACTTTTAAAATTTTAATATAGACATGGAAAAGAACGAATACTTAGAATCAGTTGAATTGAACACTGGAGTTGAAATGATTCCTTGCGAATCCTCTAATATTGAGGGCTTTGGTTATGACTCAAAGAAAAAACAACTTTGGGTTGCTTTTAAAGGTAATCGAGTTTATCGCTATGATGATGTACCTTATGAAATCTGCAACGGTTTACATCAAGCAGAATCAAAAGGTAAATACCTTGCAAAGAACATTAGAAATAAATTCGAAACTACAGGTTATGAACTCAGAAACTAAAATAACTAAGGGTTTATTAATTGCCATAGGAGCAATGCTACTTTACTTAGGGAGTAAGAATAATGCCCCCATAGAGGAAGTGAGCATTGCTCCTTCTCGTTTAGAAAGTCCCTTGACCAGGTTACATTATCTTTCAGATAGCCTGGGAATTAAACCAAGGGAAGAGAAAAAGAAGCAATGGTATAAATATAGGGTAGAAATAGAAACGATTCCAGAAAATCAAATCTATAAGATTGAGAAATCTGGATACCAGCAATATGAAGTTTCTAGATTGGGTGAAACTTATTCTTATGTAACCTACGAATTTACCTCAGACAAGGTAATGACTACTCAAGAAGCTTATGACTTCGTAAAGAAATATCCTGAAAGATGTACAAGGGTACCCAATACATCACAAGATAACATTTACGATAAATATAACGAGGATTACGAAGATTACATAAATGACCCAGAGGATGAAATTAACTATCCTCCAGAAATCTTCGACTTCCTAGCCGATTAACCTGGGCAAATAGAAAAATAATATAGAAATATTTTTGTATTAAATAGATTATTCTTATATTTGCATAGAGAAAAGAAATAAACTTTATTTTATTAACAATTTTAATATAGACGTTATGAAAAAGAATGAAACAAAGGTTACTAACCTGGTTGCAACTAAGGTTGCCGAACAACTTGAAGGAATTAAAAATTCTAAGACTGCTAAGGCTTCTGCTCCTAAGGCCAAAAAGACTAAAAAGGAATTGGTACAAGATGCTCAAGAAGCTGCCACTAATTTTGCCAATGCCAAATTGGTAGAACTCTCTCCTAAAACCAAAACTTCCAAAAAGGAACAGGTTGTCAAGGAAGTTAAGGAACAACAAAAACCATCCATCATCGAACAGGTAATTTCTAATCGGGAAGTTAAATACGTATACCCTGCCGATGTAGTTGATACTCTTGCTCGGAAGAAATGGAGACAACAAACTCGAAACGAACTCCATCGATTGGAACTTGCAATGGCTCGTATCAAGGACCAGAACTCCAAGGAATTCAAGGCTGCTGCTAAAGCATACGAGGACTTTAGAAAGAAAGTCCTCAAACCAGAACAAGTTGCATAAACCTTTATTAACCAGGTGCCCGGGATAATTACCTGGGCATCTCAATTCATACAAAATGGATTACACTATCTTCTCTGATAAAGAGATGCTTAAGCAGGACAAAGAATTGGTAGAATTACATAAACGATGTTGTAAGTCCTATCTAATCCAACATTCACTTAAGCACTCCAAGATTAAGAAGTTCTTTATCGTTTACGATTGGTATATAAATACTGATAACGTAAGGAATTTCTTTTTCAGGCCTATAAACCTTTTCATTCAGGCATTGCTTTTAGGGCAACTTGATGAAATATCCGATTACATTAATCCTAACAAAAATGGAAAACGAAAAAAGAAACGAACCAGAAAAGTATAACGTACTTTACTGCAAAGGCAAATATCAGTATAAATCTAAATATCCCCAAATAAAAACTAAACATAAGGTTATCTATTCAGGGCCAGTAGAACCAATGGCACCCATCTGGGATAATGTATCAGATATATTAAGGAAATCTGATAGAATTTGTACTGAATCTCGAAGAGAATTAAAGAAGTTAGAGGAACGTTCACAGAATAACCTTTACTTCAAGAAAAATGGTATTACCCATATAATCGTATACAAATGTTTAGAGAAATAGTTAAAGACCTATATATAGGCAAATCGAAGTTAACCATAGAATGTAACCAAAAGGAAATACCCCAAACTACTCTGGTTCAGGATGTATTACAGAATACGGGGTTTACTGGTAATATGCCCGACTACGGTACCTATGGTAATTTCAAGGATGGGAAATTTGAGATTACTCCAATGATGCCTAAGCATTGCTTATTTATTACTGGAGTACCCAAAGGGGCAATCCTTGATAATTTCAGAGTTAGAAGAACATATTGGTCCTCTTATTATGAGGATGATGTAAGAGGGTACTTATTTCAAATTACAGATGAAAGTATACCTCGTTTAATAATCACAAACTAAATCTATATGGAAGCAATCGATTACGTAAAATTATTTAAGCTCGACCAAGAGAATTATGACTTTAAAAGGGAAGAGTTTATATCCGAATTAGGTAAAGAATTTCTAGATTATTGCCAAACCACTACAATTGGGATAGATAAAAAGACTGGCAATATATACTACTACCGATTTAGGGAAATAGTTAAGAATTTCGAAACTAAATTCTGGGCAATCTCAGAACTTAAAATAGGAGAACCATTAACCCAGAAATTATGGAATGCCTTTTTCGCTACTCAGGTAGTTCCCCTAAGGCAAAGGTTATTCCCAAAGGTTCAGAAATTAATCGAAGAGCAAAAGGGGATAACCAATAACCGTAGTAAACAAGACAAAAAACCTACGAACCATAAAAAGGCAAACTATGGCAAGGGAAATCACAGACCTGCATGGGAATAAATTTAAGGTAGGAGATTATAAACTTTGCCTTAATATTCCCATCACTGGGAAAGGTAATTTAGTATTCACCAGGGACCTAATCTCTGGTGAACCTTTTAATTTATCAGTAAGTAAGAAAAAATATAAGGGATATTTCTATAACCTATCTTTGAATTTGTATGTAAGATATGATTTAGAGTATAGAGGTTATGATGAAAGTTCCGATATCCGAAAATCTCATTTGTATGTCAGAAAAAAGAAATAAGATAGTAAGATTCCCAAGACCTATGGGGACTACTGCAATGGCATTAGAATATCAGAAGAACCCAAATGATGAACTTCTGATAAAGATACACAACTACATTATTAATCAATGGCTAATGGGTAATGGTGTATTATGTGGTATCACTTATGATATCAATACATTCTCATACCGTATGGGTATAGATATTAACTACATACGGGTATTTATGAGAGATAGGCTATTAAGCTCTAGAATATGGGATAAAGAAAAAGCAGAAGATTTACTTCAAGCGTTAATGGGAGAACAACTAGCATGGGCATTAGAAGACCGTATGGAAATAGCCCATCAGGTTAATATCCTAAGAGAATCTCAGGGAGGGAAATACGTACCGTTTATATCTGCCGAGCTGGGAAAGGCCCTTAAATTAAAGCTTGAATCCTCTACATCTCTGCAATCAATAGTACGTAATCTTACTGGAGGAAGTACTACAAATATCTTTGCCCAATTTAATCAACAGAACAACGTAACACAGCAAAATGCAATTACCGTTGAAGAGGCACGTCAAATCGTATTGGAATCACAAAGGGTATTAGATAAACCAGAAGAGGCTAAACTATTGGAGGATAGGTATGACATTAAGTCTCTACCTGAAGTAGTTGCTACTAAACAAGAAGGAGTAGATACAAGTAAAGAGGGTCTTAACCTTAATAAAGCAGAGTTAATGCAAATTACTGATGATTATAAGGGAGCTATGTCTTCATTCTCTAAAGAACATCATGAACTACGTAGAGAAATCAAAATGCGTATAGACCCAGACGAAGAAGACCCAGAGTTATACCAATATGAAGACTTTGAGGAAGAAGAGAAAGAGGACGGCTCATTTGCATCTCAATTCCTCCGAAATAGTAAGCTTCCATAGTTATATCCGGATATTGCATATTTAAAAAGAAAGAATTATATTTGCATATCAATTTTAAAATAGACAAAAATATGGAACTACCAAAGACATCTTACAAAGAGACTCAGGTTAACAAGGTTAATCAGGGTACATACTTTAAATTAAAACCAACTGATACTGCTCCAGTATGGGTAAGAGACCATTATGATAAATCATCTAAGACTTATGCTTGCCATAAGTATGATGACTCAAATCACGAAAAATTTCTCAAGGGAAAAAGGAAAATATACATTAACTTTACATTTTAATCACATGAACTTATTTAGACGAAAGAGATGCTGTAGTGAACTCATTGCTATTAAAAATGGCAACTTAGTATTCAAATTGAGTAATACTCATATCCATGCTGCTTATAATACTTTACAGGCAATAATGAGGAAATCTGGTATATTCGATGAGAATCTATATTTTGACTTGTACCGAGAATATAGAAGACATTATGCTATATACGACGTAGTACCATCGTTGCTAAGGTATAAGCTACCATTGATATTTTCAGGTAGATATCCTAAAAATCTATTCGATAATCAGTTTACCTTTGAGGAATTGATACCTAATGCTTTGGTATATCATAACTTACCAGAAAATTTCAGATTACCCGAAAGCTTAGAGAAAATCCTTTTAGAAGTCAAGAAAAGGGTATCTGCTTATATAGACCAAGATGGCATATCAGACCAGGGTTATAGGGATTTGGTTCGAACAAATTTCGTAAAACAATGGGATGTATTTAGAAAGGACCCATCTCTTATAGATTGCTATATGGATGCTCAATTGGGCATGCTATATATGTGGGCTAGAGTAGAAAATAAAACAATAGTAAAGAACATAATCGAAAGAACTCAAGATGAACTAGCTCAAGAGTTCTTATCTAAAAATGACGAATATGGAAAATAAAGAAAAGTTTGCCTTCAGAAATGTAAACATGTCTCAAGGTGTAGAGGTAGAATTTATTAAATTGCTTACCTCATTAGAGACTAAAAGTGATGAAGATATTATTAAAGCTTTTAAAGCTCAATTATCTTCTGGAGTATTAACTTGTCATGCAGAAATGTTATCTAGAACACCAAATCAGATAATATTTCAAACATCTCAATTCAGTAAACCCTATAAATTTTACAAAAACTGGGAATTATGGGTATTCTCTAATATCCTGGGTGTATGGACTCTAAATAGGTTTAGGATATGATTACAATGAAAAACCTCCAAGTAGAGGATATAAAAGATGAATGGTTATATAATGCCTTAACACAGGGCATCAAGGAATGTATAACTGCTCCAGTCCTAACTTTGGACCCAACAAAACCAGAACCCATTAAGAGGGCAGAAATGATATTAGAGAATTTCTCTCAGGAGGATTCTCCAGTAGTAGCTACTGTAATTGCTCCAGGCAATTTCATACAAATGATATTACCGAAACATGAGATACTTCTCTCGGTAATGTTCATCTATAAAGAGAGAAATACCTATGTACAACTTATAATACAAAAACTTGCTTATGAACGAGAAAAGACTACCACCAAGACTAATGGTTCTGCTAGTAGTACTGAAGGGTGAAAAGGTATATAAAGTACCTATTAGGTCTGAAATAAAATTAGACCACCTAAAGGATTTCAATACATTGAGGAGAATCCTTACACCTTTAGTACAACTATACCATGGGGTAGGTTTTGATACTAGACTTACTTACGATGAATTCAGTATCTTCATTAATGACCTACAACATTTGGGATATGAACTGTTAGATGAATATTCCTCGGGTATACAAGAATTAGTAGAAGCAAAACCCATTACTGAGAATGACCAAGATATTGAGAAAATACGAAAAGGGTTACTTATCTCTCTTAAATCTCAGGAGTTATCAGAGGTATTAGCTACTAAACTAAAGCAAGCCATACATGAAGTATTTGAAAACGAAAAGAAGAAAGGTGGACTAATGAACAAGGAACCCTCTTTAGAACCTATGGAGAGTTCAATTATAAGAGAGGCTCTATATTTGCTAACTCCCCAATTACCTTAATAATTGAAAGGCAGTGGATTAGACTGCCTTTCTTAGCGTATACACATCCTCAGCCTCCTTAAAAATAAAATAGATATATTTTTCTATAAAAATAAAAATGCTTATATTTGCATATCATTTTAAAAATAGACAAAAAATATGAAAACGAACTCAGTAACTTACAATCAGGCAGACGAACTAACTAAGGTAGTTCGCAATTTCTTAGAAAAGAAATCTACATTTGAACTTGACTCTGATGAACAGGGTAATCTTCTTAATCTTCTAATGGGACTCTTAATCAAACTAGAGGATGATTACAAACTCAATTGCTTGGATATTAATCAGGTACAAATCTATGATACTACCTATTATTCTTTCATTTTCGAATCCATGGTAACTGCTAATACTAACCTCTATAAGGGGCAATTAGCATCTGCTGCAGTTCAATTCATGAATGAATTTACCGATAACGATGGGAGGTTCATATCATTCAACCAACTCGATAGAAACAACTGGATTTTCCAACTTAATTTCTCAATCGCATGACAAAGTATAACGTTAGTCCATTAGTTGCTCGGGAGATAGAATTCTCCACGGGCACTATCTTTGGTGGTAGTTGGTGCCGATACTTTATTTCAATCACCCTACATCAATGCTATATAGAAGCAACATGGAAAACCCGTCCTAAAAATGATTTAGACGGGAACAAAGAAATCTTTAACTCTTTACAGGAGTATCTAGATTGGTTTGCTAATCTTAAGAAAACTTACGGAAGGAGAATATCCCGTAAACAAATGGTATATGCTGCATACGATGAAACAACACGTACCTTCAGTTACAAACCCTACGAGAATTGGGCTACAAGACGTTCTAAAGAGAAATTAAATAAGCCCAAGGAACCATTATTGGCCAATGAATTGTATTAACAAAATCTTCTGGGAGGCACCCAAAACACCTCCCAGAACCTCTATATTTATAAAAATAAAAGTAATTATAGAAACAAGTTTAGAAATAATTTTGTATATTTGCAGTGAGAAATATTTCTCAAATAATTTTAATATAGACACGTTATGAAAGAATTAAAAAATTTAGAGGCCATCCGGGAACTGCTTGCTTCTCATCCCATTTATACTTATGATTACTCAGATGGTCTTCTCATTAACAAGGAAGATACCAATATCCAGGTTTACTCAATCGACTTAGAGGATGAACCTTTTGCTGCTTATATCTCAGGATATATCATCACATATGCTTCAGAGGAAGTTCTCTTCGAAAATCTCCGGGAAAACATTATTTCTCACATGGACTTAACAAAGGGTGCCGACGACCAATATTATGATTATTCACCCGCACAGGTAGAGGCTATCTTATTCGGAATCCTTCAATTAACCCCAGAACATCAGGATTATATCATAACCGGACTCAAAAAACATCTCCGGGAATTTATCCAAGACGATGAACAAGATGAGAACATGATATCCCAATATACCAACATTTATAATGCTATCGAAAAATGGGAATCAGATCACCGAGAAACAGAAATCTTTCAACAACTTGCAGTATCAGAATTATTTAACCAACTAAATAAATAATCACTATGGTAAACTTATATAAATTACTCAACGTACTGGAACAGGGCATGTCTCTGTTCCAACTTAATAAATGGAAAACCGAAGGCATCTGGTATCCTATTACTCAATACAAAAAGGAATCAGACGAAATTCAGGTAGTAACCAATTTATTTATTCCGGAACAAAAGGAATATCACATTCAACTTTTTGGAAATTATCCCGAAGAATCAGAAGCCTGGGACAAGTTTCTAGAGGAAAACCAATGGAAAATCTACCCATTACTTGCAAACATAATGCAAGTCTTCTTGCCCACAGGGAACTATCAATTATTCTATACTCAATATCCACAAGGATTCATATCCATAATCGCTAAGCCCCATGATAAGTAAAGAACTCAAATCACAAATAAATATTCTCAGGGAAACTAACCCAGAATATATTCAGACCCTAAAGGATTCCGTAATGGAATCCTATAAGGCAAAACTTCAGTCAATCAAACCAAGTTCTACCGAAGAAGAGGAACAACTTAATATTGAACTCAATTAACATCATGGAACCAATCGTAACAATAAACAACTACCCAATCGGATGGGAATGGCTAGACAACGTACCTTTAGAGGACTTTAACTGGCTAATCGAAATATTCTCTACCATGACAGATAATACTGATACTTATGACTTTGTAGGATATACAGATTCAGAAACCTTACCAGGACATCTGAAGAGGATATGCTCAGTAGACAAGATATCCTTAGCTAACTTCCTAAACGAAGACCAAGGCTATAAATCAGGTATATCAATGTACGGTCACTATATAGCATGTAAATGCTTAGACATATCCTCAGAAAGGGAATACATGAATCAATTAACCGATATAAGAATCCTAACTAACGAACTAAAGCCATGCTAACATCAGGTAAATTCTTAGTATCATTCGAAGTCCCGGGACCATTACCTGGGACTACTGAAGGCTTCTGCGAAGAAATGAACATCCTCTATCACATAATCCGAATAATCCTATCCGTAGGAACTATCCTCATCCTAATACGAAATGAGGGTATCTACCAAGCCCACAAGCATACCCACCCAACAAACAAAATAAGGTATATCATCTCACAGCTAATAATCCTAACCCTATACACCTCATCACTAATCCTGGTATCCTACACATATAGGATTATACTAAGGTACATATAATAATACAGAAATCACTAATCCTACTCATCGTAACGATCTGGCTTCTAATCCTAAATGAAGAAGCCTACCTAACAAAGAAATTCATCTACAGATCGTAATCTTTTTAGTATATGCCTTCATACAGGTATACCTAATCGAATAAATACCCACAAGGTACCTGGAATAAATACCGGGTACCTCCCACACCACCCAACACAAAAACAAAACAAAATCATACTAACGCTAACTATGTTACATAATACCTAACTAAGGTACATAATATAATACCTATCCCCTCTATAACTAATATACCATCTATTAATATAATAATACCCAATACATATATCAAGGTACCTCGCCGGGGGTTTTGGGGATTTAGGCAAACAAGGCTAGGCAAACTTACCCCCACTATACAAAGCCACTCAACTCACTATAGCCACTATACTATATAGCTCTACTACACACTTTAAAGGCAAACTCAAAAAGGCCTAAAAAGGCAAATAAATCCGACCATTAGGGGCCCCTAAATCCCCTACCCCTAAGAGCCCTTTATATTAGTATATATTATATAATAAGTACTGGGATTAGGCAATAGGATTTGTGATCAAGGCAATTAAATTATTAGGTTTTATGGCTAAATGGTTTATAGGATTTAAGGCTTTCATGGGGCATATTTAGGTAATATTCCTAGTAAGTATGTAATTTATTTGCTTAGTATTTATATTAGCATTAACTTTTGTATTCTAGGACAATTTTGTGATTTAGGGGTACCTTGATTGCCAAGAGCCATTAGGTATTATATAATATTAGTTATGGGTAGGAAGGTAAATGGCAATCTCCATTCATGGCCTCGGAGATTTAGGCAAATATAATTCAAAGCCCTTAATAACCTACGAAGGCAATCAAGGATATTGCATAATTAAAAAATAGTTCTTATATTTGTATCAGATAAATAAGTTATTCATTTTTAAATATAGACCATATGAAAGATTTTAAACTGTACACTAAATTCAATTTTGCAAAATGCGTTCACCTCTCCCTGCTCTCAGTTCCCGAAGGTAACCTATGCTCCTCTCCCGAAGGCATCATTAGATTCATTAAGCCTTACTTACGGGAACTACAGGAGAACACAATCATTCCCGATTACTTAACTCTAGTATCAATCCAAACTATCGATAACCAAGATGCTGGGGTACACATATTAACCTTTACCATCAATGACCCAGAACATTTCGATGACGATGATACTGCTGGCATCACTTGCCTTGAATGCTTACGGGATACCTTTGCCTATGACCCAGAGGCATGCTTTGGTCAGGCACCTAAGGTAAACGAATTCAAAAACCTTTACACAGTAACAGTTCCTTTCACTTGCTAAATCACTAAGGGGTATCCATAACAGGGTACCCCTATTAATACATTAAATACAAACGTTATGAGAACAATTAATCAAATTTCAAACCTCATCATCCTTACCCTAGTAAATTGCGCTAGGGATTATCCATGGGCATCCTACATTGCCAATTCACTTTCACAATTCGATTTGATATTGCCAGAACTAATGCAATCGAAAGCTAAGGAAATATCCATCTACCTTAACACGGATGATTGCCTTATGGAATTCTCATCCGAAATCCCTGACCCAAAGGAAATTGAACCCGATTTTACCTTCAACATCGAGTATATAACCTTTCAGGTATACTTCGATTAATATATTAACCCAGAGCCTAACTAAGGTATCTGGGTTTTTACTTACGCTAACTTAGTAAGCCATTATAGGCTATCCTAATCTCTATAGGCTTACCATAGTCCCTATATGGCCTTATTGAATTAGGACCTAATAGGTTTATAGAGGGCAATAATAGGGATATAGCTAATCGGCCTTAATTCTTTATCACCTTAGTCGATTAATGGCCCTATCAATATACAGGTATATAACACACTTCCTAGAGGACAGGCATAGGCCATATAGGATTATCCATATACATATCATATATGCCCACTACAAGGCGTGTGAAGATTACCCTTGTGAACCCCCAAAATTAAGTGCAAATATTAAGTGCACAATATTTTCTATTTTATGAATTTTTCACAAAAATAATTTTGAAAATAAAATTATTCATTTTCTCAAAAATTTTTCTTGAAAATGTTTGTAGATTAAAATAAAGTTCGTATCTTTGCAATGTGAGAAAAACAAAGCGATATTTGAATGAATTTTTAATTAAAATTTTTTAAGAAAATATTTTTCTAAAAATTTTGTAGATTAAAAAATAGTTCTTATATTTGCAATACAGAAATGAAACAAACCTTATTAGATAGTTTAATAAGTCTTGAATATCTATCAAAAAGGTTATAAAATAATAATAATAAAATATTCAAGCGTTTTATTATGAAAAATCAAATTAACAAAGTGAATGTAGAAAAAGCAGTAGCAAACAGTAAAGCAAATAGTTTAATTGCTTTAGATGTTTTAAAATCAGTCAAAGAAAAAAATCAAGGACTTTTTAAAACGGCTTTAGGGACAAAAACAGAAATTTACAAAAAAGAACTTTTTGAGGGTGCAAACGAAAAGCAAATCAAATCGTTACGTAAAAAGTTCAGAAACGTAACTTTCAATTTTCTTTCAACAATTGCAAACAATGCAGATAAAAAACTAATTGAGGGCTTTATAGACTTTTATAAACAAGTCTACGTAACAAACGATTTTTCTTTTTCTTCTATTGCAAGTGAAAATACTAAAGAAGAAAAGAAAGCGATTTTAATAAAGGGACTTGAAATCGTGAAAAAATCAATGAAATAAAACAAAATCAGATAAGGAGTAAATATAAAATTTTACTCCTTATCATAAAAATAAAATTATTATGTTATTAATTGTTATCTTATTAGCTGTTTTTGTTAGTGCTTTATATGTAGTTTATATTCTTTTAAAACCAAATCATAGAATAATATCTACTATTATTGACGTACAAACTTTTCAATTAATTAATGTAGAGCAATTTCTATTGCTTGACCAAATAAGCATAGACTATTTAAATGAAGTTGAATATACAATTTATAAAAAATTTTCTTTTAAAACTTTTTTACTATACTTATGTTATTGTTTAAATGAACAATTTGAAGAAAATTTAAATAATCATTTAGTAGGATAATTAAGAAAGCAAAGGGACAAACAAAAATGTTTGTCCCTTACTTTTTATTTTTAAATATTAAATTTAACGGAACCGTACGCCCCTTTTAGTACCAGGAAATTTTAGGCTTTCGCTATAAGAGGTACCTTGAAGGCAAATACTCATTTTAGTACCACAACTTTCGAAGCCTTCGCATTAAGGGCATGCCCAGATATCCCACACCACACATGCCCACATAACACACAGAGAAACCAGAGAATAAAACATTCCTCTCTCATCCACCTTATCCCTCTGGCAGATTACAATATCAAAGTTCTTTCTATAAACCAAAAACTTATAAAGATATGGAAGAAAAAACATTATTCAAACTAGCACGTGCAATTACAGATACAGGTACAGATACTGTATCTTCAAAAGGTGGTACTGTAACCTACCGTATCACTTCCCTCAAAAGGAAACTGGTAAATGGCAAAGTAGTTTCAACCTCTACACCCTCTTGTACTTTGGGCTCAGCCTCCGTAAGTTGGGCTACTTGGAGGGGAGTTACCGTTGGAGATGGTTACTTAGATGTAAAAATTAACTATTCAGAAAATACTGGGTCCTCAAGGTCTACTACTCTGACATTTGACCAGGTTGAATCTGATAACAAAATCAATCTAACAGTAACTCAAGAGGCTGGTGTAACCTATAGTGGATACATAAAAAAGGTTTCAGACACATTGCCTTTAGGTAGTGATAAATATAATACTGCTGAAATCCTTGTGATGGCCTATTTAAAGGGTAGTGATGGGTCTAAAAAGCCAGAAACTCCCCATGTGGGTAGTGCTCCCGATTGGTGCTCAGTATCCGTTACCTCACTGAGTACTTTTGAGAACCATCACCTGTTATCCCTGACCGCTTTATCGAGTAATCAAACTGGAGCTAACCGTTCAGGGTATATCCTCTTAACCTGTGGGGATGCTAACCTTAGCATATCAGTAACTCAGACCCCTCAGAAGCCCTCAACATTCACTCTCTCTGGATTGCCCACAGATACAGGCTACTTTCTCTTTGGCAAGGGAGCTAGGCCACAGAATACATCATCTTCAATGATGTATCTACAGGGTCTCTCAGCAACTAGTACTGCTACTATGGGGATTCCATTCTATGCCAATGACTCAGAACCTGGTTCTCTAATAGAATGTACTACTGGAGATAAAGTAGCTGTATATACTAAATCAGGTGCTACCTGGATATCAGAGGGGTCATTTATAGTACCAAGTGCAGGAGGAACAGTATCAATCTAAAAACATTATACATTATGGAAAATAAAGTTCTTAAATTAGGGGGGAGAGATCTACCCAAGATGTATATGCAGAAATAAGACAGGGAAACTCTGAGAGATGAACAATACAATCTCAAAAGCGTAAGTATGTAAATGGCAAATTGTCCGGGGTTATTGAAGTTGGTTATTCTGCTAGCATTGATACTCCTATACTCTCCAGTAGGTTTAACCCCACTAAAAAATATCCATTAGATTTGAATTTTTATTGGGTAGCTCCAATTTATAATACAGGTATTAAGATAATATCCCAATTATAAAAGCAATTACCCAGAATATAAGAGCCAGTGTATATGCAACAGAATATCTATGCCATGGATACCAGCAGGTAATATAAGAATCTACTTTTAGTATTTCTGGATGTTCTTCCTCGTATTTTTTATCCTCTTCTCTAGAACTGTATTTATGAAATACATAGAAGGGTAAGAATACGAGGAAGATTATTAGAGCAACTGGGAACAAGAGTAGGAGAAGAATCTCCCACCCTTGCATTGATGACCCAGCATAATTACCATCTCTGTCAAAAAAGTATCTCATAGTAATTTGTATTTTATGTATCTGATTAATAGATAAATTGGAAATAGAGGTAATACTATCCATACCGAGATGAATAAAACGAGAGAGTGTATTTTGTGAGTATAGGGTAAATAATCCAAACAAACCCTTACAAAAAATACAGTGAACGGTAAGCATACCAAATAAATTATTGCTAATACAGTAGTCATTGTTCTTTGAGGTATTTGTTAATAATCTTGGTAAGCTTCTTATCAAATTCAATCATCATATCTAAAGCCTCCGTATCTTTCATGTTCTTTATCTCCTTGTCAAGGAATTCTATATTTCTCCTAATTGAGAAATAAGCCTTGTATGCAAGGAATACCTTCTCATTTTCTTCGGTAATAGGGAGAACTTCTCCTTTTTGCCCATCTAATCTTGGATATGTATTATCAGGACCAAGAGTTCTTGCAACTTTTACCCGGTTACTGAGCATTGCAAATCCACCTTTCTTATCAATAGATTCTACTGTTACTTTCTCTGTGAGGGGTCTTCCTGATAATACGAAGATAACTTCATCACCTTCTTTGAGCTTTTTGATTTCTTTCTTTTCTTTTTTCATATCTATTTTATTTAGAAATTTTCTTTATGCAAATATACTAAAATTATTCTTTATTTATTGCATTATCTATTTTATTTTTTATAAATTCATAGGCATTGCCCCGGTAATCCTCTAGCATTTTGTATTCCTGTGGAGATAGAAATATTCCGTTTACTTTAAAAGCATCTCTTAGATGCTCTGGTATAGTGCCCTGGTGAGCGATGTTATTATAACGGATAATGAAAAGTTTCTCTTTATCTTCATCTATAACACCAAGAGTGTTGACTGGTTGGAGTTTAGTTTGGTAAATTCCCACGAAAGCCGAGGGCACCATTAAAATACTTCCTGGTATTCTAGTTATCCAATGGGAATAATCGGGAGTAATTACGGCAATTTTCTTCTCTTTTTCAAGTTCTTTATCATAAGCTAATCGATTAAACCAAAAAGCACATTTAAAACAAACTTGTTTTCTTGCCATAAGTTGGGGAATCTCTCTAGTTTCATCGAATTCCTCTAAATTAATCGGTTTGCCACATATCTGGCATTCATTTTTCTTGTCCATATTGCATTATTTTATAAGTTATATATGATAATAGAACCTCGAAACATCCTAAAAATGGGTTATAAGCAATACTTTTGTTACTAAAATTGAACCATTAAAACTGATAAGTTATGGATAAACTAACAAATGAAATGATTAAAGACCTTGCTATTCGCTTAGGTCTAGAACCTGCTCTATTGAAAGCTGTTCAATTGGTAGAAGCAGCAGGTAGAGATGGGTTTTTAGCTGATGGTAGGCCTCAAATCCTCTTTGAGGGTCACATTATGTACAAAGAAGTACATAAGAAATTCCCTGACAGAGATTTATCTTACCTTTGTAAGAGATATTCTACGATTTTCTTCCCTAAATGGGATAAATCGAAGTACTTGGGAGGTGTACACGAGTACAAAAGACTCGAATTAGCCAAAGAAATTGACGAAGAATGTGCATTGAAGTCTGCAAGTTGGGGTATGTTCCAGATTTGTGGGTTCAATCACAACCTCTGTGAATGTAAAGATGTCTTCGAATTCGTTCATAAGATGTCAGAATCTCATGCAAATCAACTAGAACTCATGTATTATTTCATGAAAAACTCTGGTTGTTTGAGTAATCTCAAAGAAAAGGACTGGGCTGGCTTTGCCAGAAAATACAATGGTCCCGGGTATGCCCAGAATGCCTACGACCAAAAACTAAGAAATGCTTACGAAAACTTCAAAGGTAAATTATGAAAAGATGTCATTTTAACAGCTGGGTAGCAAAAGTATTTCTTTTCCCCAGTTACAAAGCAATTACTCTGGTGTATAACTCATTCTTCAAACACAAAGTAGAAGAGTGTAAACCCGATGATATCAATCATGAACGTATTCATCAGGTACAACAGATTGAATGTAGTATAGTGGGTTTAGTACTCGGTATCATACTCTGGTTATCATTTGGTATATCCTTTTGGTGGGTAGTGGCTCTGACTTTTGGATTCTTCTACCTTTGGTATATCATCGAATATCTCCTCATCCTGTGCTTTGCCAAATGGGATAAACAGAATGAAAGATATCATGATGTAAGTTTTGAAGAAGAAGCTCACAATAATGATAAGAATCCGAGTTATTTAGAAGACCGTAAGCCATTTGCTTGGATTAAGTACATTAAATTGAGAAGCTACAAGAAATGAAGAAACTAAGGGTATTGGGAGTGTGCGCTGGACAGGGTGCACTCCTGTTCCCTTTTAAGAAGAATTTGTTAGGGAACATAGAGATAAGGGGAGTATTCCACACTCCAGGCGAAGAACAATGGAAATTAAATTTTGGAGATATACCGTTCTATAAGGGCTTTTGTTTACAAGAATTCGATGAGAAAGTAGACATAATTATATCAAGCCCCGATTGTGGAGCAGCCTCAGTAATGAGGTTATCTAAAGTAAAGGAATTAGGCAATCCAAAAGATAACCGTAGTCTTAATCTAGTAATTGCATCAATACTCAAGTATAAACCTAAGATATTTCTTATAGAAAATCTACCAAGACTGCTAACACTGCTTCCCAAGGATTTCTTTGAGGAAACATTCAAAGACTATAAATTAGTTTTTCACGAAAGGTCAGTTTTAGATTACGGAAACTCCCAGGAGTCAAGGAAGCGATTACTCATCATTGGAGTACATAAAAAGACTGGTAAGAAATACTTGAATGCTTTTGATGAAGTATTTCAAGTAAAAACTCCAACAACTACTAGAAATCTACTAAAACCACTCACATTCTCTCAGGAAAATAATACTAACCAGATTCCATTTATGAGTAAAACTCTGGCAATGTATGACTATCGAAAGCTTCCCGAGAAGAAAAACCTTACTGTAGCAAAGATACATAGGCTCTGGGTTAGGGATTTCAAGGATGAAAAGAAGTGGCCTATCAAAACTGCAAAGATGAGTACTCTTCCAGGAGTGTATCGATTGGAGTATGATAAACCCCCCTTAACTCTCAGACCTGCAGATAGGCAATTTAGACCCGATGGCTACCCTTTGGGAATAGAGGATTTCAAGGCAATTATGGGATTCCCAGATAAATTCAAAGTTTACCTTCACAAGAATGGTGATACCTTCGAGGGTGATTTTAAGGATTACCATTACTGGCTTAACAAGGCAAGGTACACAATTGCCAAGGGTTCGGTTTATGAGGTAGGGATTTGGTTTAAGGAATGCCTTAAAAAGGTACCTTAATTTTCAGTGACTCCCCCCTATATATATTTATGGCCAGGTAAGAAGGTAAGAAGGTAAGAAGGAAGGAAAGGAATAATTCTAAAATACAATTCTGAAAGGATAGGGATTGTTAAGGGAAAGGAAAACAAGCCACAAACCTAACTAATTGATTTTGAATGAATTAGGTAGTACCAAGACTTGGCAAATTGATGCCAAGTACCTGATTTAGAGCTAGTTGACTATATTCGTATGAAACACCAAAATCGAAAATGATATGACTAAGAAGATTTTACATCGTTCGGAAATTACACCGAAGAATCTGAAAGCAATCTTCAATCTGATTGCTGTACTATACAATCGATTGATTAAAAATCGAAAGGGAAAAATTCGTATAACTCTTTCTGAAGATTCGAAAGGACTTGAATTTAGATTAAGAATACCTACCTCGGAATTAAGTTCAAGTATGAAAGCTTTAATCCGTATTGGTATGGATAAGTTCATTGCTAAGGACACTTATTTGAGAATCAAGGATGAAGACATTTAAGAGGGCATTGTTCATTGTACTTCTAGGATTTACTATTTACCTTTGCTTCAGGAATTACAAACTTTCTCGAGAGGTTGATTCCTTAGAACTAGCGGTCAATGAAATCCCAGATACAGTATACACAGAGAAACCCTTCAAACCAGAGAAGAAGTACTCAGAAAAAGTTGAACCAGGTAAAATCTTAGTTCATGATAATAAGCAGCCAACTCTCTTTCCTGATTCCATGCTAAGGCAGCCAGTTATCAGTAACCAAGATTCCCTGGTTCAAATTGTTTTGAAGAAAGATAAGTTGAACTTAAGTCTGTTCAATAAGGAGACTAACACTTATTCAACTAGACTATTCCCAATCGACTTAGATAAGTACAACTACAACTGGTATGAAGGTCAATTAACTCGAAAGAAAGTTGCAAGGTTATCACTTAGTCCATACGTTTATGGCAAATACAGACCTTTCAATAATCTCTTCGATATGGGAGCTGGTCTTTCAATCAAGACTAAGAGATTTAATTACAAATTCGGAGTCAATACCTTTTACTACCCAAAGATAAAATCTGGTATAGGTACTGACATCGAATTTCAAATAACGTATAACTTTTAAGTAATGGCAAAGACTATCTCAGAAACTAGAACTACTTTAACTCGAGAAGAGCTATCAAACTTATCCCGAGTTTCTAGTGATGTTTTCTTTTTTAGCCTTTTTTGCTATGTGATACATCCAGTAAGAGGAAAGGTAAGATTTGATTTATACCCATTTCAGAAATCAGTTCTCTACAATTTCATTGCCCAACGATTCAATATCATTCTCAAGTTCCGTCAGGCAGGAATTACAGAACTTATTTCAATGTACTGTCTTTGGTTGGCGATGTACCATCCCAACAAAAAGATAAACATTATCTCTATCAAAGACACAACTGCTAAGAAGGTGCTTAAGAAGATTAAGTTCATGTACAAGAATCTTCCATGGTACCTTCAAACTCCCATAATCAACGGTAGAGCTGGTGAATACGGTTCTGCTTCCATGATAGAATTTGATAATGGGTCATTTATTGAATCAATTCCGACATCATCCGAAGCCGGTCGTTCGGAATCCCTTTCTCTTCTGGTAATTGACGAGGCAGCAGTAGTAAGATGGGCTGCTCAAATTTGGGCTGCTGCATTCCCTACTCTTTCCACTGGTGGAGCTGCCATCGTCAATTCCACTCCCTATGGAGTTGGTAATTTCTATCACTCAACTTGGGTAGATGCCATTGCAGGAGGTAATCCTTTTAACCCAATTCGATTATACTGGCAAATGCACCCAGAACGAGATATCAATTGGTATAACCAAATGTCTTCTGCTTTGGGAGCAAAACGAACTGCACAAGAAATTGATGGTGACTTCTTATCATCTGGTAATACAGTCTTCGACTTAGCAGATATTAAAGCTATCGAAGACTGCCTTAGTGATTACCCAGTTATTAAGAAGAGATTTAATGGTCAATACCGACAATTCTGTGAACCTGAATCAGATAAAGAATATTTCATTGGTGCAGACGTTTCAACTGGTAGAGCTTCTGACTACTCTTCATTTACTTGTATGGATAAGCTAGGAGAAGAACAAGTAGTATATAAGGGAAGAATGGCAGTGGGAGCTTATGCTAAGTTACTTGGTGATACTGGGAAGTTGTTTAACTGGGCAGTAATAGCTCCAGAATCCAATGACGTTGGTTTATCAGTAACTTCTAAACTTCAAGACGAAGGCTACCCTAACCTTTACTACTACCAGAAGATGCTAAAGAAAAAAGGTAAAAGTAGACCTGAAATGGATAAATCCCCTGGTTGGTTAACCACCCAAAAGAATCGTTCAGTGATAATAGAGAACTTGGAAGAAGATATTCGATTAGATCATGTAATCATTAAGGACCCATTCTTTGTACAAGAAGCTTATACTTTCATCTATGATGGTTTAGGTAGACCTGTTGCAATGGGTAAACATAGGGCTAACAATTCAGCTGTAGATGTAGACCTTGAAGGAGATGTATATGCCGATGATGATATCTTTGGAAAAGCAATATGTAATCACATAAGGAAAGGAAAAACTAACGTAATCGTACAACCAAGATGAAAAAGTACTTCAATTTTAGTTGGGGTTGGGGACGTAAGAAGGACCCTCCCAAGAATGGTACATCCTCTAATAAAGAGGAGAAGCCTGCCACATCGATTTCGCCTGGTAGGGTTTCAGTTGACGATGATAGCGATAACTTAATTACATCATTACAAGGGTTGACTAAATTAGTTGAACCCTCTTTTCGTGTTGATGTGATACCTTTAATTCGGGATTTATATAAGGTAAATCCTGATATGGGCATTGCATTGCAAGATATGTTTAAGTTAGCTAACACCAGTCATACAGTAACTTTCCCTAATAATACCGATGAAGAGGCTTCAAAGATGAGAGAACATCTTAAGAAAGCCACCAAGGGATGGACCAGATATACTGCTGGTATAGATGGTTTAGTTAATAAAATGATTGTTCAACTTCTTGTAAGTGGGGCAATATCTGTAGAAGGCGTACCAAATGACAAGCTTGATGGATTGGCTACTGTATTATTCCTTAAGCCAGAACACATCAAGTTTAAACGTGAATTAAATGGGGTGTATGCTCCTTACCAAAAGAATATAAATTTCTTTGTTAAGCAACAAGATTACATTAAGCTTAACCCAGAAACCTACTTCTATGTTGGTATGTTCAATGATACCGATGAACCTTATGGAGTTCCTCCATTTATGCCTGCATTGGATTCTCTCAAAGGACAAAATGATATGAAGATTAACTTCAAACATATCATGGAGATTTGTGGTATGGTTGGTTTCTTAGAAGCTAAAATGCAGAAATCTCCACAAAGACCCAACGAGAGTATCAAAGCTTATGAATCCCGATTATACCATGAACTTAATATCCTTAAACGTAATGTTAAAGAGGGTATGAAGGATGGAGTAGTTGCTGGTTACATAGATGACCATGAATTCAAACTAAATTCTACTACTAAGGAGCTCGGTAATATCGAGAAGCCTTGGAATATGAACCAACAATCTGTAGCAAATGGGTTGGGAGTTAATGGCTCTATCATTGGGGTATCATCTACTACTGGTGAAGGTGCAACTGGTATAATGCTGTCTAAGATGATTAGCCAGTTAAAAAATATCCAAATGCTTGTAGCTTATGTATTGGATCGACTTTATTCTCTAGAACTGCGTCTGGCAGGCTTTAATAATAAGGGAATGAAGATTGATTGGGGAACTTCTACAGTTTCTGATGAAGTTAAAATCCAACAAGGTCTTCAGTATAAGATACAGAACCTTGACTTATTGTATAAGGCAGGTATCATTAGTCAAGAGCAATATGCTTGGGCAATGGGTTATGATTCTCCTGATGAGAAAGAACCAAGAGTTTCACTTGAGGACCAATTTGCTAAGGGAGGTAATACAGACCCACAAGAGGGTACCAAGAAGAAACAAAGGCAGGATGATAAAAACCAATCTGCTCGTAGGTCAAGAGATAAGACAAACCCGGCTCCTTCTCGAGGAGACCAAAATACTAAAGCAAGATGAGTAAATTCACAAAGAAAAACAAAGAGCATCTTGATTCTATGGTGATAGGTCAAGGCCATACCATTATGGCTGGGTATATCCCAGAAGCAGTGGGAGCCCAGACTTTCTCCGAGAATTATTACAAATGGAAAAATCCTACACCGGATTCCATTGCTCAATTTGGGTTTTGGGGAGGGGATATAGATTATAATACTTACTATCCCAACCTAGACAAATCGGAACTAACTCCTAAGGACGAAGAGTTTATCGAACCAATGTTCAGATTACTTTCAGAAACGATTGTATCTAAGAATTGGAACCCGACAGACTTTGGTCAGAATGGAGTACTAAAGGCTTCTATGAAGATGTTGCTTGGTCAAACAGTAAACTGTGACCATGAAACCAACATCGGTAATGCTATTGGTGCTGTATCACAAGTAATGTGGCAGGAATCCTATAAAGACGGTAGCTTTACTATACCCGCTGGTATCAACGGTATTCTGAAAATCGATGGTAAGGCAAACCCAAGAATTGCTAGAGGCATCCTTATGGAACCTCCTTCAATTCATAGTAATTCAGTTACTGTACAATTTAAGTGGGATAAATCCCATCCCCAAATGGGAGATAACGAATTTTATCAGAAACTGGGTACTTATGACTCTAAGGGAGTTATGATACGTAGAATTGTTACTGAAATTGTTCGTTACCTTGAGACCTCACTAGTTTCACATGGGGCTGATTCATTTGCCCAGAAAATTGGTTCGGATGGTAAAATCATTAACCCAACTTTTGCCAAAAGAACTTGGGCATCCTATGAAGAATATAGGGATGATAAATCGAAGCAATACTTCTTTACTGATTACAAATCGGATTTAACATCATATCAAGAAAAGGACGATACTCAGGATTCTTTTAATGATAATGATGCCAAGGATAATCATTCAAATAAAAATAACATGAACGAAGAATTATTAAAATTTCTTGAAAGCCTTTTTGGGGATAACATGCTTACCCTGGAAGAAGGTAAAGAGATGAATCAGGAAAATGTAATTGCCTGCATTCAGACTTTGGTATCATCCAGAAACGAATTGCAAACTTCAGTAGATAATCTTACTACAGAGAAAACTTCTCTTACGGAACAGATTACCAACTTGAATGCCGAAGTAGCTAACTTGAAGGAAATGGCAACCGTAGGAAAGAATCACATTGCTTCTCTACGTGAAAATGCCGTAGAAACCTACAAGAAGTTGATGGGTGATAAGGTAGATGAGACAATCGTTACGATGCTCAATGCCGAGACTACTGGTATTACTACTCTTATTTCCTTGACCAAGGATTACCAAGCTCGCTTGGAAGAGAAGTTCCCTCTCACTTGCTCAAAATGTGGTTCTAAGGACGTCAACCGTGCTTCCTCAATTGCTGAGGATGATACCGAGGGTAAAACTGGAACCCAGGGTACTGATACCCAACGGAATTCAGAATCTCCGAGTACTAAGAATGTAATCGATAACTTGTATCGAAACAAAATCAAATAACTAATATAAATAATCCGCGTTATGGAAAAAACTAAAATCGTAAACGACCCTCAGCAACTTACTCTCTTTGGGGAAAGAACCCCGAGAGCGGTGATTTACAAAAGTGAGTCACACAAATTGCACCAGGCTTTCAATGTTAAAGCTGGAGAGAAAATCGTACAGGGTATGCCAGTGGCTTTGAATGAAGAAGGTTTGATTTACCCTTGCACTGATGTAGCTACTCAAGTTTATTTGGGTGTAGCAGTAACGGATAACGTTAACCCTGCTTATCAACCTCAAAGAAATTTCCCGGTAGAGGTAACAGTAGCTATGGAAGGTTACATGATTTGTAACTGGGTATCAAACGGAAATATCGAAGCTGGCTATGTAACTCCAGATGGAAAATTGCTTAACGATAGATTCGTAAAAGCTAACCAAGCAACTTCAACCCAGTTCATTGCCCTTAATCCAGCAGAAGAGGCAAATGAGGTAATTCAAGTACTCATCAAATAAGAGAAAAGAAGTTATGGAAAATAAAATAGATATTACAAAGTTGAAGGCTCAGGATTTTATGAATGAGCTGCCGGAAATGGTAAGAAGCTTGGAAGCTGTTCGTTCCGGTTCACAGGACAAGAAGCCTGTAGAGGTAACTTTTGGAGAATTGGTTACCGGTAAATGGGGTATTTCAGAAGATGAACTTTTTGAAAAGATGGGCATCAATCCAAAAGTGGACACGATGCAGAACATCTTTACAATGCCCCAACAGAATATTCGTTGGATTGTTCCGGAAATCATTCGTGCTGCTATCACATTGGGTATGCGCCAGGCTCCGTTCTATCCAAATATCATTGCGTCTGACCAACCAATCAATGGTTTACAAGCAATCATGCCGATGGTTAACATGTCGGATGCTGCCCCTGCAAAGGTTAATGAGGCAGAAACTATCCCATTGGGTGATGTTAGCTTCGGACAGAAATCAGTTAGCCTCTTCAAAATCGGAAAAGGTTTCAAACTTACTGATGAAGTTCGTAACTATGTTTCGCTCGATGTCTTGGGAATCTACCTTCGTGATTTTGGTGTTCAGTTGGGTTATGCTCTGGATACTCTGGCTATGGACGTTGCTATCAATGGTAACAACCCTGATGGCTCTGAGTCTGCCCCGGTAATCGGTGTATACGAAACAACTAACGGTATCACTTACAAAGACCTTCTGCATATTTGGGTACGTGCTGCTCGTATGGGACGTAACTTCCAAACTATGATTGGTGGTGAAGACCAGGCAATCGAAATGCTGAACTTGCCGGAATTCAAGGATCGTCACTCTGGTACTACAGAAGCTACCCTGAATGTTAAGTCTCCTGTTCCCAAGAATGCTGACTTCTACATTCACCCGGGTACACCCGACCAACAGTTGCTGTTGATTGATACATCTGCTGCCTTGATTAAGCTTACTGCTCGTCAGTTGATGCTTGAATCTGAAAGAATCGTTTCTAACCAGACTCAGGCAATCTATGCAAGCTTGACTACTGGCTTCTCTAAGATGTACCAGGATGCAACTCTGTTGCTGGCTGCTGACAAGAAGTTCTCAGAATTCGGTTTCCCCGAGTTCATGAACGTAGACCCATATTTGATGGTTAACCTAGAATAATAAGGGACGTCCGGTTTCATCTATATAAATTCCCTGAGAGGGTAGGTAACTAAAAAGACCTATCCTCTCTTTAATCATTTTTAAATCTTAGGAAATATGGCTAAAGATAAATATACAGTAACTGTGGGACCAAGAGCTTACAGTTTTCATGACCAATCAACTGGTATTACCGTTTGTAGAGGAGAAGACAAGGAACTCTCTCGTCGTCAATTCCGTGCACCAAAGATTCAGAAGGCAATTGCCTCTGGCCATCTGATTATCATTGCTGATAAATCAGAAATCGAAAAGTATTCAGAGGCCGACATCGAAAAGTTGGATAAGAGACTGAATGCTCAGTTCAAGAAAGGCATGACTCTTGAAAAACTTGCAAAGGGCTATTCCCTGGAAGAACTGAAACTGGTAGCAGGTCTTCATGAAATCGTTGCCGAGAAAGATGATACAGTAGAAACACTTATTCAGGCTTTGCTGGAAGAATTCGAATCCTCTTCTAAAGGGTAATATATGAAAATTACATAAGACAGACTAATATGAATAACAATCTGGACTTTTTGTACGTTACGTCAGGTCTGGAAGTTTCATTCAGAGTCATATCCAAAGTCCCGGCCAAATCCATTTTTGACTGGGACTTTGGCGATGATAAGGGAGAGGTTTTCAATGGTGGAAGACATGTTTCCTATTCTTATGAAACTCCCGGTTTCTATACAGTAACCCTACATGTAACCAACTCTAATGGTTTAGATATCACCGTAGATAAGACTCTGGTAGTTTGTGATTATGGTCATACGGCATTAGCCGATACAATATATAACTTAATCGACCACTATATTCCTTCAGAGATATCAGAGGGAATGACCAGGGAAGATAAATCTATCTACATCACCAAATGGCAATATTATATTGGTCCTCTAGTAAATCACCAAATTCCTGCAGATAAGTATACTGATGAATTATGGTATGAAGCACTAGAAAACCAATTAATAATGGAATTGGCAGCATGGGACTTTCTCAATGTGAAGATACTTAATCTATTAACAAGTACTTCAGAATACCTAAGTCAATTAACTTCTACCAAAGAACAAACTGGTGATGGTACTTCTAAACCCGAACTTGCCCGAGGTGATAGGATAAAACAAATCACTACTGGGCCTACTGAAGTGCAATATTATGATACCTTGGCAGATGCTACAAGTTCCCTATGGAAAACACTTTCTCAAGCAATGCAACCAGGTGGATTAATAGATGAATTAAGGAAGAACCTTTGTATGTTAGCTTCACGATTGGAAATCTACTTACCGTTCTGTGATGAAGTATTTAGAACCGTAGTCCCAAAAGTAGTTAACAGAAGGCAACCTGGAGTATTAGATGGACCCAACCCAAGTGCTCCAGTAAAAGGTGGTAAGAAATCAATCTTAACTAAGTTATGACAAAAGAACCCTGGAGAATGGTAAAGAACCGCTCTTGGGATAGATACAAGAAAATTATCACTGACTTCTTAGATTGGGATGCTGGTAGGCAATCCATAACCTGGGCCAAACATGTTAATCAGCTTCTCAGTCATGCCGAAGACAGTATACCTAAATATTATAACATCCAAATCGAGGCATTATGTTACTACAATGCTTTCAGAAACTGGCCTATCAATAAGGCAACTATTTCAGGAGAATTGGATGATGAAAACTTATCAATACTAATTTCTAAATCTTATATAGAACAAATCGGTTATCTTACACCGGAAGGTTATTGGGATTTTAATTGGGAACAAGATAGGTTTGTAATTAATGGTATAACGTATAAGCCTTCTGGAGATACTCAGACTGCTCAGGCAAAGGATGAGGCTTTAGTTTTCATGGTTATCCTAAAGAGAGACCGAGATACCAAAGTTGAATTTGTAGAATAAAAATAAAGTATATGGCAAAGATGTTAGTACTGAGGTGGACACCAATTACTACAAACAGTGGAATTTGGTTTGATAGTAATCTGGTTATCCTCAATGGTACCTCTGGAGTTCATATTGAAATGAAAGGTAATGGCAATGATGTAACGGCATTTCAATCGATGACCGGAAACAAATTTGTCACCTGCTTTCAAGATTACTTCGGAGATATCTGGGATAAAATAATACCTCATCCTGGTATAGGCCAGGTAATAAAGTTCCGTGTAAATAGGCTTCCTGATTATGCTTGCATACGGGGAGATATTGAGGACGGTGGAGATGTAGACCCCGAAAATCCGGATGTACCAATGAATGCCTTCTGTGGTTCAGAGGGAGAACCATTCAGGGATATCGATTCTGAATTCTTACTGGGTCGTCAACGTGCAGTAATTAATCCTTAAATTTTATAAAATATGTATGTAAGTAAGTATTATACCTGCGAAGAAATAGACCAGCGGTTATTACAGGGTTACTATGATGACTTTGTTAAAGCTGGCTTTGGAGGAACTATAAATGAGTTCTGGGCCTTCGTACTTTCTATCAAGAATAAGGTAGATAAGAAAGAAGGATACGACTTATCGAAAAATGATTTTACCGATGAGTTGAAGGCTAAACTTGATGGCATCGAAGAACATGCAAATTATATCACTAAAGTTTCTCAGCTTGAGAATGATTTGAAATATCAAACCGAGGAAGAAGTTAAACAGATGATTAGTGATTTGGTTGATGGTGCTGATGATGCCCTTGATACTCTTAAAGAGTTGGCAGAAGCATTGGGCAATGATCCCAACTTTGCAACTACTATCACTAATAAATTAACCGACCTTCGTACTGCTTTAACCGAAGAGGTTAATCGTGCTAAGGAAGCCGAAGCTGCTCTGGGTGCTGCAGTAGCTGCAGTTCAGGATAACCTAGAATATGGGTTAGACCAAATCAATAAGAAGATTGATACCGTTAAGGCAGACTTAAAAGCTGAAATCGACCGAGTTGAGAAGAAGGTAGATAAGAATGCTGAAGACATCAAAGACCTTGAAGATAAGGTAAATCAAGATAATGATGAACTTGAGAAAGAACTCAAGGACCTTATTCAAAAGGAAAAAGATGAACGTATCGCTGCCGATAATGAGATTAAGGAAAGTGTAAATAACCTTAAGACTCTACATATCAATGATAAGGCTGCACTCGAGGCAAAGATTGCTGAAGAAACTGCAAATCGTACAAATGCAGATACTGTACTGGATTCTAAGATTAACGAGGAAATCACTAATCGTCAGGCTGATACTTTAGCTCTTCGAGGTAAGATTGACCAAGAGAAGGTAGACCGTCATTCTGAGGACCAAGTTCTTCACAACGAAATCTCTAAAGAGGTAACAGACCGTACCAATGCAGACAATGCTCTTCAAGGTAAGATTGACCAGGAAGCTCAAGCACGTACTGCTGCAGACCAGGTATTACAGAACAATATAGATTCAGAGGCCACTACTCGTGCTGCTCAGGATTTAGTTCTCGAACACAAAATCGAGGATATAAAAGAGCAGGGTGTAGAAGACAAAGAACAATTGCTTAATGCTATTGCTGCCGAGGCTGCTGCTAGAGAAAAAGGTGATAAAGACCTTGATGCTAAGAAGGTAGATAAACGTGAAGGTTATTCTTTGACTAAGAACGACTTTACCGATATACTCAAAGCTAAATTGGATGGCATAGAAGAAAAGGCAAACTATATTACCCATCTCTCTCAGCTTATAAATGATGCCGGTTTCCAAACTGAAGAGGAAGTAAATGCGGCTATCCAAAAGATTATTGGTTCAGCACCTGAAGTACTTGATACTCTTAAGGAAATTGCTGATGCCCTTGGAAATGACCCCAACTTTGCAACTACCATCACTAGGAAGTTGGCTGCAATCACAGAACAGGTTAACCAAGAAATCGAAGACCGTATTGCAGGAGACGAGGCAAACAGTGCTGAGGTAGCTGCTGAAGTTAAAGCTCGTAAGGATGCAGATACTGCCCTTGAAACTAAACTGAAAGAATACGTAGACAATAAGTCTGCTACTGGAGATGCTGCACTCGGGGTTGTAAGGGATAACCTTAACAAGGAAATCCAAGACCGTAAAGATGCCGATGCAGTAATTCAGGCTAACTTGGATAAGGAGATTGCCGAAAGAAAGGCTGCTGATGAAGCATATACTCAAAGTCTGGCTAACGTTAACCAGCGTATCTCAGACTTGGCTTTGAGTATGCAAGAGTCTATCAATACTTTGCGTAATGAGCTTACTGAGCAGGTAAATGCCAATACTACGGCAATCGCTACTAATCAACATAATATCGAAAGAAATTCAGAGGCAATCACAAACTTAACTAAGACTGTAGGGGATAACTACAAGGAAGTTAAGGATATGATTAACGAGGAAATCGTTGACCGTACCAATGCTGATAGTGCTTTGAGTTCTCGTATCGATACTCTCAATATTGACCTTAATACTGAGAGTGTAGAAAGAAAAGCTGCAGACCAAGTTCTTCAGGTAAATTTGGATAAAGAAGCAGCAGACCGTACTGCAGCCGATAAAGCCTTGAGTACTGAGTTTACGGCTAAATTGGATAATGCTAAGCAGGCTTTGGAATCTGAGGTAGCTAGCCTTAATACTAAGCTTGAACAAGAAAAGGAAAACCGTATTGCTGGTGATAATGCTTTGGGAGTTCGTATTGATTCTCTAGAGGCAGGTAATACCGATGCTATAAATGAATTAAAAGCAAAGGTAAATGCTAATACTACTGCTATTAATGCAGAGAAAGACCGAGCAATTGCCAAAGAGACTTCACTTGAGGCAAAGATTGATACCAACCTTCAGAACCATAAAGATGATATGGCGGGTATCAACCAAAATATACTTACCGAAAAGAATGACCGCTTAGCTGGTGATACCGAGTTGCAGAATAATATCGATAAGGAAGCTACAGAACGTGCTAACCAAGATACCCTTATTAATAATGCTATTGCTCAGGAAAAAGCAGATCGAATTGCTGCTGACCAGGCAATGGATGGAAAGAAGGTAGATAAGGTAGACGGTAAAGTACTTTCTTCAAATGACTTTACTGACTTGCTATATGCCAAGTTGGATGGCATCGAAGAACATGCAAACTACATCACTAAGGTATCTGAGTTATTAAACGATTCAGATTTCCAGAGTGCTGAACAAGTAGAGGCAGCTATCCAAAAGATTATTGGCTCTGCTCCAGAGGTACTTGATACTTTGGCTGAGATTGCTAAGGCTCTCGGTGATGACCCTAACTTTGCAGCAACTATGACTGCTAAGCTTACTGAGTTGGAGAATAAGCTTGAAGCTGAAAAGAATCTGCGTGAACAAGGAGATAATACTCTGCAACAGACTTTCACTAACTTAAGTAATACTCTTACTACTACGGTAAATGAGTTGAGAACTTTCGTAACTGAAACTCGTACGGAGCTGTTAACTTCCTTGAATGCTACCAATGCTCTGGTAACTCAGAATGCTGCCAATATTCAACGTAATCTGGAATTGATTCAGGGTATTCAGGATAACATTAATGGTAACTATACTGCCATTACCGATTTGCTGAATAATGAAATCGCTGCTCGTAAGGCTGAGGATATTCGATTAGAAGCAAAGATTGACCAGAATACTTCTGACTTAAATACAGAGAGAGAGGAAAGAAAGGCCGCAGATAAAGTTCTCCAGGATAACATTGATGCAGAAGAAGCTGCCCGTATTGCTGCCGATACAGCTTTGGGTAAACGTATCGATAAAGAAATTCATGACAGAACCGATGCTGATACTGCCTTAGATAATAAATTCACTAACATTACCGATGACCATGAAGAAAGACTGGTAGCTGAAGAAGGTACTTCTGATGCTTTGCCTGATACCATGGTTACCGATGTTAGTGCTGTAACAAGAACCGGTACCCAACTTTCTTTCAAGGTAAAGACTTCAACCAAGGATAATGCAAATAACCAATATGGTGAAGAAGTAGAAGCTACCAAGAACTTACTCCCGGTAACTCAAACTCTTGCAGGAGTTATGTCTGCCGCAGACAAGGTTAAGTTAGATGGGTTAGACCCCAATTCTCTGACGGATATCTCTGCAGCTTCAGATGCTAATAAGGTAACGGTAACGGTAACTAAGGATAACGGTTTGAATGCTGATACTACCGAAACTTTCGATTTGCCTCAGGTATCGGCTACTAAGGCTGGTACGATGACTGCTAAGGATAAGGTTGAGTTAGATAGAATCTCTACGGCTAACTTTGCTCTTGGTGCAGTAACTCCCAATGAAACTACTGTTGGCATAGCTGCTACTAAGACCGTAGTTGAAGATGGTACAGTAGAACAGAATCCTATTACATTGCCTGCCTCTACTGCAGAGAAAGCTGGTGTACAAACTGCAGCAGATAAGAAGCTGTTTGATTCTATACCAGATAATATTATTATCTTATCTGGTGATAAACCAGTTGAGGTAGGTCAACAAAGCAGTCATGTTACTTTAACTCATAATTTCTCTTCTAAAAAAGAAGAGGGTATTTATACTCATGAGCCTGAAGATTATAAGACTACTTATATCCCAGCAGCTACTACAGAGAAAGCTGGTGTAATGACCGCCCAAGATAAAGTTAATCTGGATGAGACATTACCCAATGCTATTGCTCAAGAGGTTCAGGACCGTAAAGATGCTATCGAAGCTTTGGACGGTAAATCAGAAGCCGCTCTTGCTCAAGAAGTAGCTGATAGAAAAGCTGCAGATACTGCTTTAGATACCAAGTTTACTAAAGCTGTAAACGATGAAGCAACTGCTCGTACTTCTGCTGATACTGCATTGGGTGCAAGGATTGATAAAGAGATTGCTGATAGAACTGAGGCAGACACTGCCCTTGATAATAAACTGCAGAATAACATTAACACTCTAGAAGCTAAGCATGATGCCTTTGTAGCAACTAAGGGTAAGGCTGATGGCTTTGCTCCATTGGATGGGAATGGGTTAGTACCTGCTAACCATTTGCCTTCATATGTAGATGATGTACTTGAAGTATATGCTACCTATGATGTAAGCCCCACTGGAGGTCTTACTAATGTTCAATTGTATACGGATGCAGGTCACCAAACTCCCGTAGTTGGAGAATCTGGTAAGATTTATATAAATGTTGCCGATGGTGAACCTCCATACCAATTCCGTTGGTCAGGTACTAAATTCGTAGACAATAATACTTCGTCTCTTATCATTGGGGAAATCGCAGGTACTGCTTTCGAAGGTAGTAGAGGTAAGCATCTTGAGGATGTGGTATCTAGCATGCCTAAAAATTTAATTAGTAAGGTTTCAATAGCTAACAAAAATAAGCGTAATATTATTATCTTATGTAACTATTCTGCTACGGATGGTCAAGGGCATTACATTGATAAACCCGATGGGATGGTAATCCCTCTAACTCCAGCCACTACTCAAGAAGCTGGTCTGATGGATGCCGATAGTGTAATAAAGCTTAATCAAACCTTACCAGATGCTATTGAAGCTGAACAAGAGGCCCGTATTGCAAAAGATAAGGCTCATGATACCTTTAATAGTTCTCTTCCAGGAATTATTCTTACTGGATTCACTCTTACCCATAATTCAACTAATGTAAGAGCTACTCTTAATAATAAAACTAAGAGTGCAGATGGTAAGACTTATGAAGGTGCTACAGATTTAATTAGAGATATACTTGCAGCAACTAAGACTACTGCAGGTGTAATGACTGCAGCAGATAAGACTAACTTGGATAATACCGTACAGGGGTTGGCAAATGAGATTACCAATAGAACTAATGCCATCAATGCTCTTCGTACAGAATTGAAAACTTACGTTGACGATTTGATTGCCGATACTGGTTCAGATGTAACTGCCTTAGAAACTAAGGTAAATAATCACATTGCCAATAAATCTAATCCTCATACAGTTACTAAAACTCAGGTTGGATTGGGTAATGTTAATAATACTTCTGATGCTGATAAGCCAGTATCTACTGCTCAGGCTGCTGCTATTGCCGATGCTAAGGCTGCAGGTACTGCTGCTCAAACTTCTATCAATAGCCATGCAGGTAGAAAGGATAATCCTCATACAGTAACTAGAGCTCAATTGGGATTGGCAACTACTGACCAGGTAGTATTTGCTAAGACTACTGCTCCTTCCGGTTTCTGGAAAGAGTCTTCAGATATTCGACTCAAAGATAACATTAAAGATTTGAATCATACTCTGGACCAAATTTGCCAGATACCTACTAAGTCCTTTACTATGCTTGGTAAGGAGGATGAGGGAACTATTGCTCAGAACCTCGAAGGCTTAGGGTTTGGTAAATATGTGGAAGAAGTTCCAGTAGAGAAATCTACGGTACCTAATCCAGAGGAATTCGAAACCTTGGAAATCAACGGAGAAGAATACGTACTCGTAAAACAAGTTAAATATCACAAGATGTCAACCTTGGCAATCGAGGGTGTTAAACTTCTCTATGATGAAATCAAGGCTTTGAAGGCAGAGATTCAGGAACTTAAAAACAAATAAATCTTATGGGAGAGATAGCAACCTGGAGTGCTGTCAAAAGTAAAGTAGGCCTTGGTAAGGATGGCAATGACTGTCCTACCAAGGCTGAATTGTTAGCACTCTCCCCTACAGGAACAGGGGAAAATTATGTGGGGTTGGAACTATCCAATGCCGGTTCCTATGGAAATAATGAATGTGTCAAACTCGAAGATATTCATAAGGTAACCTATAAGTATACTTTTACTACTAGATACAGTAGTATAAGCTTCGATGCTTTGGGTAACCCAAGCTCTTCTAATCAGGGGTTTAGTTTTATTTCTACAAAACAGAAATATTGGGATGGGGTAGCTAATGGGTCTGAAATTACGGTAGATTATGTTATTAGTAATAAACCCGCATGGATAACTAATCATTCTTCAGCAGTACCTCCTTGGACTGCTTCAGAGAATTTGGGATTAACCCCTCGGTCGGATTCCAATACTCTTGTTACACAGTATGAATCGGGTAAAACTCTTAAATTAACCTTCACTCAAGCAGCGGCCTCTCAATCTTGGAGTTATGGTTGGAGTGTATCACCTACCTCTATGTCATTTGGGGCTACAGGAGGTACTAAAACCTTTACCGTTACTTCTTACAAGCAAGAATTGAGAAATGGGCATAATTATGGTAACCAAATTGCTTTAACTTATACTAGAGCCAACTCTGGTAGTGTATCTGGAAGTGGTACTTCTGTAACTATGGGTAATAATACTTCTACCAGTACACGAAGTGGTACGGTAACCTTAACCCAAGCTGAAACAGGGAAGAAGTTAACCGTATCTTGTTCTCAGTCGGCAGGTTATAAAAGCTACAGTGAGATTACAGCAAGTGGAGGTGCAGTAACAGATATCCCTGCAAGTGGAGGTACTAGAAGTTCATTCTCTACTATGCCCTCATATTCTCAAACTTGGGGATGGAATGGTTCTACAACGGGAGGAGGTACGATTACAAGTGGTGCTAGCATTAGTTATGGTACTGCAGTTAGTGCAGGTTCTTTGGGAACTACGGTTAAATCTAGAACCCAGGTAGGAACCCTTACTGGTACCTTATCACTAAATGGTAAAACCAAATCTGTAAGTGTACCAGTATACCAGGCAGCAAACGAATTTACTGGGTATACTTATGGCTCTTGGAGTGTAAGCTTAACTGCAAGTTCTTATACCATCGGTAATACTGGAGGTAGTGTAACTTTGTACCCAAGTGCTAGTAGACCAAGATATGCGAATTATACTTCGGGTTCAAATACAAGGGATGGCTCTGATAGTGCTACTCCAAGTTTAAGTACCAATGGTACCTCAGGATTTAGTATATCAGGTACTACACTTAGTGCTTCTGAGAATACCAGTACAAGTAGTAGGTCTATTAGAGTCTTTGCTAACTATGATGGGGCTTCTGATTATGTAGATATTACTCAGGGTGGTGCTAGTGTAAGTTATAATTACTACTTTTATTGGAATGGTGCTGGTGCAAGTGAATCCATTCACCATGCTGCTTCAGGGGATACTTTATCTAAGACTTTTATATCCTATAAGAAAAAAGTAATTAATGGTTCCGAAACTTCAGATACTTATGATGTAGGTGTAAATTTGTCTGGTACTCCCTCTTGGTCTTCCGTTACAGTTAGTGGTAAGACTGTATCAAGTAAAGCTTCAGAGAACACTGCTGAATCATCAAGGTCTGCTACAGTAACAGTAACTCAATCAGAATCTGGTAAGAAGATAACACTTAATATTAACCAGAATGCTGCTACTATAACCTATGATTATGTATTTAGTATATCATAGGTTATATACAAGAAAGATCGTCGGTCTGGTTATCCAATCTTTGACCAAGCAAGAGTTTTAAAAGTTGGCGAAAGTAAACCAATGGCCTCAAATGGTAAAGAAGGTTTTGTTAACAGTATCGAATTAGTGATACAAGATTCAATATCTCAAATTACCATTTATTTACCAACTAATGTAAATGAAGGTATTTATAATGGTACCTATTATACGACTAATCTCGATAATATCATTAATGAGGTATCAATGCAGAAACAGAATGCTTTAAATATTTTAAATAACAAAGCCAAATTTGAGGCCGTTGTTTCTGAATGCGATAATATTCTTGGTTTAATTAATAATCGTTCAGAATCACCTCGTAATCCTGCTCCAGATTTCGAAGAATTTAAGTTATCCATGAATGAGAGGTTAACTAACCAAGAAACCCTTTTATTAAGGATTGCTCAAGAATTGGGATTAGATAAACCTAAACAATAATAAGAATTATGCCAAGTAAGTCGGTTAATATTACACTATCGACTCCAATTGGTCCTCTAGAAATATACGTAGATAAACGAGAACAAGCTCGTGCAGAAAGGTTGATTGCTAAAACTCCAAGTATCTTAACTAAGGGTTATGTGAAAGGTACAGAAAAGTTTGGTAATCAACTTCTTCGTATAGTAAGACGAAGTTTGAATACTGGTGTACCTCCAAGAGGTTCCGGAGTATCTTGGCCACCACATGCTCCTGGTACCATAAAGAAATATGGAGACCATACCATGCTAAATCTTACTGGACAATATGCCAGGTCAGTTACCTTAGTAAAAGGTAAGAAAAGAACTTTCGTTGGTTTACCAATTGGAATCAAGAAGATTACTTATACTGGTAAGACTTCAAGAAAAACTTTGAATCAGATAGCTATCATGTTAGAGTATGGTAGTAGAGATGGTAATTTACCACCTCGTCCTCTCTGGGCTCCTGCATTTAAGGCTGCTGGTAGAGAAGTTGCCTTACAAAAGGAAATACGTAATGAAGTTAGAAAAGAAATAAGGAGGATTATATAATGGCAGTAGATTTTGAAATATCTTCACTATCAGGAACTGGTACTGCTACCATTCGTGTAAAACCGAAAGCAGTAAATACAGAACAGACCTTAAAAGAGCAGGTCCTCAAGGTAGTAGTTCAGGGTGTAGAAAGGGAAGTAACCCTGGTACAAAAGGCCGCTCCTAAAATAGTAGAGACCTGGGGAACTTATTTTAGTATCACTCCGGAAACTACTTCCCATACTTTCGATGGTACTAAAAAGGGTGAGACTCTAGAAATAGGGGTATATAGTTACCAACAGAAGTTTATAAATAATGAGCCTCAAGATGAATACCGTGCTGTAGATTGGAAAGTTGAAAGCTCCTCAGATTGGTTAGAGGTAACCCAAGAAATTGGAGAAGCTAATGCCGCAGGTAAGCTTACTATCAAAACTAAATCTACTAATCAAGATCACAACCCAAGTAACTATGACCCATTAGAAAGAACTACTACGGTTAAGATTATCTCACAGCAAGAACCTAACCCAGAGATAGTTTTAAATATAACTCAATCTCCAGGTATTAGAACTACTAAGTATGGCTTTGAACCAACTCCGAATATACCATTCCCAAACCTTGGTCAAAATACTAGTACTGCTCAGATTAGTAATGTAAAGGGTTATCAGTATTACCTTATCAACGGTACTCAAGTTGCTAAATTTGTAAAACAATTTAAGATAACCGATATAAGTAAGACAATAGAGGGTCAATTCCATGGAGGTATTGGTTCTGAACCAATACCCTTTAAAGTATGGCTTACCGATTACCCTTCAAATATTGCTACTCAATGGGTTAGTGAATTAAATTGTGTTGGTCATTTACAAACCATAATGAGTGGTTTTGGAGGTATTCAGGTAACTTATAATGGGTATATCAATGACAATGGCAATCAGAGTGTTCAATTAGATATTAGATTAGGACTTTAATGGTAAACTCAGAAGAAATAGTAGAAAGAACTTTTTATATCTCTCTACTTAGTACAATGTTAGAAAGGGGTCTTACCTTAAACCCAGAAGACTTCTTACCTTTGTCTCAAGAAAACGAAAAAAGATTTCAAGAGGCAATTAAAGGTATGAAGAAGTTTATACCACTTTTTGGTATAGGGAATAATCAAGTAAAAGGCCCAAAGACTCTCCCAAGAATAACCATAGAACTACAGGGTTATTATGCTGGAGATATCGGTGTGAATAAATACATCATTGGTGATAAACTTGAGGATGGTAATTACCAAGCTTCAGAGTTTCCTTATGAAACTAAGGATATTACCATAGATGTACATCTGGTTTCTCAAACACAAGCAGATATGAGATTGCTACATACAATCTTATATACTGGCTTACCTGCTAGAGGATACGTGAGACCATACTTCAATGACTTAGAGGAATGGGAAAAGGGCAGGCTTGCTCCTACCGGAAACCTATTCATTGAGATTGGTAATTATTATGACCATCCAGATGTAGAGCATGGTATACTTGAGAAGGTATACACCTATGTATGTAAGGATGGTATTCTTCCAGAAAAAGCTTTGGGAGAAGGTACTCTTACACCTATCAAGGATATATCGGTTCTTATTGGATTGTTAGAACAAAACGAAAATGAGATGCTAGAGTTAAAAGTACCTAAGGTATAGGTACAATACTCTAGGGTATAAATTAAACGAGTAATTAACTTTAATCACAATAGAATTATGCCAACTTCACCTCATGTTGATTTTAAGTTTAAGAACAACAATGTTCTTCAAACTACTCCCATGTTAGGAGTTTCTTGTGTATTGGCTAGAACTACTAAAGGTCCATACGATGACCCTTCAGAAATCATCTCTACATTCTCTCAGTTCCAAAGAATCTATGGTTCTGAAATTGTACCCGATGGTTCTGTATCAAATATCGAAAAGGCTTTGCAAGGTGGTTCTAAGCTTCGTGTTATTCGAGTACTTGGCAAAGGAGCTACTCAAGGTACAGTAACTGCTTCTCAGGCTGCGGCAAGAAAAGCTAAAGATTCAGAAGATGGGATTTCAGTTGCTTCTGCTGTACCCGACTCGGCTAAACCCTCTGCTCTGATTACTTTCAAATCAGGTAGTACTACCTATAGTTTTGGATTAGTAACCAAGGGATATGGAGATCCTATTGGTAGTGCTAATACTTTCCAGGTTGGTTTTTATAAACAAGCTAATACCTTGTATTATAAAATCTATTCGGCTAATGGGCAAGTACTTGAACAGGGTCCAGTAATAACCTACAAAACTGCCGATGATAACAATAATACTTCGGTAGATTACCTTGCTCTTAGTGCATTTGCTAAGAACTCGGAATATATTAAGCCGGTAATTACTGCAGGTTCCTCTTTTGAAAACCTAATTAAGTGGCTTACCGATGATATTGATGGTACTAAGAATGCTATCACTATTACCGTGGGAGATGCTGCACCCTCCGAAACAGAGAAACTGTTTAATGGTACTATCGGTAGTGCAGGTTCCACTCCAACTGCCGAAGAATGGATTACTTCCTTGGATTTGGTAAAAGATTACACCGACTTCTACCAATTGTTTATTTCACATATCTCTCAACACCTTACTACCGATTCAGATGTACTCAAGGTATATAAGGCTGCTGCAGATATGGCAAAGGAATTGATGGAATGGGTACTGTATATCGAAGTTCCCAAACACTTAACCCATTATACTCAAGGTACTCAGGCAAGAGAAACCCAATATACTCAAGGTACTCAGGCAAGAGATTACAAAGCTCAGGTAACTTGGGTACAGACTTGCCTTGGTACTGTAGGTAACTCCAAGTACATTGCCTATTTTGGTGGTGGCCTTAAGTACTACAACGAAAACGGTAATCTTCAGGATTCCGATGTAGTGGGTACTATTGTTGGTTTGGGAGATGCCTCTGCTACTCAATATGGTCCTTGGAAATCCTTTGCTGGTATGAACCGAGGGGTTATTGGAGATGCAGTTGGTCCAGTATGCCCCAACTATGGTTCTCCTTCTCGATATAACGAACTGAACACTCTTGCTCAGAATTATATCAATGAGATGGTAATCAAAGATACTCCAGATGCAGGTAAGCAAACCATGCTATGGCATTGCTTCTCTTCTCAAGTGAAACAGGATTCTGAAAGGTTCCTTTCAATTGTAAGATTGAATCTCTATCTGAAGAAGTTCCTTCGCCCGGTACTCAACAAGTATATCGAAGAACCAAACGTTTGGAGTACTTGGAAGAGAATCTGGTTGGAGGTTAAACCTACCTTGGATTCTTTGGTAGACGAAGATGCTATGACCGAGTATACCTGGATGGGTGACCAAGATGCAACTTCTTGGGATGACCTTTCGGTTAATAACGAAGCAGATGCTCGTCAGGGTAAGTACCGTGCTATCCTTAAGTATAAGGATGTAGTTCCTATGCAAGAGGTAACTATGGAGATTGTAATCGATGCAGCTTCTAAGGCAGTATCAATCGTAGAAACAAGTAATAACTTATAAACTCATAACACAATGGGAGCAAAAGTAAAAAACCCACGGAAGAAATTCTTGTGGAGCATCATGTTCCCCAAACACCCTATCAATACCTATCTATTCCAAAGTTGTACTTTGCCAGATATTGAAATTGACCAGGTTGCTCATGGGGACGTCAATAGAGACGTTAAAACTGCAGGTAGGGTTACTATAGGTAATCTTATTGTAGAGAAACTTATGACTACTGCAGGTTCAGACACATGGCTTCATGATTGGCTTTATGCTTGCCAAGACCACATAGTTGGTGGAGGTTTGGTACCAAGCCAATATTGGGAAACGGCTATTGTAAATGAACTTGCCGAAGATGGAGTCTCGGTTCTTAATACCCACGTCTTCGAAGAGGTATGGCCATGTAAGATTACCGGCTTAGACTTGGACAGAATGGCTTCAGAGAATACCATTGAGTCCATAGAGTTCTCAGTTGGTACTGCAGATAAATACTAATTTCTTAGTCTATTTTCACTAAGATTCGGTGGAGGGGTGGGATTCCTGTGATAGGAGCTCACCCCTTTCTTGTTGTTATACGGAGTACTATGAACATTTGTAAACATTAAATATATCAAATTATGGAATTTAGAACATTTAGATTTACCGGACCTTCTGGTTTCGAATATGAAATCAGAGAACAGAATGGTGCTGATGAAGATATCCTCAGTAACCTTTCAGACATGAAGACTTTGATGAACCTTACCAAGTTCATTGCAGCAATTGTAATTAGAACTACTGCTACCCCTAATGGGAAATTAACCGTAGATGATGCCCTTAACTTACCAGTCAATGACCGTTATGCTATTATCTTCAATTCTCGTATCTTCTCTTTGGGAGAGGAAGTAGAATTCGAATATGATTGGGGCAAAGAGAATGGTGGTAAGATTACTTATGGCCAAGACCTTCATGAGTTCCTTTTCGATTACGGTACTACTCCAACTGTAGAGGATTTAAATCAGAAGCCAGATGCTATCCCTTATTATCCAGAGGGAGTTAGATTGGTAGACCATGAATACACTCTTTCATCTGGCAAGAGAATTAAATTCGATTGTATGACAGGTAAGGGAGAACAAGAGTTCATGAAGTTGCCTTTGGATAAACAAACTAAGAATGCTCCTCTTCTTTGCCGTAATCTTCACTTAGAGGTTGATGGTAGTTGGGAGAAGGTAGAAAACTTTACTCCGTTTACTGCAAAGGATATGGCTGAGATGAGAAAGCATATCTTATCTATGGACCCTATCTTCAAAGGTGAATCCCATATCACTAATCCAACCACCGGAGAAGAAAGAACTTATCCTATAGTTTGGGCACCGAATTTTTTCTACCTGACGGAAGAGTAATGTTAGAGAGTGATTTTGTTTATATCACCAGAGCCGAGATAGCCTTAGACTATTTCGGCTTTTTACGTCTTCCGTACCGAATAAGGAAAATATTCAAGGAAATAGCCGAGCAATATTATAAACAATTAAAGAAAAGAAAGTAAATTATGAATACCAGTAGGAGTATAGTAGAGGTCGGTGTTGCCATGGTTTTAAAAGACCGATTCTCTCAAGAGGCTGGCAAGATATCTGGGTCATTCAGAACAATGATGAATGATATGAATACCTGGAATAGAGGTATACAGATGTCAGCTTCCAATACAATGGACTTCGGAATGCAGCTCGTAGGGGGAATGGCAAGGGCCTATAAATACTCTGCGGGTGTTCAGAATGAAGTTTGGACTGCTTCGAAAATTGCTGGTGCTACCATTGCAGAACAAAGAGAAATGTTACAATTGGCAAAAGATGTCAATGAGATAACTCCTCTTACTGCTTCGGATGTTGCATCAGGACAAAGATACCTGGCTATGGCGGGTAATAAATTCGATGCTATTAAAGAAATGATTGGGCCAGCATCCAAGCTGGCTTCAATCTTTACAATGCCAGTGGGACAGAAAGGTGGTGTAGCTGACTTGATGACCAATATCATGTCAATGTACCAAATCCCAATGGGAGAAGCCGCTAGAGTAACCGATGATTTATATACTGCAGTTACTAATGCAAATATATCTTTAACAGACTTAGCCCAGTCCATATCTTATGCAGGAGCAGATATGGCAACTGCTGGAGTAGACCTTCGGCAAACGGCTGCTGCTATTGGTGTATTGGGGGATATGGGTATACAAGGTTCTATGGCAGGTACCTCACTGGCTAATATGATTCGTTACTTACAACTATCCCTTGTTAATCAAAAAAAGAAAGGCTATAACGCTTTAGCAGACTTGGGCTTAAGTCCTGATGAGTTTTTCGATGCTCAGGGTAACCTTATAGATCTTTACACTATCTATCAGAAATTTGCCAAGGCGGCAGTAGACTTACCTTCACGAATCGAAACACCAACCTTCTTCAATATATTCGGAGTTCGAGGTAATCGTGGTATGCTTCCAGTACTTCGAGATATTGCTTCTGGTAGAGATAAGATGGGTAAGATACTTGCTACCTATGACCAAAACAGGGGAGCAGTAAACCGACTTAATGAAGAACGTCTTAAAACCGATGCAGGTGTAATTGACCAATTCGAATCAAGTATAGAGAACTTAACAGTTACCGCAGGTGCAGCTTTGGGTAGAATCTTTACCCCAGTACTAAATGTGGGTAACTCTATAATCAAAGTAATTAATTCTATTTCAGAAACTTGGGTTGGAGGTTTTGGTCTTAGGGTAGGAGCTACTGCAGTAGTAGTAGGTACTATTGTTGCAGGATTTAATACTGTAAGAGGTATTATTAGGTCTGTTGGGTATTTACAAACTATTGCTACTGCTTCTACTGAAGGTATGTCTGCTGCAGCAATAAAAACTAATACTCAGTTTGCCATTATGGAAGCACACCTGGTAAGTATGGTTAACCTTATGAGAACCCTGGTTCAACTCCAAATGATGTCAAGCGGTATTGGTATGAATTCTGCTGGTAGATTTTATAACACTAAAACCGGAAGATATGTTAAGACACCAAATCCTGGAGTACCATTAGCAACTACTATGGCGGGTAATTTAGCTGGCGGGGCTTTAGCTGGTGCAGGAGCTCAAGTAGGTAGTCAAGTAGTTAAGCAAGGTGCTATAAAAGGGCTAGCTTCAGTAGGTGGTAGACTCTTGGGATTACTCGGTGGACCCTGGGGATTAGCAATTACTGTAGGTTTACCTTTACTAATAGAAGTAGGTAGTAAACTTATTGATTCAGTAGATAGGAATACTAATGCCCAAGATAAAGAAGACCCATCTGCAATCAGAGCTCAGAATGAAGAAAGGTTCTTGAATGCAATGAGAGCAGCTATTAGAGATGGGTTAAAAGACGGTAAGATTAATATCAGTGTAGATGGTGAGATATTGGGGGATTACTCTTTGGGTTCTCAGCAAGATTATACTGGTGTAGCATTAGGATTATAAAATTAAAACACTATGGCTAGAGTATTAAATAAAGCAGCAGGTAAGGTCGTTGAAAAATATAATGACCTTACAAGGGATACCGCAGGAGTTCTTACGGGTCCCTTAAATAAACTATGGAGAGCTCGGATATTACTCAATCGAACTATTTCTACTCTTCCAAAGGATGATGCTCAAAAGGGTAAACTCTATGACCCAAATGGAGTAATTGGAGAAGCTCAAATATCATCTAAGAATCCAACCCTAAACAAACAGCTCCAGGCTAAATGGAGAATGGAATTACAATTTCCAAGATTAGAAGAAGGTGAAGGAGTAGACCCAGCAAAAGGGAATAAGAATACCACTAATTACAGAAACTTTGAGGCTAAAGCTGATATCATATATCAGAATGAGGTAAGGATATATAATATGACTGTTAACCCTACTCAGTATATTACCTTACAGAATAGACCTCCAGAGTTGGACTTCAGGGGAGAAACCACATGGGCAACTATCAAATCCATGGGAAGGAATACTCCTATGTATCACTTTACTGGTGCTGAGGACATCATTCAATTCAATGTATCTTGGTACTGTAATGACCCAGAGAATCCAGAGGAGGTAATTAATAAGTGTAGGTTATTAGAGGCCTGGACTAAAGCTAACGGTTATCAATCGGCTCCGCCTATTGTTAAGATAGAATGGGGGGATTCGGGTATATTTGATAATCACTATTACATCCTTACTTCAGCAACCTATACTCTGAAGAACTTTCAGAATGGTTATAGGATAAGGGTACCTGGAAAGCCAGCTACCTTTGGTAATGGTAGGTTATTACCTGCAGCAGCAACTCAAGAATTGATTTTCAAGAGAGTAAGTGCATATAATCTATCCTATGGAGATTTTATAAATTCGGATTCACTTAAAAAGACGGGAGGTATTAAATATGATTGATATTAACCAATATCTGACGGGAGCTAGCCCTTATAATAATGCCTATGCTCTAAATTACGGAGATGGAGATTACTCTTTAGAAACTCCAGTAGTTTCTGTACCTTCATCCTCAAATGATATTCAACATACCATTAAGGATGGAGAGACTTTACAGAATATAGCCTATAAATACTATGGGGATTCAGGTAAATGGTATCTTATTGCAGAAGCTAATGGTATACTAAACCCTTTTAAAGAGGTAGAAAGTGGAACACTTATAAGAATCCCCGCTTATGGCAGCTAAACAAAAATCCATATTATATAACGGAATGGGCCAACCATACTTGGCTCTATTCGATTTTAGAGGTATGCCGATAATGAATCCCATTACTGGTATACCTCTTGGAGCTTATATTAGTACCTGGAATTATAGGTATGATGAAGAAAAAGAAAATCTTGCTACAATTACATTTGATACTGGAGATCCCGATACTGTGGACATAGAGGCTTTACAAGAAGGTAATGTGATATGCTTACAGTGGGGATACATATACCCAGACGGTCAATTTGTATCGGGTCCAATTAAAACTATCAAGGTCAGGGATTTTGAGGCAAAGTTTGATTCTACTGGTACCCATGTAACTATCAAGTGTATAGACTCTATTGGTGATTTAAGATATCAGCCACCATATAATTTCTCTGAAGCTTCAGAGAATAGTTTATCTTCCTATTTAGATGGTGGTTGTGATAATGGTGTAGGTGTAATCATAGAAATCTTTCAGTAATGGAACAACGAATAATAAGTAATAAAGTATATGAGTCACTACAGGTACCTACAGAGAATACTCGTACTACTACTGGAAAGGTGCTTTATGCTAATAGGTACAGTGGAGTAGCAGAAGTGGCTATGCCAGAAGATTTGAAGGCCCTAATCAATAGTGACTTCGGATTAGTTGGCAAGAATATCTTAGTTCAATTAGAACAAAAGATGAGAGGTTATACTAATGGCCCTTGGTATATAGATTCAAGAGATAATGTTATTTATATACATAATAGGAAATTTCATGAAGAACCAGTAACTGTTTATACTTATCAGGGAGAGAATGGGGAAGTACTTAGTGTTCAATTTTCTACTCAAAAAGTAACTAAGAGAGTTAAGGCTACACTATCTCCCACTATTAATCCAGAGAGTAAAGATTTAGAAGTATTAAGTACTGGGATTGATGATACTGAAAAATTACCCGAGATAGTAGCTAATGAGAATAATGGGGTCTATTATAATAATTGGAAAACCTCAATAGGTAAATATGGAGCAGAGAATAATCCCCAAGATATACTTGCTATCGAGCAGATGAGGTTAAATCATATCCTAAAGACTAACCCTAACTTATTTGAAGCTAGGAGACAATTAGATGACAAATGGAATCAAGATGTAGCAGAGTATTCTGCTTCTAATCCCGCCGAAGCTTATAGACAAGGTAAGGAAAAATTCCTTAATGAACTTAGTACAGATCAGGTAAGAAGTATCATAAATAAAACCATTCAAAGAGAAGAATTTCCGGCTGATAGGCGTGCAGCTTTAAATGCTGCCCTTAAGAATGTAGTTAATGGTGAAACATTAGATGAAGATATATACAATATCCTCAAGAATGAAAGATACCTTTTCGAGGGTAAAGAACAAATGGAATACATGGTCATAGAAGACCTGGACCCAAGAGACTTTGACCCAGAGCATACTCCCAAGTGTGGAGCTACTGCTTGGGGATTAGATGATGAAGAAAGTGTTTATCGAGGTATATCGGCTTTAAAGAAAGGCCCTTATACTATGGTGATCGATGACACCCCGGTTATCAAATATAAAAACCCATTAAATAAGAATTTGGGTATTTATAGCGTTACAGTGAAAGTTCAACATTGGAAAAAAGCTAATGTTGAGATACCCCTGTACAAACTTTACCATAATCTATTCAGTAGATATGGGGGGATAGATAAGTGGGCTTGGGCAGCTAATGCTAATGCTAATGGTGGTTTAAAGCATACAGAGAGTAAACTGGTTTGTCAGATGCAAGTTGTTGGAAGACCCTTACTAGCCTCTTCTCAGGTATTAATATTAGAGAATGTTGGTAAACGATGGTCTGGTCCTTGGTATATAAAACAATGTACCCACTCTATGGATGCAGGCCAGGGATATGTAACTAATTTAGAGTTAGTAAAGAATTCGAGTAGGGCTGGTTCTACTACTTCTAAGACTGGACTGTCTACTCAAACGGTTGTAGCTAATGATGCTAAAGCTAATGCTGTAACCTCTAAGGGTAAAGATAAGAAAGCTTTAAGTAATATCAATGAATTAGATTTGAGTTGGACTTACAATGAGGTGGCCTATTTCATTGAATCTGGTATTATGGATAAGGAAGGAAACGTATTGGATGTTAAACGTAGGGATGAGATGGCTCGAAAGAAGGCTTACTATACTGAAGTATTAGCTAAGACTCCAATCGAGAAAGCAGAAGGTATAGCTGTAAGCTCTGGTAGTTTAACTACTTCTTCAGGTAAGGTAATACCCGGAAAGATAACCATCAAAGATATTCAAGTACCCGATGATTATTGGGTTAAATTCGATTATATGGAAATAGCCATAAAGAGATTCAAAGAATATATCAAGAATAAGGAAGTGAGGTAATTATGGGCTATGAAACTGCAAAGATAATAACAGAAGAAGGATTAGAGGGTCTTGGAAGATACTACTCTATATACCGAGGTATAGTTGTTGATAATAATGATACCGAAAAGAAGATGAATAGGGTAAAAGTATGTATACCAGAAGTAATGGGAGGTACCTTTGCTTGGGCTTTACCGAAAGGCCAACATGGTTCAATAAGTAGTGGGTTTAAGTTCTTAGCCCCTAAGGTAGGAGATATAGTATTCATTACTTTTGAATTTGGTGACCCTACTAAACCATTATGGGAATACCATGGTTGGGGTATGAATCAAGTACCTCAACCATTAGACGGTCCAAATAAAATGGGGATAGTTACTCCTGAAGGTAACCTCATTATAATAGACGATGATAATGGGAAACTAAATCTCTACTTTAATGGGGACGTATCGGTTTATTCTGAATCTAACGTAATGGTATCAGCTAATAAAGATATCAATATATCCTCAGGTGATACCATTATATTAAATACTGGAGAAAATCATGGGTTAATCAATATTGCCCAACTAACCGAAAAACTAAATCAAACTATTCAAGAACTAGAACAACTTCGTAGTATGTTCAACTCTCATGTACACTCAGGTGTAACTACTGGGCCAGGTTCTTCTGGCCCAACTTTAACTCAAATAACTAAACCTTTCTCACAATTCGTTGTAGACGATTATGAGGATAAAACCTGCATACACTAATGGAAAAGAATTACTTTACAGACTTAGTTGGTATAGGTGTAACTTATCCTATCCAACTTACAACTAATGAAAATGGGGAAAGAGGTTGGTACCCAGTAAACGGGGATTTTAAACTTATCAGGGATAATATAAGTTCTATATTGTATTATATGATAGGTCAGAGATTTCGACAGGAAAACTTTGGTAGTAAACTATGGCAATGTATTGAGGAACCAAACTCACAAGCCCTAAGTTTTATAATTAAAGAGTTTTTAAAACAAGCCATAGGTGCATGGGAACAGAGAATAACCTTCCAAAATATCACAGTTACTAGAGTTGATGCAAAAATACACATAGAAGTAGCTTATGTAATAAATGGAACAAATTCTAGTCAGTACCTCGATATCACCTATGATAGGTCAGATAATTCATTAAATACACAATAATATGGGAATCACAAATAAATGGCTTAATCCATACCAGAGGTCTTATCAACAGATTAAGGCCAAGCTGGTTGAATCCCTTATGGGGCTTAAAGACCCTCAGGGTCAGAAACTCATAACGGATTATTCGGAGGGGAATATCTTAATTATCATCCTCTCATTGTTTGCGGCAATTGCCGAAGTACTTCACTATTATGTAGATAATATGGCAAGGGAAACCTTCCTATCTACTGCAAGAAGGTATGATTCGGTAGTTAAACATGGAGCTCTGGTAGATTATCATGCTCGAGCAGCGATTGCTGCTACAGTAGATGTAATCTTATCCAGAAGTATTACTGGTAATTCCATTGGAGCTAAATTAACCATACCTCAAGGAACTCTATTTACGGATTCCAGTGGTAACTCTTGGTTATCTGCTAGAGATGTAACTTGGTATTCAAATGTAACCACATGTAAAGTACCTATAATTCAACATGAGAAATATACTGCAAGTGCTCTTAATAATATGCTAATACCTACTGGAGACAGGGTAATAGTTCACCTTGGTACATTGCCTAATGGTAAGTACTATGAACAGGGCTCTATGTCTTTACAGATAGGTGGAGAAACTTGGGTATTAGTAGATACCTTTGCAAAATCAAAGCCAACGGATAAACACTTTATGGTTTCAGTAGATGAAGCTCTTAACCCTTACATAATGTTTGGGGATGGAACCTTCGGTAAGAAACCTGCAGCAGGTGCAAAAATAACCAATGTAGTATTCTACTTAACTAATGGTACTCAAGGTAATGTAAAGAGTAATACCATTACTTCTGTACCCTCAATAATCTCTTCTTCAATTACTGATGCTACAGTAAGTAATGCTTATGATGCTGGAGGTGGTTCAAACTATGAGAACTTTATAATGCTTAAGGAACATATACCTTTGAGTGTAAAGACTTTGGGAGTAGCAATTACCAAAGAGGATTTCGAAAGTTTGGCTATGTTGGTTGATGGGGTAAACAAAGCTAAAGCCGATTATGAATGTGGTAGAAAGCTTACAGTATATATCAGTCCTGATGGTGGAGCTATTGCTTCTTCTGAATTAATAAATAGGGTATACAACCTATTATCTCAAAGAGCACCTATGACTACTTGGTTAAAGGTTAAATCTGCAGGCAAGGTTCAGATTATTCTAGAGATGGAAGTTACTGGTAAGAAGTCTTATAAGACTCCAGAGATACAAACTCAAATTCTTACGGCTTTATATAATGCCTATTCTCCGGAGCAAGCTCAAATAGGAGGAAGCGTAAGAGTATCAGATATCTATGCCTTAATAGATAACTTATCAACAGTAGATTACCTTCACCTTACTAAGTTCTATATTAAACCTTGGCCTACTACCATCTATGGTAATAAAGAATTGAACTTGGGTCAGTTTAAATTGAATAAGGCTAAAGGGTCTATGACTTACTATATTACCTTCAATTCATCCACTACTTTTACTGTACGTTCTGTATCAAATGGGTATATGGCTACTGGTACTGTAGGTAATTCTATACAGGTAATAGATAAGGCTAATGGTTTTGACTTCTCTTTGGATATTCAGAACAATAGCTATCAGTCTGGTTACAGATATTCTATTACGGTATCAGAACCTAACCATGACTATGAAGACCCCGGTTTTAATTTACCAGTATTCGAGAATGCTTCACAATTAACATTAACAGTTAACGAAATAGTATAATGATAAACCTCAAAAATCTAATCGACTTTTTACCATTCGAATATAAGGACCAAGATACTTATAAGGTAAATGGTAAAGGCATCTTAGAGAGGTTTCTAGAAATTTGTGGAGAGCATTTTGAAGATTATATTACAAAGGATATTGAGAATATATTGGATATTATCGATATAGATAAAACCCCAGATATGTATCTCAATTTCCTTTGGCAATTTCTTGGAGAAATGCCCTTTGCTTATGGGAACACGATAGATGCACAGAAATGGGCAGAGTACTTTAATGGGTTCTACTCGGATAGTAAACTCCAGGAGTTATCAAAGCTTTGGATAATACCCAAAGAGGGACCTTTTACTTTAACTAGTACTCAGGTAAGAAACATCTTGAGATATTCGGTATCTCTTTTCAAAATAAGGGGTACATCAGAATTTTTCGAGATCATGATGAGGTTATATGGGTTAACCTGTGTAGTAACTGACCCTGCAAAGGCTGATAGTTATGATGGTTGGGTAAAAGGTAATCCGCACTTTGACCAGTATTACCATTATGACGATAAGTATACCTATGATAATACTTTCGATTGTTCTCAATGTATACCGGTAACCTTTAGACTTACCGGTCATGGATATACTTCGAACTCGGCAGCTTTCAGAAAATTTAGAGAAGCCGTAGAGGCTTTCTTTAAAAGATTCATACCCTATCATGTATCTTTCGATATTCAATATGGGTTTACCGTAAATGATGGGTATACAATTAAAGCTGAGTTAGTAAATCCGGACCAACCCAATCTTATTACTTCAGAGGTATATGAAGTACCGGTAAAGGTAACTGTAACTTCAGATTGGATAAATGCTGACCTAAGATATCAGATATCCAGTGATAATATAAATTGGGGTTACACTAAACACGAAAGTGGTTCCATTTTTAATATACCCAGAGCAGGTACTTATTATTTTAGAAGTGTGGGAGACCCTACTAAGGTAACTCAAATCACGGTTAATCAAGAATCTTATAATCGAGTATATTCTATTACTTGTGACCCTATTACTGGAAAGATAACTCCTATTAACCTAAAAGTAATTACAGTAGTAAGGGCAAACGTATCCTATAAGGGTACCGTGAAAACCTGTAATGTACGATTATCCGGTACTGATATAGTGAAAGTCTCTGGCTCAACTTGGGAATTTTCAGAGCCTGGTACCTACATCTTTGAGATTGTAGAGTTCCCAGTAAAGCAAACTTCCTTTGTTGTAACTCGAGAAGAGATTACATATAAGGTAAGATGTACACCTTCTGAATTTAGAGTTGGGGATAAGCAAAGTATCAAGGATGCTACTACCACTCTTACCATCGAATCGAATTACCCAGAATCATTTACTGGTGAACTATATTGTAGGCTAATTGGTGATACTAAGTTGTTTAAGAACGGTGATAAGTTTACTGCTAATAGTTATGGTACTTATAAGTTTAAATGTACACTGGATAAAAGGGAAACCGATGAAGGTGTAGGTATATTCGAAGTAGTATCTGGTAAGACTGCAGTATATAGAATTACTGTTAGCCCACCAACAGTCACATTATTCAATGGCTCTGCAAAAGCTACAGTAAAGATACAACGTATTTCTGGTAATGGAGATGATTACAGAGTAAGGGTAATTGAAACTGGGGAAACCTTTAATGCTCAGAATGGTTATGTATATACTGCAAATAGGGCAGGGACTTATACCTTCCAGTCTGTAGCTTACCCTACTGCTAAGACTACTTTGGTAGTTAATAATTCTCCAGTAGTATATCAGAATAAATTAAAGATAGTACCTTCGGATGCTACAGACAGTCATTGGAAAGAACCCAACTGGGCATTACCAGAAGACCAGATAGATGATACTTATGCAGTATACCAATTACTGGATGAGAAGTCTGCTTGTAAGTTCCATCTTGAGGAAATGAAAAATGGGGTCAATGTAAGTGGTACTGCTACCTGTGATGAGAACGGGGAAACCTATAACCTTGATGAGGAAATTGTTCTTACCAAGGCTGGGACTTATACCTTTGTGGCAGATGATGGTTCTTCATTAAGATGTCAAGTAATACTGGAAGATTATCCTACAATCATCGAGATTTCTTGTACTCCCCCTTATGCAGAATTAAAGGGGAATGTTAAACAAGTATCTACTTTAATCAAGTGTACTTCTAATAAACCTGACTTCGATAGTCGAATAAGGGAAGTTGGTAAAGTAACTACTTATGACGCAGGTGGTGCTGGTTATGAATTTGTAACTGCACAAGCTGGAGAGTATACATTCGAATCAGTGGTAGATACTTCGAAGAGAACTAAGTTCACCGTAGTAGATGCAGACCTTTTAAGTGTTAGTCCTCAAAAGTTAGAATGGGAACATGATGACCTCTCAGAGAAAACATTTACCATTACAACTTACAGTAATCAATCTTGGCAAATAGTAGAACAATGATAAATTCAACAATCGATAGAATAACAGAGACCACAACTCAGTCTTTATTCAAGGCATTCACTGTGGGTATATTGGGAGAGTGTACACAAATCTTGTATGATTTGAGATGGATGATAGTTCTTGCAATAATTCTAATCCTATCAGATTTATGGTTTGGGTTATCGGCAAGTAGGTTACAGAAAATCGAAATTCGAAAATCTAGAGCTGGAAGAAGAACTCTAAACAAAATAGTAGATTATGTCTGTTATGTTCTACTTGGTGCTGTACTTGGTAAAGCTATTGGGGAACCCTATGGGATGAACCCAATAGTGGTATCAATAACGGTTATGGTAATATGCTACTGTTTCGAAGTAGATAGTATATATGGACACATCTGTGAAATACATGGTATTAAGAAACGGTACAGTATATGGAGAATACTCTTTAAATTGTTAACCCTCAAGTTCAAGGATGTAGGTGAAGCATTTAAAGATATGTCAGAACAGAAAAATCAATTTAAAAATACTAAGGACAATGAAGACGTACTTTAAGTATGAAGGTATTATTAAATCAAAGGAAGCAGCAGAAGCAATTGCTGCTCCTTCTGGTTTAGGACCATTCTGTGGATTTGGCTCAGCTACCATAAATGGTAACAAGTTAGTGGTATCTCCTCAGGGAGTTGCTGGAAGTAAGTATGCCAATGTAATCAAGGATAGGATTATGGCAAGGTATATGGCAAAGGCTTCGGAAGATGGAGAATTGCCAGACGTGAACTTTGGATGTATTTCAAGAGATGGGTATGTATTTATATCCGATGAACAAACGATTACTATTGAGAACATCCAAGGTACCCAAGGTTCAACAGAAGAAGTATTACTCTTTGCAGTACATACTACTATTTCTGAACCAGTAGATAATCCAGTAGACTTTGTAGCTTATTGGAATGAATCCTCCGAAAGCTTCTACACCTTGTTTAAAAAGTCTCTGGATATTTATTATCCGATTGCCGAAGAGAATCGTACACCGGATATCATTAATAATGATGTATATTCTAATTACGATATGACCTATAGCAATCTTCTAGAGCTGGTAGAGAGTGCTTGCCCTTATTACTCTAATAATAAAACTTCGGTTGTTCTTATCGGAGTATATGGTAAGGGTACCGATGCAATGACCAAACGAAATGAGAACTTTGCTATCGTACCCTATCAGGGTAAGTTCCAAGAAATCCCTTATACTACTGCTGCCCAGAGTATGATGAAAGAATCAGTGAAAAGAGTAGAACAGATAAATTCAGGCTTTCCAGTAGTAGATGAATCGGGTACTAAGTTAAATATCAAGCAATACATTGATAGTCAAATTGAGGCTATCAGAAAAGAATTCTCTGAATCTCTGAGTACTGCTAACTTACCAATCGGTTCTATTATTCTTTGGGAAACCGATGTAATACCCGATGGTTGGGCAGAATATACTAAGGCAGCTGGTAGAATAGTTATTGGTTACCAAGCTGGAGGTGTTCAAATTGGGGATGAAGTAATGTTACAGAATGTTGGAGATTACTATACACCAACTAAGGGTAATTTCTTAATCTCTATTAAAGGTGATGACCTTCCTAAGCATAGGCATGCTCTTGGTGTATCTAAAGGTAAACAAGATGATGCCAATAACTGGGAGAACGTTCGTCCTCAATCTTTCTTTAATAGGGAGACGGGGTTGAATGGGGATTTCGGTAGAGGAACTCCTACCAAGGGTATTCAAGATGGTGCTATCGTAGTAAGCTGGAACCTATTAGGGGAATCTTTCTTACAAGAAACTTCGGTAGAAACTTTGGATATTGAGAAATTGCCACCGACTATTACATTACGATATATCCAAAAGATATCATCATAAAGTTGTTATTAGTTATTTAGTAGTATTAAAAAACTCATGTGTATCATTTGTATTGTTTAAGAGTAAACATTTGTTTACAATCCGTGTTTTGCGTAGTAAAAATTAATTGGGAGAGGGACGTTGGGAAACGCCCCTTTTCTTTTGTGTTAATACTTAAGTTCTTCTTTAGCTCGGTCTTCCCAATATTGGATATCTTGCCTAAGCTCTGATATATATCTCATAGATTCATTAGTCTTAGGCATTTCGAAAAATTCGATAAGCATTATATTAGTTATTCGAGTACTATTTTCAAGCCTTTCCTTGATAAAAGGGGGAGGAGTAATTAATACCTCAAACAAAAGATAGGCATCTGGAGAAAGCTTATCCTTCATATAAGTATACATCATATCAAGCATTTCTGATTTAGCTTTCTCTTCTTCGGTATCATCCTCTAATTCTTTATCATTATCGAATAAGTCATCGAGTTTAAAGAGGCTTTGATTATACTCTGCCTGTTCTCCGTATGCAGAACGAAGCAATTTATTTTTGAATGTACTAAGTGATGCAAGGATTCTTGCTTTAAGATGTTCTTCAGTACATTCACCATAGTATTTGTTGAAAACAAATAACATCTTATCCCAGAAATAAGATTGGATAATATCCGGTGTAAGATTAAACCGTTTATAATCAATCTGTCTGGTAAGGTTTCTAATTACTGGCTTACAAACTTTATAAAGTCTGTTGAAAGTAGCTTCATCATATTCTTGCATAGGTTTTAATCGATGAAGCTCTGAGCCGTTATTTCCTTTACTTTTTCCCATGTTTTTAAATATTCGTTATGCAAATATAAGTATTTTTTCTTATATAAAATAATAATATTAAATATTCGGGAGCTTAAGGTAGTGGATTAGTAGTTTCTAGATAGATGTCAACATACTTAGAACTATCTCGGTACTATCAAAATCTATTAGTTTATATAATATTGCAATATAGATATGAAGAAATTTAAAGACAACATCAAGTTCAGTTTTTCTCCTGAGTTTCAGTTCGAGATACTCAGGTTTGTTTTAAAAGATAAGGAAGGAGGATTAGTACTCAAAAGGATTAAATCCAATTATCTGGTTCTCATAGAACACTCCCTTATCTTCGAGGGTATATCAAAATATTTTAAGAAGCAAGGCAGAATGCCCTCCGAGAATATCTTAAAGGAAGTATTAAAAGAGTTACTAGAATCTAAAACCTATGTGGATTTGGTAACTAAAGATGATATACCCAATATCAATAAACTAATAAGTAATCTCTATCATATACCACTATCGGATTCTGATTACATAAAAGAAAAGATATATCAGTTCTCTACTTATGTTGAGATGAAGAACTTAAATGATTCTTTCGATTTGGATAACTTCGAACAATATGAAGAATATTCAAGGAAGATTGAAAAGGTACTTCAGAAAAGTAAACCTAAGAAAGAGGATGAACCCTTATATATGATTCGGGATATTACTGAGAGACAGTTTAGAAGACAATCAGAACCTTCAGTTATACCTTGCCCATTTAGGCAGTTGAATGAACTAACTAATGCAGGAGGTTATCCAGAGCATTCCGTTAATGTAATACTCGATAAACCCAAGGCAAAGAAAACCTTCTTTATGGTAAACCTTGCAAGAGGTTATCTCAGAATGAAGAAGTCAGTATTATATATTGATACAGAAAATGGCCAAGAACAAATCATGGACCGTTTCATTCAATCCAGTATTAATAAAACCAAGAAGGAATTATATTCTGGTGAATATGATAAACTTGAGGCAAAGCATTTAAGGAAACTTGCAAGGTTTGGAGTTGAATTAGTAGTTGAGCGTGTACCAGCAATGATTACTAATACCACTTATATAAGGGAAAAGATAATTCAATTTCGTAATCAAGGAATCGATATTAAAGTTCTTATGGTTGACTACGCTGGTAAGCTTGCATCAATAGCGGGTGATAGAGAAGATTTCGAAAGGATATCTAATGTATATGTAGACCTTCAGAATCTGGCAGAGGAATTACATTTAGACATTATATGGACTGCTCATCACATTACTCGTGAAGGTAAAAAGCATAGGCTTACTCGGTATGATGAGAATGATATCTCTGGTTCAATTGCCATTGTTCGTAATGCCCAGGTTATCATGGGTCTTAACTCTACTGAGCAAGAAGAGAAAGATAATATTCTTCGAGCTGAGATAGTAGTACAAAGGGATGGTCTTCCTTCCGGTAGAGCATTATTCAAATGCGATGTCGAAAGGCAAAGATGTACGGAATTTACAAGAGAACAACGTAAACAATATGATGAAGTGTATTCTGGAGTATTAGATTCTATGATGAAGAGTTCTAAAGATAATCCCTCTGCAAATAAAGAAAAGTATGAGAAGAAATCAGGTGATATCTAAAAGAAAGTTAATCTCTAAGGCCAGATTATTATATTTCTAAGAGAAGTAGGTTATATAGATACTACCCTAAAAGAAAAGTATGGATGTTATTAAAAGGTACCCTCAATCGGGGTAGGATATATCATATATTAAGAGATAGTAATAAACATAAAAGGATTCAGGCTTCTAGATTAGTAGCCTTAGCTTGGGTACCTAACCCAGAGAGTAAACCTCATGTATGTCATAAAGATAATAACCCTTGCAATAATATACATACTAATCTTTATTGGGGTACACAGAAAGAAAATATACAACAGTGTATCAGGGATAATAGATTTAGACCTCAAGGTAAAGTACCCATATCTAGAAAGGATATACTTAATCTTAATAATGATTATTTAAACGGTGTTACTATAAAGGAACTAAAACAGAAATACAATATAACCCATATTCATAGATACGTTAAAGAAACTAAAAAGAGATATAGATTAGGACATGATAGGGTACGAGAGTTAATTAGGGATAAAGCCAAGGGTTACTCCAATAAAGAATTGGGAGAAAAGTATAAGCTAAGTAAAGCTAGTATTAGTCACTACTTAAATAGAAGTTTATGAAAATAACAAATCAGTTTAAATCTAGACTAAGGACATACTTTATTAAACGATTGGGAGGTTACGATTACCGGCATGGCTGGATGCGTATACCAACTTGCCCCTATTGTGGGAGAGAACATAAGTTGGGAGTTAACCTTTCTATGTATAGAACCAATTGTTTTAGATGTAATGCCCATCCTTCTCCTGCTCAATTAATAATGGACATAGAAGGATTTACTGAGTACCATGAACTAATTAATTTTTTGAACAATGGCCAATTTGATGAACTGCAATTCAAAGAAGAGAAAATCGAGCTTGCCGAAAGTAAGCCAGTATATCTCCCTGAGGGATTTAGAAATATTTCGCTTGGAGATAGCCAACTTGCAAAAAGCATTCAAGGGTATGTCAAGAAACGCGGCTTTAATCTCGAGAAGTTTTCAAGATACGGTATCGGCTATGGAACAATGGGTACGACATATGGGTACCTTATCATCCCGTTTTATTATCGAGGACAACTTAGGTATTACAATGCTCGAAATGTTATCGGCAAAGGGCCCAGATATAATAATCCAGACAAAGATATCACCGGTTTGGGAAAACAATTTATCATCTTTAATCATGATGCGTTGGAGATGTATCGGTCGGTATTCATTTGCGAAGGGGCACTTAATGCTCTCACAATTGGGGATAGAGCAATTGCCACAATGGGCAAAGCTATATCTGCATTCCAAGTCAATGAGTTACTTAAATCCCAATGCGAAAGATTTATTATATTGTTGGACCCAGACGCAAAAGAATATGCCATCAACTTGGCTCTCAAGCTTGTTGCATATAAAAAAGTCAAGGTGGTGTTTTTACCAGACGGAAAAGACGTAAATGATTTAGGGAGAAGTCAGACACTTAAGTTAGTATATGCTACCAGGTACCAAAGTTATCAAGAATTGATATCAATCAGAAACTCATTGAAATAGGGAGTTTCTATTATATTATAAAATAATATATTTATGCGTGAACCATCTATCCATATAACTAAGTCTCAATTTGAGGAAATATTAAATACCTTAGAGGTAGATAATTTCCCAGTTGAGGCTTTTTTTGTTATTGCTCGAAAGGAGGCAATAAATCATAGAGCAGTCTTAGTTTCTAACAATAAGAATACTAAGAAAGTTTCTAACATTTTACTAGCATCCAAGGGAGATGCTGCCCTTGTTGCTGATATTTTATACGCAACTCGTATAAAGTTAAAGCATAGGGGAGTTCGTAAAATAAATGAGAGTAATTCCCGAGAATGGGCAAATTGTAAAAAGCTTGCAGAAGTATGTAATACCTTTTGTGAAGATTTTAAATTTGATACCCGGGAAGGTTTTATTAAATACATTGAGACTGGGTTAAAGAGAATGACTGATTATCGTAATGTTATGCAAAGGTTATTATCCATGCAGGAGAACATTACTAATCAGGTAGAGGCCGAATTAGAACTCAAGGGGGATAAGGACCCAGGCTTTACCAAAGACATCCATGATGAATTCATAAAAAGAGTTGCTAGTGTTACTGGTATTTATGAATCTTATGAACATCAGCCAGAGAAATATGTTCACTTTCTTAGGATTCATAATCTAATGGATGAAAAGGATTGGAATGTATTTCAATTTTTGGATGCCCAGTTCGAAGCTCTTGCTTGGTGTAATGGATTACCAGAACCAAGTCAGATGTATAATGATAAGGCTATCGAAAGATATAATAAATACTTATATAAAAATAAAGATAAACGAACCTTAGACGAGCCTCAAGTAGAGGGGAGTCTTTGGGATAAAATAAGAAAATGATATGAAAGGTTTACAATTTTTCGGAAACAGAGTAGAGGATGCAGCTAATGCTTTTATAGATGTCCTCAAGTATTCAGACCAATCGGTAACTTATCCAGATTTTAAGGATATCGACCCTTGGCCTGATGAGATAATTAATATGTTCTATGTGATTTGGAAGAATGCCAAGTTCTCAGAACTAAGTGCAATTATTATGTATACCCAACAGTCTTCTAGATTTGAAGAAATATCCGAATTGATGTTGGGTATTGGTTTGGTAGAGATGAGACACCTTGATAAGATATCGGACTTTTTACAAAAGGCAGATCCCTATGAGGATTACTCTACCATGAATATTAATCCTACAATTGAGATTGGTTCTACTTGGGAACAAGCTTTAAAGATTGCTTTGAATTCCGAGATAGAAACTATTGGTCACTACAAGAAAATCCAAAGAGCAATTGCTCAATACGAGGAACGCCCAGATTACGATGACGTGAATTATTTCCTTGAGAAATTGATTGCCGATGAGGAACATCATATCAAACTTCTTAAGGAAGCAATGGGCATGGATAAAGCCACTAAGGGTGTAACGGTAATTATCAAATGAGTAAGATAATTATTCAGAATGGAAATATGTGCGAACTTGACTTACCTCTTAAGTTCGCACAAAAACTTTATAATGAGTTTGCCATTCGACATCCGAATGCTTTCTACTTACGTACAAGGCAAAGAGGTATGCAGAATTGGGACGGTAAGATTCATTACATCACCAAGACTGGGCAATTTAAAATAGGTTTACTTCCCAAAGTATACGATATGTGTATTGAGATGGGGATTAAACCTAAAGTTGTAGATATGAGACAACCTTTACCTAAAGTCAGTAAAGTAGTTACGAATATAGGTAAATATAAATTAAGACCAGAGCAAGAGAAAGCTGTTAAGGCAGTTATCAATAATAAGATAGGGAATACACCTTTTCATATTGGCGTATTAGATTACACTGTTAATGCAGGTAAAACACTTATCATGTCGTCTTTATATTTATCCTATAAGAAGCAGTTAAAGACTTTGCTAATAACTAATGATTCGGATTGGTTAAATCAAGCTAGAGAAGAATTTAAGCAATATCTTCCCGGAGAAGATATCACTTTTGTTCAAGGCAAGGTTTTAAACTGGAGTAATTTCACCATAGGTATGGTTCAGTCTATTTCGAGGAACATGAGATTCTATCAAAAAGAATTATCTCAGATAGACATGGTACTTGTGGATGAGGCTGACCAGGGAGGTAGTAAGCAATATCAGAATGTAATCACTCGGTTATTTAATACCAGAATTCGTATAGGATTATCTGGTACCATTTATATGAGCAAGCTTGCTAAGGATAAAGTTAAGAATATGAACCTTGAATGTTTCTTTGGTAAAGTGATTGCCGAGTTTAAACTTAAGGATTCTATCAAAAAGGGTTACTCAACAAAAACCGTTGTAAAGATGGTACCTGGTAAACCCTGGTATGGTAATTGGGAATCTGATTGTATTTCCTATAAGGAAATATACGATGATTCAATCACCAATTGTTATACAGCTTGGTTAATGGCTTATAATAGATTACTATGGAACCTTAATCAAGGCAGATACCCTGCTCTCGTAGTATGCAAGCATATTGCACATTGTGAAAATCTATATAAGTTCTTTAAAAAGAAACTGGGCGATGCCTATAATATTGCCTATGTGCATGTTAATACTCCTTCTAAGTTAAGACAACAAATAATGAAGGATTTTAGAGAAGGTAAAATAGATATCCTGGTATCAACTACAATCATTGCTCGAGGTAAAAACTTTCCTAAGCTTAAGTACTTACTTAATGCAGCAAGTATGGATTCACAAGAAAAATCCATTCAATTCCTTGGTCGTTTGGTAAGAACCGATGAATCTAAAAATAAGGTATACCTTGATGACCTTCATTATCCTGGGAATTATTTAGATAGGCACGGTAAACATCGGAAGCAATATTATCAGAGACAAGAATTGAAAGTAATACTGTTAGATAAGCTATGGAAGAAACATCCTAACCATAGCCTTATTAAGAGTTAACTAGAAGTACTATGAGTATTTACTTTTTCTCCGTAGGAGGAAAAGAAGATTACAATTAATAAGCATATAGGCATTATGAATAATGATAAACTAATATGTATCAGAGACGAAGATGATACTAAACTAACTACTCTTTTATCAGATGGTTGGAAGATAATCCAAATCTCTGCATCAGGTATTTATTGCTGGGTACTCTTAAGGAAAACCCAATAACACTAAAAAGAAAATTAAAGGCTTTCAGTGATGGAGAAATATATTTTAATTACAGCGGTGGTTATTATGATAATAATACTCGCTTTAGACTTCATATTTTCTAAGGATGGTTATCAATGTCATTCATGCAAGAAACGTTTTCATAAAGAGGATTTGGAAATCAAAGGATGGCATTTCAAAGAATGGGTCTGTCCTAATTGTAAACACCTTAATTATACTTATGATGAGGAAGATTAAAGAATGGTTTAAGTCTCTCGTTGTTGGGGAGGTACCCAACCCTAAACATGTATTCAACTGTAGAGATTTGATATGGATATCAAGCTTGGAAACTTCTCAAAATACTCCCGAATGCTTTACTCATTATTTCTATCTGTACTGGAGTAATGGTATGGTAGTCAAAGTATGTCAAGAGAGTCATGATAGAAATTCATACCAAGAATTATATAAACTCAGGGAACTATTTATTAATAACATGGGTTATTCCTATGTTCCGATAGAAGATAACAGTGAGATATACATTTATTATAAACGTAAAAAGGATATATAATGGCTAAGAAAAAGAAACAACTTCCTGACTTATCGAAGCAAGATATTCTTACTCCCATAGATTTAAGTACTTTGGGAACTAATGGAGACCCTTGCTTTGGTATTGGGTATGATTTATCAACTAAGGAATGTAAGCTATGCGGAGACTCAGAATTATGTGCATTTAAGATGTCACAGAACTTGAACATTACAAGAAAAGAACTTGAACAGAAGAATCAATACAAGGATTTGGATGTACTTGAAGATACCGTTGGTATCAAGAAATACATCCGATGCTTGATTCGGAAAGGCAAAGAGAAAAAAGAAATTATCTCAAAGACAGTTGAGAAATTTGAAGTACCAAGAAAACGTATTAGAGAACTTTATAAAGAGTGTACTAAATAATGAAACCAATAGAGATGATATGGGCTATGTTCAAGGTATACCTTAACAACCCAAACTATTTTGTAAAGCAAGAAGATGTACTTGCTAATTTATGTATGGAGGGTTCTACCGATGTAATCAGGATGTGTAATTCATTGGGAGTACATGTTTCTAGACCCGAGAAATTAACCTTTGGACAACTTTTACGTAAATGTAATATATTATGAACAGATTTAGATTTATCAAAGTAAGGGAGGTAGTATCTCCCAACAGAGCAAACCCAAATGATGCTGGGTTAGATTTCTATGTACCAACTAATTTATACCCTGAGGATATTCATTCTAAAAATGAATTCGACTCCGAAGGTTATGATTTATATGTTCCTTTTGGTGAATCCTTTGTAAGGCATATAGCTTTAAAACCAGGTCATCGTATACTTATCCCATCGGGTATCAAAGGTTTGCTAGAACCTCCTGTATCTATGTTAATGGCAGCAAACAAATCTGGTATAGCTACTAAGAAAGGGTTAATCTTTACTGCCGAGATAGTGGATTCCCCTTATGTTGGAGAGATACATATTGGGATATATAACACTTCTCAAGAAATTCAGGTTATCGAGGCTGGTCAAAAGCTGGTACAATTTATTCATGTACCCATTTATATTACCGAGCCAGAGGAGATTCAGCAAGAGGAGTTTTATACTGAATCACAAATGTGGGGAAGCAGAGGAGATAAAGGATTTGGTTCATCTCAAAACATAAAATAGTGGACATAAGGAATATAAATGAACAAGTGCCTCAGGTAGAAGAAACTGAGGCACGGATACTACAAGAAATGTATGATCTTGGGATAGAACAATTCTCTGGGTATAAATCTATAGAGAAGTTACCAGATTATCCTTTAGATATAAATAACCCAAAGAACCAAGTTATCCTAAAGGATTTTATTGGTAGGGTTATTGAGGAATTAACCGAAGGATTCGAATCTACCGATGAAGTAGTATCTATATATCGTGATTATGGATGGAATAATGATTGCTTAACCTCAGAAGAATACACTCAGGTATTAAATCATCTAGCAAATGCAAATGAGGAACAAGCAGATGCCTTGGGATTCTTCTTTACTTTGCTTTTGTATTCTAATATATTGCCAGAAGATATTCTGAAATACCAAGATGCAAAGAGTTTATTTGAGGTAATGGCAATCGGAGTCAAAGACCTACTCATCAAGTACCCAGATCATCGAAGTGTAAGGAAATATCCTATATTAAGTTCAACCGATTGGGCAAGAGAGGATAGAGCAGAGTATGATAAGATAGTTTCTTATACCCCAGGTTTTCATGAAATGAGCGAGATATCTCATGAAAACGAGAAGCTATATTTATGGGAAGTAATATATGAACTCAATAAAGCAAGGAACTTCCTTAAATGTAGACCCTGGAAACAAACTCAAGTAATGACCAAAGAAATAGATTTTCAGGAATCATTAGTAAAAGCTTTCTATCTCTATATGGGATTCTTAGCCATGAATGGGTTTACTCCTTGCGGATTATTTAGTTTATTCTTTAAAAAACAACGTCTCAATTTATGGAGACAAAATACTAATTATTAGTAACCAATTAAAAATCAGCCAATTATATGTCGGGTTGGAATAAGAAATTAGAGGGGCTTCAACTTAATACGGAGGAGTCCCTCCATTCGTTAGAATTTGCTACTTCACAGGAAGCATGGGAAAAACTCAATGAGGGATTCCTAAGATTAGACCCAATCCTATTTGGGAAAGGAGCTATGGCTAATAGTGGGGTAGCAGTAGTGTATAATGTATTTATAAAAATACGAAAAGCATGGGTAGACCCAGAATTTGATTATGGGCGGTGTTTCAATTATAAAGAAACTAAGTGGACTAGCTTATTGAATAACTACATAGATTTTAATAAGCTTGACTTGTTGCGTAGTAAACTGAGAGTACTGAGAAATAAGTACAATCAGAATTACAATATAACTTATATGTTCAATAATCATCATGATAATGGTAAACAATGTCTAATAGCTGCGACTTTTTCAAAACGATTCGGGGAAGACATCCCAGTTATTACAATGGTAGTTCGGGCTTCGGAGATTACCAAGAGGTTAATATTCGATTTCCTATTAATTCAACGAATGTCAGAGTACGTATATGGGCCGGACCAGTCAGTACAAATCAACCTATTTGCGACTCAAATGTACGGAAATGTGGAGACACTTCTAATGTATCATACCCATAAACCTTTGAAGAAGGTACTTAAAGGAGCAGAGGAGAATTCATGGAATAAGAGGATAAAAGAGATATGGAAAAAATTCCAAAAGGGCACAGAGAAGGAATTCTCTTCATTCAAGGTATTCTTTAGAAGTTTTAAAGTGCTTCGACCAGATTTATATGAGGAAACATATAAATCAATGAAAGCAAAAGAATTACTTCTTGAATACGAGGATATAGAATATCCTGAGAATGTAATCTCTTACTCTCAACGTAAAGCCTATAAAAAGAAACTTTTAAAACAAAAGAACAATGGAAGCTAAGGAATTTTTAAATCAGAAGCGGATAGGATTAGTAAACAAATTTTATTACCAAGTTTTAGAGATTAAAAAGAACGGTGCAGAACCAGATATACCCTTGTTAATGAAAGAGGTAGAGGATTTTGATAATTTTGTATTTCGCTACTGGCATATGACCTGGGTTAATTCTACAATGTCATACAGTTAAATATTTATATAATATGAGGATATATTCTAACAGTTTTGAGTTAATGTCCGAAATGGGCAGAGAACTCAACAGTTATGGTCAAACTGTAAAACCAAAGACCTATCAAAATAAAGTGATTGAAGGTAATGAGGATTTTATTACAAAAGAACTCATTTGCCAACAATATTGTTTAACTTCACTTGGAGACCCAGTATGGTTATTCATATTCTCTCATTCAAAGGAATGGGCAGATGCTGAGTTCCAAGAAAGGATTGATACCTCTGATATAATTAATCCAGGTAAAGCTTGGGAATTAAGAAAAGATTTATGGGAACAGTTCTTGGTAAATGGTAAATTTGATTATACCTATAATGAGAGAATCATCCATGTTATTAAACCATTGATAAGATTACTGAATGACGATAATGACACTCGTAAAGCAGTATTACCAATATTCAATGGTGATATGGACGGATTAGATACCGATTGGTATGATGGTAGTAGACGTATACCCTGCTCTATGTATTATGACTTCCTTATCCGTCAGAATGGTAAAGGAGAAAAGGTATTACACATTTGCTATCACCAAAGAAGTTCGGACTTTGTTACTCACTTTGGTAATGATGTATACCTTGCATGGAGACTAATGGAATATGTAGCTAAAGAGGTTGGAGTAAAACCAGGTTATCTATATCATACTATCGATTCTCTTCATGCTTATAAGAAAGATTGGACATCATTAGCATCTAATCTGGAAGACTTACAAGAGAAATACTAATAATGAGGGATGTATCTACTACTGGTGGGTATGTCCCTTTTTCTATTTTAAAATATGGAGACACGGTATACAATAATAAAAAACAAGAGAGAGCTTAAGAAACTTATTGCTTGTTGTAAAGCTACAGGTTATGCTTGCTGTGACTACGAAACAAATGCAGAACCAATATATAATAAGGGTTTTAAGCCAACTATACTCTCAGTATCCTGGATGCCAGGGTTTGGTGCTTCCATTCCTTTAGACCATTTCGAAACAAAAGATTATACTTCACCGGGTTGGAATTGGAAAAAGATGCTAAAGAAATTTGGGGAAGAGGTAATCGAGAATTATGACATTGTAAAGGTTGCATGGAACTGGAAGTTTGATGACCAGATAAACCAAAAGTATAAAATATTCTATAGGGGTACTTGTTTAGATGGTATGCTTGCAAAATATGTTCTTAATGAGGAAAAACCCCATGACCTAAAATCAATGGTAAGAAGGTATTTGCCTGAGCATGGTAATTATGAGAAACAAGATGCTTTTGATAAAATACCTTGGGATAAAAAAGAATTAGACCCACTTTGCCATTATGGGTGTCAAGATACAGATTATACTCTTAGGTTAATGATATTCTTTGAGAAGAAGTTGGTGGATTTAGGTATGTATTCGGTATTCCGTAATTTATTCATGTGTAATTCACGAGTACTAACATCGGTAGAAAAGGAGGGTTTATATCTAGATACTGAGTTCAATAAAAAGCTTTTGGAAGAATATAAACCAAAAATAGATGCTGCTAGAGACGCAATATACGCTTTGCCAAGAGTAAAGAAATTCGAAAAGAAGTATAACCAAGAAAAGATTGATAAATATATTCAGTCTATTGAAGACGAACTTGAAGAGTTAGATTATAATGACCCAAAAGATAAACGGAAGATTGCATCAAGGGAACAGAAAATCTCAAATATCAAAGCAGGTATATTCACAACTAAAAAGGAACAAGAATTAATAAGGCCCATTAATTTGGGTAGCCCAGTTGATTTACCTGCATTGATGTATTCAGAAGATGGCTTTCATTTTGATGTGATTAAGGATAATGAATCTGGTAAACCAAGTACTGATGAAGAAACTCTTACTAACCTTAGGTTAACGATTAAAAAGCCAGATTCACCAAAGGCAATATTCCTTGATAAGCTTCTTGAATTACGAGGGTTAGAGAAAATGTATAAGACCTATATTTATGGATGGTGGGAAAAGGTACAAGATGATTCTAGATTACACGGTAGGTATAATATACATGGTACAGACTCTAATCGGTTTAGTTCTGCAGACCCAAATATGCAGCAGATACCAAAGACATCGGTAGACCCCAATATCAAGAAACAATTAGTTGCTCCTCCGGGATATTTATATATGGCATTTGACTACTCACAGGCAGAGTTAAGAATGATGGCTCATCTATCGGGTGATGAAACATATCTTGATGCTTTTGCAAAGGGGGCTGACCCTCACTTGGGTATAGCAGCAGCAAAATATGGAGTATCAATTGAGGAAGCCTCTAAAATATACGAAGATGAAAATCATCCTGACCATAAATTATGGAAGACTAGAAGAAAACAAGCTAAGCAAATTGCATTCGGTTTGATTTATGGTATTGGAGAAGCTTTACTTGCAGTAAAATTATCCGACCCAAAAGCTGGTATTATAGTTACTAAAGAAGAAGCCCATAAAGAAATGGCGGAGTTCTTTGAGAAACACCCAAAGATACTTAAGTTCAAAGAGAAGCAAGAGAAATTTCTTCGTAAGCATGGGTATTATACCCAGTTATTTGGTACTAAGAGAAGATTACCCCAGATATACTCAAACGACAAACAAGAAGTTGCTTATGCTATTCGTTTGGGACTTAATTTCCCATGTCAAGGTGCTGCAGCAAATATGACCAACTTCGGAGCTATTCTTGTTTATTGGTTAATGCGACAAGGTAAATTACCAATGATGAAAGAAGCTTGTACGGTACATGATGCAGTATATATGTATTCTAAACCAGAAGATATAAATACATGGACTGTATATACCATTTGGAATATCCTACGTAACCCAAGTACTAAGAAGTATTTCGGTTTTCAAGTAGATGACGTAACTCTATCAATGGATTTTACAATAGGCCGGTCTATGGCAGAAGAATTACCATTTATGCCCGGATATGATTATACTAGAATGTTAAAACCAGACTTTTCGGTAGAAGAGTACATGGAGGAATATCATAAGTTTAAGACTCGTAAAATTGGTAATTTTAGTGCAGCTTCACCAGAAGTATTTATGGAACTATATAAAAAGGAAATCCATAAATATCAACGAGAATATGAAAAATCGAGAAAAGGGTAATATACCCGGGTTTAGTAATTATTACATATCCCGTACTGGAAAATTATACTCGAAATTTACTGGTAGTTGGAAATTAGTAAAACCTGCTATGAAAGATAATGGTTATTTATCTAACTCTTTAGTAGGAGATGGTGGTAAACGGAAGAACTTTTATAGACACAGGTTAGTTGCTTCTATTTACATCCCTAACCCAAACAATTATCCTCAAGTATGTCATAAAAATAACAATCCAGAGGATAATCGGGTAGGTAATTTATATTGGGGTACAGCTAAGATGAATATGGGTCAGTGTATAGAAGATAAAAGATTCTATTTTGTTGGTAAAGAACGAGAACGTAAAGTAAATGTAGAATTATTAATTTCTAGGTATATAGAGGGTATACCAAGAAAAGATATACTAGAAGAATTCGGTATATCAACTGGAGTATTATATAAAATATTACGGTATAATAACATAAAACTAAGGAAATGAAGAAGATTTTAAACGGGCCCACGGTATGGAGGGCTAAATGCCCAGTATGTGATTGCGAATTTGAATATGATACCAGTGAAACTTTTGGGGTTTATAAAAAATCTGGAGATTATTTTAGGATAGTACAATGTCCTAATTGTAAAACTAATATAAAGCATTCAGATTCAGTATTTACCATTACAGGAGTGAAAAGAGAAGATACTATGTCTACATAAATAATATAAATTTATGGAATTATGGCAACACAGAAAGAGATTGATAATGCAAGTAAGTTAACTGCCCTTACTTATATGGTTGCAGGTTGCTTAGGTTATTCTATCGAAAATTTACTTAAGTATTTAGATGTGGTTAATCTAAGGTTGAGTGGACAAGAAAAAATGTTACTTAACCGATTAAAGACTCAGTTATCTCAAGTACAAACTAATCTTACTACTTTAGAGGGATTGGCTTTTAAAGTAATGGCTACGGATGAGGATGGTAAACTTGCTTATGAAGATGCCACCCATATTTATTGGGCTGCATTTTTAGCATTACTCGATAGAGGTGGTACTGATAACTTATGCGACTTAAGATTAATGGCTTTGGTAGATAAGATAAGCATCTATAAATCTCTTCTTAATTTGCCCGGTATGAAACTCTCTTATCAAATGGCTTTTGCTCAAGTAACTAAAGCAATAAGCAAAGGGGAATTTAGTAAAGAAGACTTTAAAAACCTATTAGAAGTTTATGAAGACGGAACTGAAAAAACTAAATGTTAAATTTGAAGGTAAACTTATTGAGATTGATATTCAAAAAGAATTATCTATTAATGAGAATATCATCAATTCTCAGCTACGAGAATCTCCTTCTAGTTATTATATTCTTTGTTCTCTTAGAGATAAGTATATAAAGGAAAGAGATTTACTAGCAAGGGAAAAGGATGAAGCCTATTCCAATGCTTGGGTATATTATAAGGATGCCAATGAAAGGTGGAATAACGAATATGTTTCTCATAAGGCAAATCTTAACAAGAAGTATTCTTCCATTTATGAGAGATACTTAAAAGCTGTAGAAAAAGCAAATAAGTTCATAGCTATATGTAAAGCTTATGAGTCACGTGAGGGGATATTAAGAACTATTAATGCGAATCTAAGAAAGGGTTAACCCATTGAACTATAAATAATTACTAACTTTTAAAAACAGTATTAGAATATGAATTATTCAATGACATTTATCTCACCTCTTGTAGCTGAGAAATTTAATCAAGAATTACCCGGATGCCCAACAGAAAACCGGGTACTTATTTTATCCCCAAAGGAGGTAAATCAAACTAAATCTGGTTTGATTATCCCTGAACAAGTAAAAGAGGGAGTTCCTCGTAAAGGGGTTGTAGTAAAGAGTGGGGAAATTACCGAAGAATACAAAACCTACCGAGAATTGGTTGCTGTAGGTAGAATAGTTACCTATGGTTTGTATGCAGGTAAAGAACTTGAATTCGAAACGGACAAACTATCTCCTGCTCTCAAACAACTTTTAGAGAAAAACGTTCTTACCGTATTGAGTATGAACGAAGTAGTTTACTCAGAACCGAATAATTAAAACTAATAATTATGATAAAAGACAAGAAGAAAAAGAAAGTTTCATCAGAGGGACTTTCTACAAAAGAAAAGATGCTAGCTAGAAAGAAACAGCTAGAATCTAAGGGAAACGGAAGTGGATTGGTATATCCAAAAGAAGGAACCCTGAGAATGAGAATTAAATCTCCAGGTGATGACCAAGAATTGGGTATCGAAATTATTCAATTCTACCTGGGTGGCAATTTGGGAGGAGTTATATCTCCGGCTACTTTTGATGAACCTTGCCCATTCATGGAGAAATATCAAGAATTGAAAAACTCCAAGGATGAAGATGACAAGGAACTTGCCAAGAACCTGGTACCAAGAAGAAGATATGTTATCGGTGGTATCATTTACTCAGATGAAAAGGGTAGTAAGGTAGATTACGAAGGCAAAGATAAGGGAGTTTTAGTTCCTCGCTCAGTATACCAGGATATCATTGACCTTTACCTTGATGAAGATGAGGCAGGTGATATGACAGACCCAAAAACTGGATACGATATCAAGGTAATTCGTTCCGGGTCTGGTAAACTAGATACCACTTATTCTGCCCGTGCTTGCAAACCAACTAAGTTGGACAAGAAATATCAAGGTACAATTGACCTTGAGGGGATAGTTCGTTCTCAAATCAAATCCTATGATGAGTTGGAAGATTTACTTTCACAGTATCTAAATGAAGACCATGGGGATGACGATGATGACGATAAGTCAAAGAAGAAAAAGAAAAAGGGAGTTCACAAAGACCATTACAGGGAAGATGATGAACCTAAGAAAAAGAAAAGAAAATACAAATCGGATATTTAAGGGTTAGTAATATGGTTTCATTCGAAGGTGGTAATTAGATTCGTTCTGTTATCACCTTCTTTAGTTTAAAGACATTACATTATGGCAAAGAAATCTAAGGTTGGTTTAAAAGTACCAACAGCAAATGAGATGGCAAAGAAATATGGAAGTATGATTAAATTAGCTTCAGAAGTTACTGATACCGATTTATATATACCATCTACTTTCTTTGCTCTGAACTACTTATTTGGTAAGGGTATTCCTTATGGTAAAATCGTTGAGATTGCTGGAGAGGAATCCTCTGGTAAATCTTTAGTGGCTTATAACTTTGCTTATGCTACTCAACAACTCGGAGGTCATGTGATATGGGTAGATGCTGAACAATCCTGGATGAATTCATGGGCTGAAATCAATGGAGTAGACCCTGCAAGAGTAACCATTGTTAATGATACCCGTATTGAATATATTGCAGACGTAGTAGCAGACTTAGCAATATATTTACGTTCTCAATTAACTCACAATGAACCGATACTCTTAGTAATTGATTCTATTGCAGCTACAGACTGTACAGATAATATCGATGCTAAGATGGTTGATGGTAAAGCAGAAATGGGAGGTAGAGCAAAGGCTCTTTACAAATACTTCCGTATCAGAAGTGAGTTATTCTACAAGCTGGGAGTATCTCAGATTTATATTAACCAATTAAGAACTGCTTTAAATGTCGGATTTGGAAAAGATAACACAACAACTACAGGAGGTGCAGCACTTAAGTTCTACGCTTCAATCAGAGCTGCTTTCTATTCAGGAAGGTCTGTTACCATTAAACAAAATGGGAAAGAAAGGAAAGCTGGGAAACTTGTCACTATCAGACTTATTAAAAATAAAGTTGCTCCTCCTCGACCTACAATCAGCAAATGCCCTGTATATTTCAATCCTAAATTCCACGAAGTCGGGTTTGACAGATGCTATGCTTTAGAGGATGTATTGGTAGATACCGATGTAATCGAAAAAACTACTGGTGGGTATAAATTGAAAGGTAAA